GTTTTAGAGTGCCTTTTGCGCGTTTCAGACGCAATGTGGCGCTATGAAAGCCTTATTCTACCGGCACTGAAGGAAAACCGACACGTGCTCGAAGCCGGAGCAGACATTGACTGGGATGCTCTACGATTGCGCGGCGTCCCTCTGGATATTTTGGATCATCTTCGCTCAAAAATGCCGGTAGCAGCGCTTACCCTTGATGTTGGCGACGCTTTTGATGCGGCGACGTATACAAAATTGAAAGAAGCTGTCTACCGTTCAGGCTTGTTGGAAGATATTGACGATCCTAGCGAGCGTGATATTGAAAATATTGACGTAAGGACGCTTGAAGTTCCGCATAGACTGGAATTTGTTGAGCCAGACGTAGACGGTGGTGTCAGTTTTCCTATTGTTCGCTGCCCTGCTTGCGGCGAAACAGGTAGCTTGCTGAATGATTTCAGCTATCTACGCGCAGGTTTCGACGGTATTGAAGCCGGTGACCCTGACGATCTCGACTGCTACGAGTGCCCTAACGGACATAAGCTGGAGTACAGACATCTCGACTCAACACCTACGTATCCGTGCGAAAATTGTGGTAAGCTAATTTCACACGATGACATAGAAACCGGGTCACACCGCTGCGAAGTGCCGTCTAATCAACAATAGTGCTGTGATAATCAAGTCAGACTCTAAGCTGAAACTGCAACGTGGCGGTCAACGTGGACGCTGCGGACTTCTTGATCTGATTGAGCGCCTTGAAGGAACTGAACTAGACATCGTAGAAGTCGGATCATGGATCGGAGAGTCTGCCAACTTGTTTGCGTCATGTGATCGTGTTCGTTCTGTTACTTGCGTTGATTCTTGGAGCAACAAGGACGATGCAGAGATGCTATTTGACCTAAATATTCACCCAAAAATGCGCAAAGTTAAGGCAAAGTCTACGGATGCCGCCGCAACGTTTGCCGCACAGTCATTTGATCTTGTTTACATCGATGCCAGCCATAAGTATGAAAATATTGTTGCTGACATCCAAGCGTGGAGTAGCAAAACTCGGCGCTACATCGGCGGTCACGACTACAACTACAATAAAAGCGGGGTAATCCGTGCTGTGTTTGAAGCTTTCGCTCGCCCGCACTACGTGTTTATGGATGGTTCTTGGCTAGTCGACCTAAAGATCGACCTCTCGCAGCCAAAATACGCCGTAGCCTCCAACATGGCCGTAGTTATGCTGTGATTTTACAAGAAGCCAACCTAGCGGATTTTATCATCGATCTCCATGATCAGTATGGAACAGCGTGGCCGCGCCCGCAGGGTCAGCTTGTACACTTCAAAGTGATCCACAACAACACCACGTACTTGAAAGCAAAGGCTGAAATCGAAGCATTGCTGGAGCTTCACGGACTATCGGCTCGAAAGCTCTCTGTGGTTCCCGGCCCAGAGGTTAAAGGCAAAGTGAACCGTACTGTTCAGTTCAGTGCCGATACCGACTTGCTGACTTAGTCTTTGTGCGAGAAAACAACCTCGACCTTATCAACGATCATACGCAGTTGACGTGCCTTTAGCCGTGCCTGCACTGAGGCAGCTGCCCGCGTGTCAGCTTCGCCGTTAGCCAGCGCAGCCCGTCCGTCTTCCGGCAGTAGCACCCAAAACCATTTCCAATCCTCTCCGAACGTATAGGGCCGGTACTGGAGCTTGACGCGCTGCTTGCTGAAAGGTGAAGCGCCATCTTCGCAGAGCACGCTCGTGATCGATTCCGTTGTTAGGTTTGATGACTCACAGTGCGGGCACAGAAACAGTTTACCTTCCACCTTAGAACCGCATGGGGCGGTGCCGCCGGTGCCGGGATAGGGTGTTGGTGAGCCACAGCCGGGTGCGTAGGCTGCAAGCATGGCGTTCCACTTGGCGCGTGACGGAAGCGGCGCGTAAACCAGCTTGCCGCCAAGCTCATGAACTACCTGTGCGTGCGGATCGTTAGGATAGCGCAAATCAGTCGGATAGCGCGGGTCTTTGCGCTTGGGGCGACCAAAAGCACCGGGCTTAAATTCAGGACGTTCAGTTGACTCTTTTAAGTTCATAGCGTCAATCTCTTCCAACGTCAGCGGTTCAAAGTCATCCCGGTTCCACGGGCCGTAGCGTGAAGCGTGCTCGTTGAACGCCAACTCGTCGGCCTTGAACCTGAAACTTTCATATTCACTAGGATCGACAGTTACGATTTCATCTTCACGTATACAGTCATCGTCATCCTGACCACCGCAGTACCAAATGGTGTCTAAGCACCGCCAGTACTTTGGAACAACCTCGCCGGTATGCAGCCTGACCGTCGGAAGTGGCCGGTAATGCGTTAGGAAAGTATTTGGATCGTCATCACTGCTTTCTTCTAGTCTGCCTAGTTCAGCGTGAAGCAGGTTTAAGGCAGCTTTGCGTTGAGTCAGCGCGTTCTCCCAGCGAGCTTTTGCTTTAGTCGTGCTGTTGTCTGTCAAAAATAGGTGGTTGTCGTTCACGTTATCCGCGTAGGGCATCCAGATTATCCGGCTATACCCTCCGTCAGACAAGTACCACTCCGGGTTACCGCCGGGTTCGTTGAGCCAGTCTTCAACCGTTTTCGGGTAATGGTGGTATTGCGTGACGGCCTGCTCTATCGGTACACCAGTGACGGCCACGTCCAGATCGAGCATGACTCGCTGAAGTGGCGTCAATATCGCCATGAGGCGCTGGTGGCGCGTTTCCATCATTCAATAGGCCACGGCGTTGACCGGAACATGGGAAGCTGGTTTGTGTGAATCTCTGACTCCAGCGTCTTCATGTAGTAGCGATTCGTTTTTGACTCCGAACCTACGCGCACGTACAGCTTTACCTCGCCGGGCTTGGCACTAGCCAGCCGGTACAGGTACTTGCCGTCTGTCTCAAGGACAGCGTTGTGTGATGCGCAGCCTGCTGAGATCAGCAAGGTCAGCGCTACAGCGGCGGTAAGAATAGTCTTCATTTCTTTTTCGGGACGCAGTTTGGCACCGTGCGCCCGCCTTTCTTTTTGGTGCCGACAGCCTCGTAACCTTTCCAGCAGGCTTTCTTCAACGATTCATTGGCAGATTTTCCGTGAACGACCTCGCGTGAACGAAGTGACGAAGACTTGGGATAGACAAGTTCGTTACCGCAGTGTTTACAGACGACCTTTTTGCTCTTGGGGTCGAATGAGCCTTCCGTCGGCTTGCGGCACGTGGTGCAGTAGTGGCCGCCCAGTTCATGCAGCAAAGAGCGGGCACTTGGCACCGATTCCATTGACGGCGGAAAAGTGATGTTGAAGCGCCCCAAGTGCTTGTTAGGCTTTGGTGCAGGCTTGACCGGAGCTTCATCTTCTTCTGCTGGAATCTCGTCAATCACTTCATCTTCGTGACCGGGGCGGGCTTTTACGGTGAACGGCGGCAGCGGGCCGCTGGACTGACGCCACGGGTCTTCCGGGCCGCCCGGACGGGGCGCGTCGGGATCGACACCGTACTCAAGAAGGTTGCTTACAATTTGGGCTGCTTTCTTATTCATTATGTTCTAACTACGTAGGTACTTATTCTGTGACTGGACGTATACTTGCAAACCGCATCCTTGAGAGCGCCGACGATGATTTTGACCCGTTGGGCGAAATCGATCGTTTGGCCAAAACGCGCTATCCAGACATTGAATTAGAACAGGAAGGTCAGCACTGGAACGTCTACAGAAAGGTACCCGGAACACCTGCTCCTGCCGGTAAGCCAAACGAGATAACATTTGGTACGCAAAGTTACCAAACGTTCATTGGTGAAATTTACACGACAGATGCTGCGGATGCTCCGTCCGAAGAGGCGCGTAAAAACTGGCAGGATTACCCGTGGGTGGCTGTTGCCGGATTCCGCGACAGTGAATCCAAGGCGTGCAAGTCGTTTGACGAAGCCCTTGAGTTCATCCTAGCGATCCACGTCGCTAAAACAGGTCGTCCGGTGCGCGAGTCGGAGGACTTGGATGATCCAAGTGCTTTTCTGGAAGATTACGAACCTTCCATCGAAGTGACGAACGAAGCACCCGGCACAGCGTACGATAAGCGGAAATTCCGTGTTGTGCTCCATTGGAAAGATAGCTACGCCGAAGGCAAACCTAAGCCTCTTGTCGATTTTTACGACATCACGAAATTCGATGAAGGTCAGTTTGTATCCAGCTACTACGCGTCCACACTTATGGAACGGCCTACGGACGGCGGGCCTTGGTGGTCACCGGGCGGCCTTGATCTGTATGGCGGTATTGACGTTTGGAAAGTTGCGGACAACGCAATGGATCAAGTTCGGGCCTTTATCCGCCGCGAGCTTGAAAGCAAGCGTAAGCTGAAGCTGACGCCCGATAAGTATTTAGGTTACAATTACGAGAGTTTGGATGTTGATTCACCGGATGCAACTCTGGGTAGTTTTTTGAACAGCTTTCGGGGTCAAATCCGCATCGATTTCCGCGCTATAAACCCTAATCAGTCTAATGTAATCACTACCGTTAATGACGCGGCTGCGCTGTGGGTAGCTCTGACGCCTTATCAGCAGGCCGACGCTTTTCGACATGCGATGCTGTACAAGCGCAAGCGCGAGCAAACCAGCATGATGCCGCTCAATACGTACCGGTTTCCGCTGAACATTAAAAGTCCAGCAGTCTTCAGCGCCTTACGCACAAACGGCATAGCAGCGACCACTCTTGTACAAGCAAGCCAGCTGGAAGCTCCAATCTATCTTTACGTCGATGTCTCTAAATTTGAAGACTCTTTTCCTTACGTGAACGAGTCCGAAGATGTTGACGATGTCACTGCCTACATTCATCCCGAAGATGACAGCAAACAGCCCAAGTACGAGCGCTTGGAAGGTGAACTGCGCCGGATGCTCACGCCGTTTTACAGTAGCGTTTCAGTCCATCGCGAACCGTTCATGGCTCTAAAAGGGGCGTACCATTGGACACTTCAATGCCAGCGCGACGAAAGCCTACGCTTGCCGCGTTTGACTGGTATGCAGAATGGTCGCTACGGTTTTATTGACTGGCGTAAGCAACTTGTTGACTACGTTGAACAGTGGCTAGAGGACAAAGGATTTGTTCAGATGGGTAGCGTGAAGATCATCGGGGTTCTGCGTAAGAATCCAACGATTGAGTTCAATACGTTCAAGTCGGCACTAGCGATGGGAGAGAGCCTTGACGATCCAGATAGCGTGATCTCGCAGGTGGTGGCTCAAACCGACTGGGATAAAGACGTCTGCGAAGCGCTCTGGAAGTGGCACCCAACCGGCGTACGTTACGATGCGATCGACATCAGCGGCAAGGGTGGCTTAGTCACAGCGACCCTCTATTTTCCGTACGATAAGGACGACTTTGCCCGGCGATTCAAAGCGTTCGTTATCCAATGGCTGGAAGAAAACGGGGTGATGAAAGTCACGTCTTCCAAACTTTGGGTAGGTGAAGCAGCAGACAAGACGTACCCGCGTTGGTACGTTAACCTTTCCGTAAATCTGAAGAATTTTCCAGATGATAAGCCTGAGTATACATGAGCCTATTGCTGTTTTCTACCACGTGTATCTTGTAAACAACTGGAAAGAAATAGTCTCTGAACAGTTCCGTTTAATGCAAGAGAGCGGTCTGTATGACGAAGCTTCGACAGTAGTCTGCGGGGTTCAGGCAAAAGACGCCTCTGCTTTAGTGGAATTCGGCCAGATGTTTAGCGGCTACGATAAATTGCGTATACACTCTGGTAGAGGCAACAAGTTCGAGTACCCTACGCTAAAGCTGCTTCACGACTACTGCTTACTACATGACGCTCGTGTTCTATATTTCCACTCAAAAGGTGTAGTGTCTGAGACAGGTTTAACACGTCCTAGTGCTGCTGGCGTCAAAGGCTGGCGCGATCTGATGAATTTTGCCTGCCTTACCGATTATCAAACGTGCCTGCGCCGGTTAAGTGCTGCCAACTGCTGCGGCATAAATTTCAACGGTCAGTTCTTTTCCGGTAACTTCTGGTGGGCTAGTGCAAGCTACATCCGAACCATTCAAGCGCCCGAACGGCCCGATACGGTTACCCGCAGCTACTATGAAACTTGGATTTCGACCGGCACTGGGTTCAAGCCCGCAGCGCTTTACAAAAAGGTACGGTGCAACTACGACGCCTGTAATGCCGTAATCAGGAATAAAGCTATCTGGTTACAAGTCCCCGGCGGGTTGCAGGCAGAAGAGCCGTAGAGCGTTCTGCTCGCTTCACAGGCTTTACCGGATCAAGCCCAAACCAGCGATCAGGATCAGCCGGTTCACTAAGGTCACCTAGAGCACACTCTAGCGCACGCGGTAAAGCCTCCCAGCACGGAACGTGCTTATACAAAGCGATACCACCTTCTGAATCTACAGCTTCATAAAGGCTAAGGCGTTTTGTGCTGAAATTACCGATCACCTTAGTCATCAAGCGCTCAAACTTCAGCAGGTAATCGTCATCAGTCAGAGAGTAGTGTTTGCTTACTCCGTCAAGCATCTCCTTAAAACCTAGAATTATCTTGGATTTTCTAGGTTTACTCACCGGGTAACCGAACCTTATTCTAAGTGACAGGTTGTTCCACGAATCCGATAGTGTGGCAGAAATACCCATGTGGCTGATGTTCCGCACACCAATGCGGGCAGGGCAGCCGCCGCCAAATAGAGGCACGTTGTTGATCCATGCGCTGTTATTCCAACGGTGCTCGCCCGGAAACTGTTTGAACCCCATGCGTTTCAACATGCCTTCGACATCCATGACACGTGGGATAACCACCGACGGTGAGTCGATGTCATCGTACCGAGAAGCGGTGTTGACGTTGTTCACTGCAAAGCTAGACCACGCAGGTCAGGTGATTTTTCCACGCCTGCGGGATGCTGTAGATGAAGTGGAAAGCACGCTGAGTCGCAAAACAGTGCATCAGCGTCAAAACAGTATCCGGCCACAGCTGGTTTGGAATTGTTTCCACGTGGTCGACGAACTGCCACATCGTCAACTTTGACTCTGAACTGAGGCTGTAAGAGCAGTGAAGGAAAGGATTATCTTTTACACTGTCGATGGAGATGATAGCACGCACACCATCTTCAAAATCAAACACGTTCTCGCGCTGTTCTCCGGGACGAAGCGTATCAAACTGACTGGTAGCGTCGTATACACGATCAATCGCGTGCTGTACGCGTTCACGCATTGCGCTTAGACTTTCTGGATTGTAAGGGAGCATTTTTGGAGTCCTATGATGAATACGTGCAACGCCTTGTACTGATCCAGAGTCAGACGTTCCAGCGGGTTGCCCGGTGATAGTTTTATACTGTAGCAGCCCTTGTTCGGGCCGCTGGTGATGATTTGTGCATCGATACCCGGAATCTCTGACAGGTTACCGATTTCTTTGTCCTGCCGTTCTGACCACATTTTTGCGCTGTCCTCCTTGAACCGGTAAAGCACCATCGTCAGCTTGACATACTCACGAATTTTATGCCGGTTGTTGTCGCTACATGTACTAAAAGATGATCTATCCAGCAGGATGCGGTTACGTCCACGTACGGATTCAACAATCATTTCGCTATTCCAGTGTGGAACAGAAGGATGATTTATGGTGATCAGTGTCTGCGTGGCGGTGGAAGATTCAGTTACAAGGAAACCGGCGCTGATGATGTCGCCCTTGAGCTTTACGACCCAAGTTGCGCGTTCAATTTGCAGTTCAGTGTCCGTCATCGGCTTATGTGTATACAAACACCGTGACTAAGTCAACAAAATCCTTTAATACTTTTGAATGGTCACGACGGCATCGTCGCCTTGCGTCTCTATCGTTGCTTTTCCGTTGAGAATCGCTTCGGCGTCCTCTTGTGGTAGCTGCCATGCCTTCAAGATGTCGAGCGCGTTCTGCTTAGCTTTACGGCTGCGCTCGCGCCAGCGCCGTTTGGCAAAATCAATCAGGCCGGGAGCATGCAGCAAGCTACTGCCTTTCATGGTGAAAGTCTTGGTCGGCAGAAGTCGGTCAATCTCGTCGGGGTTAGGCGACGGATCATCGACATCCGATTCCAAAAGCTTGGCGACGATCACCCCTGCGTGCTCCTTGACGTTATCCCACTTGGTACGCTCAATACCCCAGTCCTTGACGTAAGGACTCATGGCCTTGGTTTTCAACGCCGCTTTGAAGGCGTCCATCCATGTGCGCGTCCCGTTGTTCTTGTTACGGTAGGCGGCAATCGCTTCGCGCTTCCACGTACGCCATGCCTTATCGCCATGCTCCTTGATCGCGGGATGCTCTTTAACCGGTGCTTCGGCATCGCCGTCGAAGCGCTGCTTGACGGTCATCCAGACACGCTGATTCTGTTCGTCGCTCGGAAAAATGACGCTGACTGCCGTGGTGCCGACTTCCCAATCATTCGCACCGGCATACATGACCCACCCGGAACCGTCCGCTACGGGGTCAAAATTCTCTGGCTGCTTAAAACCTTCGCTCAGCTGCATATTCTAAGTACCGTAGAGTGTTTTTGCCTTGTGGCTGAGGCAATCGATTAGTTCTTGCACAGCCTGCTCCACGCGGCTGCTGGCTTTAAGCGTAAGGTGACGTCCCATGACAGCTGCGGTTGGCTGGATGTCCTGTTCGATCTCGCGGGCAAGCCGCTTATTCGTACGCGGCCAGTCAACGTTAGCGATGACACTTGGAAGCGCGTGTGCGAAGCGCCGAAGCGTGACATCACGGTTTAACCAATCCTCATCGTCTTCAGTTTCACCCTTCACTTCCTGCATCGGAAGTCGCCACGAACGCGACATGAGATTATTCCCCTGCTCGTTGTCAAAGTAGAGGGTCAACCACGGTGCAGCCAGATCGTTTTCCAGATCAACAGCTAGAATGAACTCAATAGCTGTAAAAACAAGGCCACCGAGTCGGTAAATGGTAGGCAGCTGGAACCGTTTGCGGTAGTACGATGATCCGGCATCCCGTGACCAGCCTAGGCCAGATAGGAATTCATCTATATTTGCCGTGGTTTGAACGTACTGCTCTGCGTCGAGATCAACGTTATCGTCTGCACTTTCCTGCACGGGAGGATTGCTGTAGCGCACACCGCTGATGATACGGTCAGGTGTTTCTGAGCGGATCACTTGCCAGTTTGGAGTGATGAGGTACTTGACGCCGCTGTAGCGTACCGCTTTTACGGTCGGCTTATCCCAGTCTTCAAGCGAGTTGATGACCTCTTCGTCCGCCCATACGGTAGCGAATTCTGCGTAGGCATCCCGCTCGCGAGCACGGTCGACCGCAGCCTGTAAGCTGGTAAACACGCCCAGTGCAACCGGCGCGTCGTAGTTCTCCACTTGTCCGTAGAGAGTGTATACGTTCGGTTTAGCGGCATCGACGTAAGTCTGCGGATCGTCCTCCGATTCAGTTTCACGCACGTAGCGACTTACGTCATCAGACGGAAGCGTGCGCTTACCTTTTTTCCAGATGTTGGAGTCGACCGGCAGGATGTCGAAGTAGATCGCCTGTTTTTCCGCCATGCACCAGACATGTATGATGACACTGTGGTACAGCTTGTAGATGTTACCGACAAATGGCTTGTATACTTCCTCGGCCTGATTGGGGTAAAGTTTCAACAACCCTTGTTCAAGGTGATGGCGAAAGTACGCTTCTTCGTGATGCTCTTCACGTTGTAGCGCCTGCTGGCGTTCTTGCGTCCTCGGGATCGCGCTCCCACATAGACCGGTTGTGCGCGGACTGCGCGATAGGTTGACGGCCCGGTAACCAAAAGAGAGCAGCAGCTTGCGCACTTTCTGCGGATCAATCAGCTGGACAAAGTTGAAGTCGGGTGTGCTATCTGCGTACGTCGTGTAATCTACAACGTCGGGGTCTTTCTCGACTGATTCTGCTATGCTGCCTGTACCTTCACAGCGACAGCAGGGTAGCTCACCTACACCTTTACAGTGGGCACATTCTCCATCGACAGACGCATCAAAGCCGCTACCACCGCAGTCATCACAAGGACTGCTGACGTACCACGTACCATTGATTTGCCGACCGTCCGATCCGGCACAATCAGGGCATGTTTCAGTACTCTCAACTACGGCGTCATCTTCTGCATCAGGCTCAGGATACAGATGCCGGTAACAATCCCAGCACAGGTTATCACCTTTGAATGGTCTGTCACCTTCCGGCGCACCGCCGTGTTCCTTGCACTCGCGACAGTCTTCTGAACTTGGATCGCTCTCATCAGGAATCAGGACTGTCGTATCAACGACGTGCTGGATAGTCTCCGGTGTGGCGTCGAGATTATCTGGTGCGGACTCGTCTACAGCGCGATCCTTGAGTTCGCCGTCGTGCTTTGTGATTTCAGCTAGAATTGAGGCTACCTGCGGCTCAAGCGGGGCAGTGACATCAATCGAACATGTGCCGTCGATGTCAAAACCTTGACTGTAAGTGTCATCAGGTGAGTCAGTGTATTCTCGGTAACCGCCTGCATAAACGTTCCACCGTGTCGGGCTGTCAGGTTCAAGCACCACGGTGTAATAGACCCAAGGCTTTGTCTTGTCTGGTTCGTGGATCAGCCCTAGTTCATAACTCGGACGGTCGGCAGACATGCGCCGACTTAGTGTGCAGCCCTTCTGCACGAAAGCATCAATCACGCTTTCGTGCTGCTTTAGCGTATCGATGTAGCTCTCCGGGTCATCCGGGTCGATAGCTTCCATGATCGACTCGCCAAACAGATTCAACAGCCGGTTTGGTTCCGTCACGGGTATGTCGCTAAACTTGGCGGCCTTGAGCTTGTCGGTAAAGGTCTGAACATCACCGCTGAGCGCAAACTGTTCGATCTGGCGCAACACGTCTACAACGTCGTAGACATCCACGCTCATGCTCTGCACCCGTTCACACACGCCGTATCTGACGTAGCGGACATCGATGAAAGCCTGAGCACCAAACAGTTCGCTGCTGTTGTCTTTGACCGAAATGAACAGCGTGGCAGGGCCAAAAGGCAGCAGCTTCTCCCAGCGCCAGCCGTTAAACTTGTAGCCGAGGTTGCCCAGCACGCTGATGTAATCGTTGCTCGGCAAATAGTTCTCTGGAGCGTCTGTAGTTTCTGCTTCGTTCAGCGGCTCAACGTCTGAATCCACGAAGTAAAATGGATCGGGGTCACCAGCAGCGACAAAATCGTCGATAGCCACCCAGCACATGGTTTGGGATGCGCCGGTAACTGTGCCGGTCTTTCCGCGCAGACGCTGCGACGGGACTTTTGAAGAGATACGAACCCGAGTTCCTTTCGGGTAGCATACGGTAGTAACGCGATCCAATACCGTATCCAACGCATCTTGTGAGATGTCAGTTGGGTCTTCCGGTATCGGCGTGCTTTTCTTCAGATTGCTCGGATTGACAGCCATCGTTGTAACTACCCGCTTTGAATTCCAGCGGAACCGCGTCGAACTTGCGCCCTAAAAAGCGCTTGAACGCGTCACAGGTAGTATGAACTACCCGGCCACGGATCACGAGCACATTCCCGCAGTTCGTACCATCAAACAGCTGGTATGAGGCTGGTTCCGGCCACTTCATTACGCTGAATGTTCGAGTGCAACGTTGATTCCACCTGTCCCTGCTTCAAGCATTGCACGAACAGCGCCGACTTCGGTCGCCAACTTATCGGTGGCGAGCGCCTGCATGAACTGGGCGACGACTGCTGGGTTTTTCCGGGCAAAACCTTCACCATAGATGTTGGCGACGGCGGCGTGGACTTCTTTGATCTGTTCGACAGTTGGATTAGACATGGTGGTGGTCATAGTGTGCTCGCCTTTCGGCCATGAGCGTATAGGCTCGATGTGGACATGCGGTTGTACACCAAGCAGGCTGCGAAACCGCGACAACAATGTTGATTGTGCTGACATCTACTAAAAGAACAGCATGATCCGCTTTTTCGCACAAGCTTTTTATTAAAATTTTAAGTTGACCGAATTACGCTTGTATGTACATTACGGCCATGAGCACAAAGCAGTCGAACAACGTGCCGGACGCAGTCGTATGTGAAGCGTTCGGTTTGACCCCGGAACAGCCCCGTCTGAGTGAGGCGAAGGACTTGTTTCCGCTGCCGCCTGTATTGACAGAAGACACCTATGAACGCGAACCTGATCGTAAACCTGCTTCTTGATGACACTGTCGTAGTCGCAGGCAAAGCCTCCAAGCGCAGCCGCGAATTTGACAAGCTCCTGTCAAAACTGCCCAGCGATGTGCAAAACCTAGCCCGTGAGGTATTTGCCCAGTGGCGTGCCAATCCTTTCGATCCCAGCCTTGAGTTTAAGAAGCTCACTCGGGCTAAAAGCTGGTGGTCTATCCGTCTCGGTCGACGCTATCGAGCCATCTGCTACGCCTACCCTGATACGTGGTACTGGCGCTGGGTAGGAACCCATGAAGACTACAACGCGGCCATCATGCAGATTGAAAAGTGGCAGCCGCCGTCTTCATGACGTTTCAGCCGAGAATACTTCAGCCAACGTAAGTGAACGCTGAAACGGGCGACGGCACACCGGACACCACATGTGCTTTATTTTAGGCTTACTACGCTCAATCAAGCGCGTCTTCGGATTAAATGTCTTCAAAAACCGCTTTCTGAGCAGTGGACGGGCACGTGGATGTTCCCACTCGCCGGGATGTTGACCTAACGGCATTGGGTGCGGGATGTCGCAGATTTTACGACCAGACGCATCGATCGGCCATGCGAATCCGGGCTGTTTGGCACGCTCAATCGCCGCCCGTTTAAGCAGGCGACGGACAGTCGACTCACTCCGCCCGTACCATTCTGCGATCTCCTCGAAGGACTTACCCTCGTGGTACATCTCAAAGATGCGTTCCCACCGTTTTTTGGTGTTCTTAGCCTTGACGCCGCCACGAAGCAGGCGCATCACCTCATCCACGTTAATTTCTGTGTCCATACGATAGTTAGAACATGAGTTCGCTATATGTCCGTAAACTGGTCGAGAACGACGCTCTTGATGACCCAAGCGCCATTGGCATGGAACATTTCACCAATGACGCGTGGCTTATCGCCGATGTCCGTGATATTCTCGATCATGCCAAATTCCTGCGGGAACAGGCGCAACAGGCCGGAGCTTTGTCTCAATCCGTGATCGGCAATATTCCCGATCACGTGATCAACCGCGCCTTGCTCCGCATTGCCTGTGAAGAACTTGATGACGAGGTTCAGGTGGACACCGCCATAAAGCGCCTCAAACGGAACATGGCTTCAATTTGGGACTAACTTTTGTTTATTATGGATGACGGCGGAAATGTTGTAAACAACTTTGATGATCCTGATCAGTACGTGTCGTGGCTTAAAGCCAAAACACGGATCGGCGATCTATCACGCATCCGCTTTGGCTGTCACATCCACACGTCAGATGAAGACACGATTCAACAAAACGCTGCTGAGGCGCAGATAGGCGTCGACTGGAATCAGCTGGCCCGCGATGTTGAAAATATTGAAACAAACGTCATCATGATGCTGACCAACGCCGGTCTATACGTAAATGACGAGGGCCACGGTGACAGTGGTGAACGTGTATGCAGTGTTTACCTATCCAACGACGCCCCGGCCCGCAATACCCAGATGGCGCAACGGATCATCGACTGCACTGATGAATGGCTCAGCACCACAAGCGGTACACTGGAGCCGTTCTTCAAAGACTTCAAGCCTCGCATTGATCCTTACCAGTTTGTCAGCGAGCTTGGTAAACGCGTCTTGGACGTGTCGATCGAATTTACCGGCACGGATGCGCTTAAAGAGTGGTTCAAGCTTAACATAATCGAGTCTGAAGATGACGTCGATGCGCAGGACTACGTCGACAGCCATACGCTGGATTTCAAGACACCCAATCAGTTGAGCAACTTTTTGCATGAAATCAACGATCCTAAAAGCATCCTGACCCGCACCTTCGCAGGTCAGAATGATCATTACGTTGATTTTGACAGCTATGTCGTGCGACACGAGGACGACTCTTACTCAGGCTGGCGCTTTACGGTTGAGTTTCCTGAGTATCCAGAAGATGTCGACATTGGTGCGCTCCCTAAGCCGACATTGAAACTTTACGGCGGCTACTATCTAAACGCGCCTGACCGGGGCTGGACGGACGAAGCGCCGCCTGTGGAAGACATGCCTGCCTGTAAGGCGCATTTCAAGAAGTTTTGTGCGGCGCTCCGTGAGTACACTGGTATCACAGGCACCATTGAGATGACGAACGACGTGGTACAAGAGAGTGCGGATTTGGACGCGCCGGACACTTACATCGAGAACGTCCATGACCTTGGTGACTTGCTCAACGACTTGACCAACTACGGCTTGGCGCACAAGCGTGTCAGCAGCTATGTCGAATGGGTTATGGTCGAAGGTTTCAGCTACTGGGCGGAAGATGAAAACGGCAAGCCGCTTGAAACTGAGTTTTTCCGCAATCAGCTGGAAAAGTTTTGTACCGATCACAAGCTTACATCGTATAGAATTAAGATGGAGCCGTGGAAGCATGTTACCGGAACCGGCTTTTCTCTTCTGATCTCAAAAGCACAGCTGACGCCTGAGTCTCGGATGAACTACGTGAATACCTACGAGTCGCAGGAAGATGACGTCAATGCGCAGGAATATGTCGATACAGAGGTTCCAGTTGACGTCGTAAACAAGGATGAATATAAGCGGGCGCAGAAGTTTTTGAATCGCTGGTACGTAGCACCTAAGCTCGATCGTAGAGGTGTTTGCTACTATTACCCGACACGTATCACCCATCGAATCGACCGTTATCCTAATTTCAATATCGAGATGATTGATCTGAAGGGTTTTGCGGTTGACCAACGTATCGGCGTTTATCGTTTCACGCAGACAGATGTTGATGATGTAGAGCGACTGTTCCAACCATCAGAGCCTCCGCCTAAAGAGTGGCTCATCAGTCAGAATACAACTGTCGCGTCTAAGCGTGCCGATGTATTCAACGAACATCCCGGCATGGTTGCGCACATCAAAGAATCAGAAGATGATCCCGAGCCGTTCATTCAGCGCCAGATGAGTGTTTACCAGAGTCCTTTTATTGAGGCCATGTCCGCTATGGCCACGCGCACGGACGCTGAGGAAATAGACAACGCTGGCACCGTGCAGATAGATTATCACTGGACGCTGCCTAACGGGGTTAAGATCAGCGGTACACCGAACAAAGACTCGTTTCACATAGACCGCCTGTACGTGCCAAAATCGATGCGCAAAGCCGGTGTAGCCCGGAAATGGCTGGCAAAGCTTGGTGAACTCGCCGACCAGACCTCCACAAAGCTAACCGGTACTGCGTTACCGGATGAAGGCAGTAAGTCTAAGTTTCACCAGAAGTGGATCAAGACAATGCGTGATGCCGGGTGGGAAACGGACATCGAGTCACTAGCCTTTTTACATGACGAGCCTGAAGAAGAAATTCGCCGCTGGGACACGAGCATGCGTGACGAACTTGTCCGTTTTCCGCGCAAGCCGGTTCGTGAAAGCTTTGAGCTTCCTGATGACGATGTAGCTGGCTACATCGACAAACTTCCCGTTGCATTTTCGCTGAAAGAGGCTGCCGGTAACCTGAAACAAGCAGGCTACGAGTATGTTTACTGCCGAGCGGCGTTTCCGCCGAACAGTGAAAGCAACCCGACTCCCAGCACGATATATCTTATGGAGTGGAACAGTCCGCTTGAACTTACGTATGATATGCCGGACAAAGAGTATGACGCTATTGCGGATAAAGCCAAAAAAGACGGTGTACTGGCTATCCGTTCTGCATGCCCTCAAGCACGTAAATTCGAGTTTTACGCTCCGTTCAGCGATGGCGATTTCGGTTTGTACTTCACTGTGCCTCCAGAGGTGAGCGTCACGGAAAGTGAGGATGTAGACGCACAGGCCAGTGTTGATGCCTACGCAGCCGAAGTGGCTAACGCGTACAAGCTGCTGGCCCAGCAGGCCGTTGCTGAATTTGACCGACAGGCGAACAAACGCGGTGATCTCACGCCGCGCCGGGCGGACGAACTTGCATCTGAAGTGTCCTCCCAGTACATCGACAACAACGACATCTCCTACGAAAGCCCGGAGGCTGAACACATCCGATCGCTCGTGTACCAGCGCTCCGCTGAACTATTCCCGGCAGATTACGAAGAAGCCGTCGAAGAGAGCGCTGCTGACGTCGATGACACTGGCGACCTTGAACGCTACAAGGAGCAATTTTCGCAGGAAGAGGAAGCCAGTGCGCTGCTTACTCGGCTTGGGTTCGAGCCGGTGCGCTACTATGATGATCGCTTTACGCTTGAGTGGAAAAAACTGATTTATCAGGGCCGTGGCAAGAACGATCCGGCTCGCTACATTTACGTGGATCGTGACCGCCGCACAAAACCAGCGGCTGGCGAGTACGCCTATCACATCTACTTAGCGTACTTCTTCGACTCGGCGTACATGCCGACACATTTTGAAGTTACCTGCGACCTGCCACAACTGGCGGATACATTGAACGCCTGCATAAAGCGTTGGACGCAACCGCGCATCGTCGAGAACGCAGAATCATTTGATGAACCATCTGCTGAGGGGGCTGAGCACCTACTGAACTTGCGCGACATGCTAAAACAGCGCGGCTACACCCGCGAAGCTGATCTCATCTACAAGATATTCTGCGGGCCGCGAAATGAACTCAGCGGACGTCAGCGCGAGGTAATGCTCGGTATCAGCCGTCGCGGCTCCATAGCAACAGACGACGCGAATACGATCTACGATGTCACGTTCTGGCTGGCTGATGGTATGGCTTGGCGCGATATGGAGCACGAGCACAGCCTGTCATTTTACGATTTAATCAACGGCATTGACGCACTAGAAGCCCGTGCTAAAGCGCTGGCCAAAGGGCCGGTAGCTGAATCTTCTGATCCTGACGATCCCGAAGGAATTATCGGCAACTTGGATGCGAATCCGCTGCTGACAGAGCTTCAGCGGCTTGGTTGGAGCGTACCCAAGAACGGTGAAAAACATGAAGTTTTTATCTTCAACAACACCGAGTCGGCAATGACGCGCAGCTGGATCAAAGGCATCAAAGCGCCGGACGGAAATCAGCACGCCATCCATCTCTGGCTGTTTGGCGGAAACACTGTAGAAGCTGTTGTGCGGGTGTACAACTATCGCGACAAGACTTGGCTCAACGCGGCTCAGGACGTCAACTGTGAGACACCGAACAGCGCGGCGGCCATGCTTCGTGATCTCGACTCAGCCCTTGAGCGCTGTGCGGCCAGCAGTGTCCCGCCAGAAGAAGAGGCAAAAGTGATCGAGCGGATCGGTATCCATTACAGCAAATGGTACGATGAAGTGCTCAGCGCCATGCGTTTTGAGCCGTGAGCACATTTAGTAAAATTTTAGGTTGACGCTCTAATCGATGCTGTATACAGTGTCCACATGAACTGGAAACCTCGCGCATCTGATATTGAATGGACGCGTTCGCATATCGCCCGCATCAACAACGGCGGGACTTGGATCATCCCGATGAACGGCAGCATCTGGCGGATAAACCATACCGACAAAAAGCTGGTCTGCACCAGCGGCCCAAAGGATGACATGTATGATCGCATCACGATTGTCTGCCAGCATCTGGGCTACACAACCGAGTACGCTGCGGCTTCAAATGCCACCGTGCTCACCGCTGCCGATGCTGGTTCCGGTAAATTGACAGAGCGTATGCCGGGTATCAGTGACAACTGGAGCCGTAATTAAGCTATGAACAAGCCGCAACCTCTACAACCCGGCGACCCGGTCGAATACGAAAGCTCTACCGGTGGGCGCGAGCGTGGCTACGTAGTCAAAGTCGATAGTCACAGTCAGGAGAGCGTTCTCGTACGCAATCCGGCCCGTGGCGAAGTCTGGTTGCAAGTCGATGCCCACAAAGTGAAACGTATATGACTGTCACCCGCCAAACCGCCGTCAACAAGGCACTGCTGCGCAATCGCCCGGCCTTGCGCTATTCTTCATCGACTCCCAGTGTGACATTGGTACAGGACAGTGAGCAGCCGGGCGCGACAAGCCGTGTCATCCAACAGCTTCTTTCCGCGCAGTTTCTCTATCCGTCAGAAGTCGCTTGGCAGTTAGGCATGGCGGAGTGCTTCGTTTCAATGAACCCGGAAACGTCCGGCCAGCTAGTTGAGTATGACCCCGCCGATTTCACGCAACCGTAAGACCAAGATTGCCTGTTGTGAGGGCTGGATTTACGTCACACCGTTCAATGGTCAGCGCTTGAGCTACTACGTCACGGCCAGCGGGCACCGGGCTATGACGCTAGACCCGCTTGATCTTCCGTATGTAATAGAGGAACTGATCAAGGGCCTCGGCGGCCTTGCTTTAAGATGAACGCGAGCACTATTGCCAAAACACTGCTGGAAGATGATTCGTTTGATCCGAATGATCCGATGGCGTTCATCTATCACGAGATCGAGAACAAACACCATAAGATCGACTCCATTCACGTAGTCGGTCGGCGCTGGTTCCAGCGCACGTATGGCAACACCTATCACGTCGCAGACATCTACGTTAACGACAAGCTTGTCCACACAACACCGATGGAATACGGTTACGGTGATCAGTTCCAGTGGACAGCTGCCCAGTGGCTGGAAGATAACGGGTACATCAAGCGCGAACGTTCCAAGAACGGCAGCTGCGATCCGATGTGGGTAGTGGCTGAACGCATGGGTTTCAAGTACAGCTACGAGGTGTATGACGTTAGGCGGCAGCGTGACCTTTGATTTTATGGCTCTTGACCTATCCAAATGCCAAGTCATCAAGCATGACGGCGATCCTGTTACCGTTACAACCCCGGAAGGCGATGTTGTCCTTGAAAACGGCATGTACGTCATCGTCGATGAGAACGGTGCCGAATGGGTCAAGACCGAGGCAGAAATGGGCAGCGCGGGATGACCTGACCGCTGCTTTAAGCAGTCAGGGCGCTATCAGGCTTCAGAACTTACTCGTCCTTACGCTTCCGTAAGACCCAAGCGCGTTAAAACCAGCTGCTTGATCGTAGCATCTGTCCAGTCACCGAGGCTGATGTAGTCTTGGCCCGTAACAGTTATACGGATTTGACCGTTGACGATGATCAACAGCTTGGAGTTAAAAGCGTCGTCGAGCGTCGTCCATTTAATGGTGCTGAACGTTTCAGTACGTGCCGAAACGATTTCCACAGCTTTTGGGATTACGTTTACAATGTTCATGTTCATATCAAGTAGTAAAATGCGAGTACGACAAACCATTGCCGTTGTTGTACAGCTGATTTATCTGCGTTACGCTCAGTGCTGTTGACCATATCCCTAAGCCGCAGACAGAACCAATCCAACCATAACCTTCAGATGAATCGTTTCCTAAGTAGTGCGTAGATGTGTAACTGTATATGCCGTTATCGTAGCCTTCAAGCACCAAAGCACCATCAACGTAGAACAGCCAGTATCCGCCATTATTGTCAATGTATAAGCGAACGGCTGTAAACATTATCCAGCGATCATAGACATCGCCGTTGAGGTTAACGGTTCCGATTTCGTCATTTTTGAAGTATCCAAAATCACCGGATGGGTCGCAGTACGCTTGATAAGTAGCAATACCTGAGTTCTGGTCAACGTTTAATAGCTGATAAGCTGCCGACGAGCTATCGATAATCGTCGACTGGTACTGTGCCCAATAGTTGATTGTCACTGCGTCGTGCCCGTAGTCCATACCGACAAAGATAGCGTCGCCGACCAAGTAATCAGGGCTGTTTTGTCCAAAAACAAGCGCGGTATCGACAATACCTGTTGCATCTGATGGCTGATTAGCGGCTACATCGAGCGTGTGGTTACCGGTAACATCGTAATAATAGACTCCGTTTACGGGTGGTGCGCTGAATGTCCAGTAAGCTTCCAGCGAATTGAGCAACCCGTTAGGCGGTTCGACTAATACGACTTGACCTCCATTTATGCCGCTAAACGGAAATGTCGGATCGTAGGCATTGAGGCATGTTGCTAGATCGATGTAGATAGTACCTCCGTCTGATACGAGCGGATAATCCTGCGAACTGAAGTCGGTATTGTATACGGTAAAACTAGCATCCGCCGTCAAGAAAGTGCCACCATGTACTTCACCGCTTTCCGTCGATATACTGGTCATCGCCCAGTAGCCTCCCCAAATGAAGCCATAGTTCATCAACGCTGTTACAGTGATGCTCAGATAATCTACATCAGGCCCAGATACGGTACCGTAGTTTGTAAACGAGGACGATGTAACAAATCCACCGTAGAATCCGGCACCTGCGTTATTGGTGACGGCACCGTTGAAATTGCCGTCATACACGAAGCTGCCGCTGCCGTTTACGAAATCAGAGTTGAATGTTCCACCCCAAATGTTATTTGAGTTTTCTACGTAATCGTTAAACGTACCACCGTAGATTTCACCGGATGTGTATACGATTCCGTTGAAGGTGCCGCCGTATATTTCACCGCTGCTTAAATTAACTTCCGAGTTGAACGTACCTGAATAAATCGTAGCGCCATCGACGAACAACAGCGACTCGTACATACCTCCGTAAATTGATCCGCTGTAAGCGTAAAAATCGTTGCTCTGCCATTTACCGCTGTATACAGAACCACCACTAAGCTCAACGTGCAGGTTGCACGTACCGGTAACATTAGCACTTAAAACGCTCGTGATTCCGGGCGTTTCAATGGCTGAATCACACAGCGCCAAGTCTGAAGCTAGATAGTGAGCGTCAGAAGCAAGCCAAGGGGCATACGGCGACGGAACTGTACCAGCTGAATCTAGATACCAGTTATTCGGATCGTTCCAGTCCGAATTTATACCTTTCCAGTAGATCACTGGCGGTTCAGCGACCACAACGTAATTCGTGCGTGTTTTTGTACTGGTTCCGCTAGGGCCGGTAGCTGTGAGTACGACCGTGTACGTTCCAGCGCTGATATAGAGGTGAGTCGGATTCATGGTAGCGCGTAGTCAAGGATTATTGACGATGGTGCCGTCGCCGAAATCCCATGTGAAGTACGTTCCGTTCGTACTCAGGTTGGTAAACGTAACACTCAAAGGAGCATCGCCGGTTAACGGCGTAGCAGTAAAGTCAGCAACCGGGGCTGGCGGTGCGCTGTTCACTGCTGCGATGTAGTTCTCGCGGGTGTAGTACGTCGTACCGCTTGCATCGATACCGGCTAATTCAACCGTGTACGTACCTGTTCCGGTATAGATGTGTGTCGGCGATACGCTGTTACTGGTTGTGCCATCACCAAAATCCCACGTGAAATAGACGCCTAGCGTACTTTCGTTTGTGAACACGACACTCAACGGAGCTTCACCGCTTGTCGGCGCGGCTGTGAAGTAAACTGTCGGCAGTGTGGTCGAACGCGGAGGGACATAGGTCACCGGAATGTTGGAGACAGGTTCGGGCTGCGGTTCGACGATACCACCGCCATCGACTTTGTTCGGATCAGGTACCAACGTACACGAGAACTGCGGAAGCGGCACGGGAGGCAAGACCGGCGCAGGTATTACGGTGATAGGCATGTCTGCGCTCGGCAGCGCTTGAGGCACTACCGTTCCTCCGCCGTCCACTTTGAGTGGATCGGGTACGTATGTGACCGGAATGTTCATGTTCCAGTCTAACTACCTTCTTCCTCTCGACCGCTGAACAGGTCAGCCTCTTCCGCCTCTTCTTTGGTTTTTGGCGGTGGTGCGTTGATACTGTCCAACGGCAGAAACACGGAAAGTTGCTCAAACTCTAAGTCATACGAGACGTCTACTGGTTTAATACCGAACGGACTCAGTGTCTCAATCGCCGTAGCGTTTACGTCTTCGGTATTTGTTGTCGGGATTCCGAGCACAACTAGCACCGGGCCGCCGTGCCAGCGGTCGTTGACGTACTGCCACCAACCGTCTACCAAACCGAACGCAGCTTCCAGTGCTGCGAATACATCCTTGATGTTCGGTCTGGACTTCAACTGGTCGACGTAGCGATCGACTTCTTCGTCCTCAAGCATCCGGGATATGATTGATCTAGGTTTCATTGTGTAGGTTCCTTGGAGCCGAGATCGGAGATAAGCTGGTAGCCCCACCCGTAGCACGCTGGGCACAGGTAGCCGACATCATTTGGATCATCCCCGGTACCATCGCAGCGCTCGCACGGATTTTCGGTATGGACTTTACCGGTCAGCATCGAAATGAACAGGGCTACGTCTTCGACGTTGTCAAAGCACCACGACTGATTCGCCGTTATGATGTCCTTGGCTCGCTCCAAGTCCGGTAATAATTGCGAATTGTTATCCAGCCAGTTAAGAAAATTCTGCTTCTCTTCTGGCACGTCCATGCAGTACGGCGCTTCACGCATGATCCCTTTGACGAGACGATTTATTTCTAAACTGAATGGCAGTGCGTCGATGTAATCTTGCGGATTTACTTCGTCTTCAAGAAGCCGTCCTACAATCTGCTGTGGCGCGGTCATGGTACAGTCCGCCTAGGTGTTTATGTTGACTGCTACACCGCGATCGATAAGCGTTTGCATGTCGATCAAGCCTTGACCTGTCGGCAGCTGATTCGTGCCGCCACTGAAGTCCATAATACCTGAAACGCAAGCAAGCGAAGCTACGCAGCGGGCCAGCACGGCATTTACGGATTCAGAAGAAAGAGCGCTGCCGTACGCTGAGAAATAGAACCAGCTGTTGGGAACAAGCTCTGGAACGTTCAGCGTGGTCAGTGCTGGATTATAGCTCAGGTAAAAAGCGTCGCACGTCGTAAGTTTCGGTAAGTCAACCGAAGTTAGACTCGGACAGCTGGTGACAGAAAACTCGTTCGGCGATTCAGTAAGCTCTGGCAAACTTAGCGTTGTCACGTTTGAGACGTAGACGTAGAAGTCGTAGACGCTTACGAGCTTTGGCAAACTTAGCGATGTCACCAAAGGACAGGCATCAAGTTCAAAATAACCCTCTACCAGTACAAGCTCGGGCAATGCAATCGTAGTGAGCGCTGAATTTGAGTAGATGTAGAGTCCATCCGTTACGTGTACAAGGTTAAGTGCCTCAAACGACTCAAGACTGTTTTGTCCATAGAAGTACAGATAACGAAGCGTCGTTGGAATATAAAGCAGGTTTACAATACCACTGCCCTCAGTATCAAGATTCCAACCGGCTGCACCGGCAAAATCGATTGTTTCTGGACTCCAGCTGTAGGGTGAGTTTTGCATGTTATGGCAGGTGATCAGGGTTGGTGTAAACAAGCATGCCACGATCACGCAACGTTTGGGCGTCGATTTCTCCTTGGACAGAAGGTGCGGCGTTGCTGCCGTAGCACAGCCAGAGTTCGCCGAAGTCTTGACCGATGCTGACCCACTGGGCAAGCAAAGCATCAACACACTCCTGCGTAAGCGAATTCTCTGTAAACAGCGCTCGGTACCAGTAGTCGGTAGCCTGCAAACTCGGCAAACTGATTGTCTCCAGTCCGTTATAGTTGTTTGAGATAGCGAATATCGTAGGTGGTTGAACAAGCGAAGGCAGCACCACACTGGTAAGTTTTGTGCTGGTAATATCAAAAGTGATGTCGCCGCAAGCAACCAGATTCGGCATATCAAGCGACTCAAGGTTACTTCCTTCAAAGAACACGTTATCACCAATATACGTCAAACTTGGAAAGCTCAGCGCTATCAGTTCGGCGTCTGAAAAGTAGGAGTTACTCCGAAGCGCGGAAACATAGCACACCAAGCTGTAAGGTTCTGCGATTCCCGACGTGTACAAATCCAGCGATACGTACTCGTAAAAGTCCGGCGTGTTGTTCTGCCAGATATAATCTTCCGGCGGAGTACCTGCCATGAAGATGCTGGCATTGGGCCGGATGTAGGGTGAAGCCTGCGGCGGCGGAGGGTCGAGCCGACGGATTATGCGCACGCCGGGATAGCCGGGTAGGTATGTGTTTGATGCGTAGCGTTGCACAATCTTTTTTTTTGTTAAAGGGTTACTGCGCCAGAAGCGATCAATTCGCTCAGCTTCTTCTCTTCGACAGGTTCCGGCAGGTCTGTTCCGGCGTATTGGGCGATAAACGTGTCCAGCTGCTGTTGCTTTCCAGATTCCAGCACGGCGTAGACTTTTGCAAACGCCACCTCGTTGGTGCGTTTGAGCTTCGCCAGCCGGATCATCCAGTTATCTTTGCACTGCTCGCAGCAAATCTTGTCGTACTGGTCGACTGCCCGGCGCAGTGCGCTGAAGCCTGCTTCGCCGAAAGCTGTGGTTGCTGTCTCAATCGCGTTGACGTGGTCTAAAGTCAGTTTCATAACGTATCTTTTTACGGCTTCCGTTTATTAGTTCCAACAACCTGTGCGCCGTCAGCATGGGCTGTTGAGGTCAGCAGCAGTCAACCAATCTGAAGACCTGCCTGCTTGGCAATCTCGTTCATTGTGTTCGTGAACACTGACGCAAAGTCAGCGTCCTTGGTCATCAAGTCGAACGCATCCGGTACGGCATAGACGCTCTTGTCATCAAACATGAACGTAACACGCGCCTGTTTACCCGGAGCCGGAGCGCTTACGCCGATGCGCGTACAGGTAGCTGACTTTTTGGACAAACGGGTGGCGGTCGCTTTGGCTGCATTGACAGCTGCCGCCAGTGACGGCGTGGCGGTCATCTTTTCCGTCAGCGGGTAGATGTTTTCCACTTTCTCGCCTGAAGCAAGTACGTGCGTACCATCGTACGGCGCGAATTCAGCGCGGATGTAGCCTTTGTTATTAGTGCCAGTTGGAAAAGCGAGGATGGCGGTCGTAATCCAATAGCCGTTGAATACGGACGTCGTTATCGGATTGTCGTTAAAAATCATAGCGTTTTGCGGTGTTACTGCGCTCTAACTACTTGGCCTACGGAGCAATCAGGATAATGTCCGGCTGTTCCTTGGCAAACTGCATGCCGAATTTTTCGACTGCCGCGTATGCAATGTAAACCGCCGGTTTCTCGTAGAACTTGCAGTCTTCCAGACTGGCGACCTTGAATTCGACATTTGCCGGGTGAAAGCAGGTGATCGGCAGCTGTTCACGGCGCATCATCTGATACAGGACATCATGGATCAGAGACGAACGCTGAAAACACTTCCAGTCTGGGCAGGGGCCGCTTGGGCCGTCCCATGCGTAACCGGTGCCGATGGTCAGCAGACCGCTGGCGGTAAGAGAGTAAAAGGCATTAAAAACCGAATAGCCGGTAATCCCGGTCTGGACGGTATAAGTCTGTTCCGTGCGGTACTTGTAGCCTTCGCTATATTTGATCGTGTCGCCTTTCATGCACTACTAACTACAGTTCAAGATTGGCGTGCTGCTGGTGGATTGGCCGTGTAAAGCATTTAGTTAAAATATAGTGTTTACTGCTTTAGACCTTGTGTATACAGTTTGGCCATGACTTTAGACGACAACGCAGCACTGGAGAATTACATCAACGCAGCTGTGCGCTTGGGATTTACCCATGTTGCGAGCGGCAAAAAGCGTTTAAGCGGCAAAGCTCTCCTAGACGCCCTCGATGAAGTCACATTGGATGGCCTCAAGCTTCGGAATTATCACGTCAGTATCCTTACCAACGCCTATGGCTTTGCTTTCCGGCAGCAATACATGCAGAAGCTAATCGCCAAGAAAGGTGCAGCAGTATGAGCAAATTTGGAGCATCACCCATGCGCTGCGATGCTGCTCGACGCCCGTTGTTCTGCACCGTCTCCAAGATCAGCAAAGACCGTAAGAAAGTCACGCTGCGCTGGGACTTGGGTGAAAAAGTGAATACCGACTGGCGCATCGATTACAGCCGTCCGGTGCCGAACAAGCCGAACTACTATTACCAGTCACCGCATGACACTAAAAAGCATCTTGGATTTGGCAATCAGGTTGTCGACATGGATCAGGTGCTGAATGTGAACGCCTACCACGTCGGCGACTACGAGATGTTCTTGTGCGATGCCGCGCTGAAAGGTGCCTATCTGGAATGGGCACCTCAGTTGCTCGCCTGCGAACGTTTTCTGTTTGGAAGGTGCTGACAAATGGAAGCCGACTGCGCCTAAATTCAAGCCTGAGCGCGACTATTAAAATTTACAGTTGACCGACAATACCAACAGTGTATACAGTATTACCAACATGAATCCCGAAAAGAAAACCCAATGCTGCTCCCGCGACCATAACCACGACGGTAACTGTGATCAGCATCCCGGCCCGAGCGCCCAGCCAAAAAAGCTCAGCTTGCTTGCCCGCTGGAAAATGGCATGGGCGGCGGAGCGCGAAGCCCACGCTAAGGCTAAGGCACAGAAGGTAGCGGCAAAAGAAAAAGCCGACTACGACAAGTTTGTTGAGCGCAGTCAGATGCTGATCACCAGACTGGCGAACGAAGGTTTTCAGCCGCTGCGCAGCTGCTTCAACTATCAGGTGCTGCCGTCCGGTATCACCGTTATTGCCCACATGGTGCGCGACGGCAAGCTGTATAAAGTCACCTATACGCCGAAAGATGCAGTCAGCATCGAGAGCGTCTGACCATGCCCAAGCCAACCACACGCGAACGCCTAGCTACAGTGCTCTGTCGGGAGACAGGTGCGCTGTTCGAGGCGCACATGATATACCAGAACAGTAATCTGGAAGTAGCCTATCGGGATGTCTGCCGCTGGGACGCTTGGGGTACGCTGCCTGCGGAAGGTACTCTCGGCGCACGCAAACTTCATGTTTACTCGTGGGACACGATGGGTGACTGCGTCAAGAAAGGCATCGCGCTGATCAAGAGCGATTACCTCGACTGGGAAGTTTCAACCAAATAGCTTATGAGCATGACCGAGCAAAATGTACGCGTTGGTATCGTTAAACGCGCCGTTCTTAATGGCGAAGCAATCCTTCAGCACATGCGCGAAGGCTGGGAACTGGGCCTGAACAACGGATTGAATCCGCGCACGTGGTTGCAGAAGGATGGCCTGTGCAAAGGCGGCGAAACCAAAAATGTAAGCATGAACGTTGTCAGTTCGCTGCGGAACAAAAAGAAGATCGCGGTCGAACCGCGCCGCGAGAAAGACCCGTACTGGCTGACCCGGTACAAACTGAATGGCTGATGTTATGCTTATTTCCTACGCACCCCAAGACAAAGAGATCGGACGGCTGATCGCCCAGCTTAAAGCGGGTGACGTTGACATGCTTACAGCGGCTACCAAGATTCAGGAGCAGCTGGACAGCATCCGCAGCGAGTACACCAGCGTGCTGCACCAGATCAAAAATGCGCTCGGTCAACACGACACAGCGCTACCGCTTGATTTACCGGCGCTCGCTCGGGCAAGTTTTCAGAAAGCGTCCCACTGTCACAGCTACAACCAGATCGTCAGCACCATTCTCGCCTTGAACGGCGGCCCGGTCGATGCCGATACTACTACTGACGGGATCGACTACGTGCTTGTCCGCCGTGAGTTATTCGATTCGCTCAGCAACCTGTACAAAGAGATCAGGAAAGCTGACGGCTACGACTTGACGCCCGAACAGGCTGCCGACCGCGACGCGTTGAATCAGGTCGTGACCATTTTAGACAAGGCCGTTCTTGCGGAAGCTTTGCGCTTACTGGGCGGCTTCGTGCTACCGGATGATACGCAGGTGCCGTTGTCGCAACGCTTAAAGGCTCTGGAAATCAACGTTCAGGAAACACGTGACTTTATCGCCAAACACGAAACAGCAAGTTCTAAACAAGCATGAAGACCATCGAGCGCATTAAAGAAATCATCGCCGTACATTCATGCGACATCAGCGGCAAACCGGAACGCATCGCCGATGACGCCTTGTTTGCCGACGTTATCTCCGACTCACTTGACCGGTTGGAAGCACTTATGGCCATCGAAGACCACTACCGCATCGAGATCACTGATGGTGAGGCAGATGAGTGCAAAACCGTCAAAGACATCGCTAACCTCGTCGACCGCCTGACTGGTCATGAATAACTTTGACAACAGTACTGAACTGCGCGAACGGCTCGCCAACACCTTGCACCGGGCGTACAACGCCGAAAACAACGCCGCCGATCTAGCCGCCGAACTTCAAGCAACCCGGACTGCCCTGCACGTCTGCGTTGAAAGTCTCAGAGCGAACAAGCTACAGGAAGCTCTTGTCAGTAGTTCGACCTTTCTGAAGCAGCGTGGACTTATGCCGTTGTGTCGCTAGTTAGAGTCATGACGCACGACATACGCTGTGCCTTCCTGTCTATTGTTGCCAAAGCGCGGGCTGCCTATGTGCAGCAAGACTACGTTGTAGACAAGTGGGTAGACCCTACGGCTTGGAGGACATCGATTTACGACGAATACCTAAAAGATCACCAAATCCTTGCCAAGTTCATCCGTGACGGCAGCCGTGTATGTGACATCGGCTGCGGCCCCGGTTATACGCTATGGCTGTTGCGCGAGCTAAAAGGTTGCACGGTTACCGGGGTTGATGTGCCTGATCCACGATTCCAGATTATCCGCGAAACTTGCGGCATAGCTGATACACAGATCGCCGCCGTTAAGGCCCAAACACCGCTGGAACTGAACGGGACTTACGCTGCGATTACATCCATCCGTATTGTCTACAGTAAGGGCTGGACAGCCGATGACTGGATATACTTTATCGAGGACATGGCCACGCATCTTGTGCCGAAAGGCTATCTGATCCTCCGTCAGAACTGGACTGAGCCGTTGCCTAGTGAGACTAAATCGATGTGCCTAGTGCCACGTGTAGCTTGTCTTTACACTGTTTACCAAAAATGCGCATAAACGTATACGCTAGAGACATTCAGCTGAGCTTGTATTTGAGCCTTTTTGAGCGCAGTCTGTGTTTATTCGATGCTCGTGGAATTCAGCTGAACATCAATCCCGCGCCGGAAACTGCGGCTGACCTTGACATCGTTATTTGTAAGCGGCCCTCCGCTACGTATACGCGACCGACCGTCGTGGCGCATCTGTGCGACAGCGGCGCTTTAGTCGTTACTGATGTATTGAGCCAGTCTAACGTCTTATCGTACGACAAATACTCCAAGTTTACTCCTGAAGGCTACAAAGGTATGGCAGAAAATCAGTGGGTACGTGAGCGCCACGCTGATCTTCTGACTAAGCCGGATTTTGGCAGCTACCAAAAAACCGTCCTCTCGCTGTATCACAAGATACGATCACTTGTACATTTCGGCATGCTTCAGCAGGTCAGTCGCAGCGAGCAGTACGGTCAAAGCGAACTGGCGAAGCGTGGCCCTAGCGTTAAACAACGTCCCGTTGACATTTTCTTCGCAGGCACGTCGTCGCTTACTGCGCATCGAAGCCTGTTGATGCAGAAACTGGCTGAAATCAAAAACCTTCGCGTGGATGCCTGCTTGGGTAAGTCAGGAAAACCTCCGGCAAGTTGGAACGCGTACGCTAAACGCATGATTCAGGCTAAAATCTGCGTGTCACCGTGGGGTTTTGGCGAAACGTGTTACCGGGATTTTGAGGCTCTGCTCTCAATGTGTATCCTGATCAAACCTGATACGTCTTTTTCCGAAGTCAGTTCGGAAGCTTTCATACCTGATAAAACGGTATTCTACTGCAAGCCTGACTGGTCTGACCTGCCGGAAGTAATCGACAAAGCACTTGCGCTTTCGACCGGCATTGACCGCCTTTACGCGCACCGTACATTGGTGCAGGAACGTCGACTTGAAACGTTTGTTGACCGCTATGTAACACTGCTCAAATCGCTATGAATAAAACATCCGCTAAAGACGACAAAGTCATTATGCACTTCTGCGGCATCGATGCCGATGAACTCGCCCGACAACGTAAAGTGCTGAGTGACGTTGAGATTCTTGCTGCCGCCGCCAAACGTAAACCCCGTGCTAAATCCAAACGCCATCGCTGAATTTGCTGCCACGGTCATTTTCTTCGCCGTCGGTTCTTTGATCGCCGTCATTATCATCAACATCTGTTCTTAATGCCGTATGGAATATCACATCCTTGTCTACCCGCCAGAGTCCGGTAAAACCGGGCACGTTTACCGCCGTCTGGAGTGCGCTCAAGCTGATCAGCGCGACCGCTACCCGGACACTAAGCTGCTCACCGTGGTGGAAACACCTTTCATCCGCGTTATTGAAACAAAAGAAATCACCGCGTGAGTGCCATCGACACCAAATACCTCCGGCAAGTCGACGAGATGGCGGAGAAGATGTACACGAAGTACTGTGAAGCAGTCGGCGGCAAAGCCTTCAACGGTGATCCACTGCCAGCGTGGAAAGACTTTGTATCGGACGAGAAGAAGCTCAAACAGGTCGTGGCTTGGCGCGAGGTTGCCAAGCTCTTTGCGACCGACTACGAGCACGTTACCCGTGAAGAAGACCCTGACCTGACTGTGGCTTACCTGTGCGGCTTCCATAAGCGTGACGATCTGATCCGGCAGCTGGAAGAAAAATCGGCTCGCTGGGAAGAAACAGCCCAGCAGTACGGTCGCAACTCCGACTACTACTTCGGGCTATTGAAGCGGATTGCTTATCCGTTTGGCGACGAAGCCTGTACTGCCGATGACGGTTCACTGATGGATTCACCTATCATGCTCAAAGTACCGGAACTGGTGAATCGGATGCGTGCCGAGAACACAGCGCTTTACGAATTCATCAACCGCGAGATGGGCATGACCGCGACTGATCCGCGCCTTGATACGCTCAAGAAGCGGATTGTTCAGCTATCTTCAGAAGCTAATTGACGAATAAAGTTGACGGCACTTGAAAAATTGTATACAACGTCTACGAAAGCTAAACACCATGAAAGTCACCGAATTCAATCCTAACGATCTCAAGCTCAAAGCGCACAACAAAAGCCCCAAACCGATGGCCCGGCTGAAGCACTCGCTTTACGCACTCGCGAATCCCAGCAAGCAGGCCGCTGCAACCGTTCGTGGACTCCTTCGCCGCAAACCGCTGTGAGCAACTACACTGACACCTTGTTAGCGCAACTCATGGCGGAAATCGACTATGAGCGCGAAGTAGAACGTTGATCAATCTGAGCCTGCCTGATGCAGAGTCAATTTTTGCGGTTTCCTGACTCTAAACGCCCTGCGAAGCAGAACCGCGTCAGCAGTGCGCATTAGGCAGGCTCGCTTTTTAATATGTCAACTCGTAGACAAAGACGCGATAAGCGCACTATGTTCCGCGCTCGGATGCGCCAGCACTGGACGCGCTTTGGCTATGGCATCAAGGACGACCCGGACGAAACGTACGTCGCCGAACTGCTTGATACGCTGAAGCCGCCGAAAGATGCGTATCATCAGCTGAACAAGATTCTGAATTTCGGCCTTCTGTACGGCATGAGCAGCACGCAACTGGGACAGCAGGTTTTTAATGCGGGACTGGATACAGCTGAGCAAGCACTGCGGGAACACGCAGCCCGTTACCGCTCAATACTAGAAGTTGATCTTGATGAACCTGAAACGCAGTACTGACGTTAAGCGCAAGTGGCGCAACTTGGACGACAGCGTCCGGGAAAACCCGGATGAGTGCTACGTTTTAGACTTGCTGGATGATCTCAGGCCGCCGGTCACATTTTCACTGATGGACGGCTTCCCACCTGACGCAGTGATCAGCTTTCTGCCAAATGAGTCTGCATGCAAGACGTTTGTCGTAATTAAGAACCGCCGCCGTGAATAGCCATAAGAAACACGTTACATGCCAGCGCCGTCTGCACGCCCGCTTGAGTAAGACGTGGACTGAGCACGCTGTCGGCTTGTCGGATGACCCGTCCGCCGGATACGTGGCTGATTTGCTTGATACGTACGTTCCACCTAAACCTGCCCCGCGCAAGCTGAAGGCTACTTGGAGTTATGAAGCAGACCAAGCCCTCCAGCGGATGTACGCAATTCAAGCTGACAATTTGCTCTCAGCCGCGTTGCGGCAATCGAACGCTGCAATTATTCACGATTCAGTGTACGTCAGTCCGGGAGTATCCATAACCGAAGTCGACAGGACTGAAGGTGTTGTGATCTGGGAGCGCATGGCGGGGCCGGAACTTGATTTTACGATCACGAGCACGCCGATCATTTAGTTCAAATTTAATGTTGACGATGAAACCTACTTCGTATACAACATCACTATGTCCGATCACATCCCACCTGAACTAGCGGCCAAGATCGCTGTCAACCGGCCCGGCTGGTTCGCGCTCAGACACCATGAAGGCTGGTGGGTCGGCACCGCCAAAGGCGTTACCTGCTACCGCGACATGGAACTGGCCCGCTATGCTTTGACGATTGTCTGGCAGTGTGAAGGTAGCCGGAGCATTGATTACAAGATCGTACCGTTCACCGAAGACCCGGTCAAAGCTAACGGTGAACACACCCCGAAATATTCCGCGATTGAAGCGATGAACCGCTGCAAAGCAAAATCATGACACCCGCTAAACTCCAAAAGCTGCCCAAATGGGCACAAGATGAATTCAACGCACAGCAGCGCCAGCTGGAACTTCAGCGTGCGCTTTGCTGGCCGAATGAGCCTAAGCCGGTTCCGTATACAAGCGAAGAGATCATCGAACTCATCTCCGCCAAATTCAAAGACCGCTACGCCAAAGGCAGTGTACTCGTCGGCTGGTTTGCCAACGGAAGCCTGTCCATGAGCGTCGGCAGCTGTGTCAGCAAAGGCTGCTCAAGCGGACACTATCACAGTGTAGGCAGTACGACGGAAGCGTCGTCTCAAGGCTGCGGCATAATGTATGCTACACGTCGTGAAGCCTACCTAGCTGCCCGCTGGCAGCTGTGCCAGAACATGGCTGAGATGCTGGCCGCCCTCGACCGCAACGCCAACAGACCGGAGGTTCCATGAGTGTCTGGGCTGACGCGGAATCGGCTGCTGGCTGGGCTGCCATTACCTGCAAAATCCGTAAAGCGGCTCGTCGTGCCCGTCTGATGTCGTACGCTTTTGGAGGAGCGTGCCTGCTGATGTTTGGCTGGGCCAGTGCGCAACTTTGGCTGCTACCTGTGACCGACGACAGTGTGCTGAGTGTTCTGGTCAACGTCTTGATCGGCTGGATCAACTACCGCAGCTACCACTGGAACTTGCGCAATCAGGAACTCTGGCATCAGGCGCAGTTCCATGCCGAGCGTATGAAGTTTGAGGATCAACCGCGCTGGTCGTACCACAATGAACAACTGGATGCGGTGCTCGCGTCCGTGAAAAAGCGTTGATCTATGAACAAAAACAACATCAACAACCCGCCGCTCTATCGGACGACGATCGGCGGACGTCCGGCAATAGAGTGGCACACAACCATCATGCTTGCTCGCGTCCACAGCATCGCATGGATCATGCTGGTGCCTACGCTGTGCCTGTTCCTGTACCTCGCTTGGCGCTGCTACCGCTGGCAAAACTACGGTGGAGCGCTGTTCGGTGCCAGCATCTCCGGCCTGCTGCTCTGGATAAACTTCGTCGGCTTCCATGCCATCTGGCTGTGCAAACGTAACCGGATTGACTGGTGCCGTAACTGGAACAAGCAGAGCGCATCATGTGATGAATCTGGACGCGGACATTGACCGCTATATCGACGAACTGGCAACGCCAAAGGAAGTGCTGAAGAGACAGCTTGTTGTATACATTGATGATCTATGTCGAGCCGGTTATCCGATGACAGACGTGCAAGTGAGCAGTCCGCTCACTTGGCTCCAATACGTGCAGACGACTACCGACAAAATTGATTTCGCTATGTTTGACCTAATTCTGGCTCAAGCCCAAGCAACTTATGAATATCACATCTCCCGCTGACATGCTCGCCCTGCAAGGCGATCGTGTGTTGATCTTCCAACGTGACGATCAAAATGAACTGTGCCACGTGGATACCCTTACCATCGTGCGTGTGATCGACTTTGACCGGAAGAGTCTTCGTCTTGTCAAACGTGATGGCAAGGTACGGCTGCCGGACTGGGAATTCACACAGAAGTTGGCTGATAAGCTGCGCCCGGCCCGCGAGAACAAGGAAGGCGCGAAGTGGGAAGTAACCTTAAAAGCTGCGCAATAACAGATGAAAACGTTCAATTTTCAAGTCGTTGGCATCAGCCATAAACAAACTCAGTTTAGCACCGCGCAAGTTAAACGCGGTGATCGGCTCACGCTCACACTTGAGCCGCAAAACACGTACGATGCTCGGGCTGTCGCTGTCCTCAAAGATGGTGTCCAGATCGGCTATGTGCCTAGAAGCTATAACAAGGACATCCATGAAGCCATAAAGGTGCGTCCGACTGACGTAGATTGCTGTGTTGAAACGGCGTGGCACGCTGGTTGTTGTGTAGTTGTAAGCATCAAAGATGTCAGTGACTAAAACAGGTATGACCCAACAAGAAACCAGCCCTCATGCTATGGTGGACGAGCGACAAGTAAATTCAGCCGTTTGCTCTGCTACTGCACTAGAAAGTAAAACACGTAGCATCTCTCCTGAGCAGCGTGCTAAGCTATCGGCTGCACTGAAAGCGAAGTGGGCCAGTGGAACCAGAAAGCCAACGCCGAAAAGCGCCTATCTTAAAGCTGCTCCCAAAATTAGCGCGGCCCTAACTGGAATTGTACGCGGCCCTTTGACGGCTGATCGAAAAGCACATCTTTCAAAGGTACTTTCGGGTCGCGTATTACGGAAAACGCCACACTCAGAAGCTGAAAAAGAGCGCTTACGTCAAACGCAGGCAAAGTACGCTAAAATAAATGCTACTCCAGAAAGAGCGGCACGTATTGCGCAATCCCTGAAGTCTTCCAAAGTCGCCGCCGACGCCCGTGAAAAAAGCAACTGGCACGAACTAGCTGAGGCAGCAAGAGCCATCAGTCCGCTTACAGGCAGATTTGAAACAAACAACCGCGCCATAGTTTGGTTTTTACGTTCTCCTTCAAATGTTACGTACCAGTTTCGGAATTTGGCCCACTTTATCCGAAACCACTCTGAGCTATTCACTGAGTATGAACTTGGTGTCGTTAACAGATTTGGTCGTACACGAGCGCAGGGAGGACTTTCGCAACTGTCTCCGCATAATAAACATGCAAAAGGCTCGTGGCACGGATGGACGTGGAATTCTGTAGCTGAGTAGGCGTTTAATTATGGCAACGAACTGCCCGCGATAATAAGGAAGGCACGAAGTGGGAAGTAATCTTGAAATACCAATGAGTCGAGCAAGCATTGAAACGTATCAGAAGATAACGTATGACGGCACGCTGTCAGAGCGACGCTGGCAGGTCTACTCTGCGCTCTGGAAGCATGAGGAAGAGCGTCCAGACCTTGGGTTGACGCATAATGAAATATCTAAGCTTGTTCTGTCCATGTATACATTTCCAGATGGCTATCGCAACAATACGGTGGCGCGGCTGTGTGAGCTAGAGAAGCAGGGTGTCGTCAGACGCGTCGGCGAACTGACATGCCCTGTAAGCAAGGAACTGTGCACGACGTGGAAAACGTGCGACAGCCTGCCAAAGCAGGTTACCCGTGAGCATAAACGCCGTTTTTTCATCGTTGTATACCCAGAGGAACTACGTAAAAAGGGCTACGTATACCGCGTAAAGGCGAAAGCTGAAGCAGCGCACGCTGTGTGCCCTAATAGTACTTTAATTGAGGTTGAGGAAGTTGTAACCCGTAAACGCAGTCAACCGACCAGATAAGCTACGCATAAAAATGAAAATCAGTGCCCTCATGCGCGAACTGCGCCGCATCAAGAAGGAGCATGGTGACATCGAAGTCACCTGCACCCACTCTGTTCTTCCTGAGAAGAAGTTTGAGATTTTTGAGACAACCGTGGAACACACCGAAGTCCACAAACACCCCACCATCGGCGAGTGTGTTCGCCTTTGGCTCTAGGAATACGTATGGCAAGAATGGATAAAACGTCACCGCACGATGAGTGCAAAGACAACTGTGAAGAGTGCAACAACCAATGTGAACGTGACACGCCGGAGTTTGACGATCTGATCGGGTACGCGCTCACTGGCGCTGGCGATACGGCGGTCACCTCAGCGGAAGGACACCTCATCGTGTTCGGCGTCGATAAAATTCCGGCTGTCGTAACCCGCCATCGTGGCTGGATGGTTTTTGAAGTTCACCTGCTTGACGTGATGAACGCCGTTCCGTTGGGTATGAGCTACCTCTTCGACAAACCTACGACTGAGCGCTGGAACAAGGTGCTTGTAGACAATGCTGAACAGCTGAAGTTGCACGGTATCGAATCAGCCAAATACATCGCAAACTGGCCGGACAAACTGACTGACAGAACCGACGGTGTGTTCGGGTCGGGCCGCGTGCTTGGCGTGCGCTTGCCTGCCGCAGCACGTGCCGAGCTTGCCACTATCGTCAAAAAGTTAATGGCGGAAGGCGCTGATATACCTACGCTTCACGAAGCCGCAGCCGCTGTCTATGAAAAGCACGCTGAAGAGATCAAGAAAATATCAGGTGACGAACCGGAGGATAACTGATGAAAGAGAGTAACCTTCAACGCTTTGTTCACTGGCTCGTGCTCCGGCTGCATCCACAGCTAGCGGCCACGCGTGCCGACCTGCTCCAGCAGAACAAAGCTATGGCCAAAAAGCTGAACGCGCTACGTGATGAAAACAAGGAGTGGTACGCCCGTTGCATGTCTGCTGAGCAGGCCCTGCGGGCCATCCGCAGCGACATGAAAAAGTCCATCGAACTCCGCGACAAAAACCACGGAACCAACATAAGCTGGTATGCCTAAAATAAATAGCAGCAGCCGCGCACGCGGCAGTAACCGTGGCGGCGTTGGTGGTGGCTATGAGCGCACCGATCCTGACTGGGACAGCACCCGGATCAAGCGGCTGCGGGAAGAGTATAACAGCCTCGACGTACGCTGGCGTAAAACGTACCTGAAGGGCTTGAGCAAATCCGATCGAATTGCCGTTCTAAACATTAACGAATTATGATGAACCTATCATTAGACAAACAACAAAAGGCCGTTCAAACCGAAATTGAACTGGCGAAACAAAACATTCTCGGCATCCAGAGTCTAAAGCAGGCTGCTGAAGAAAAGATCAAGGTGTACGATCAGGACATCGGCAAGCTCGAAGGCAAGATCGACCGCTTGCAGAGTATCCTTGCCGACTTCGATCGGGCTGCATCATCAGCCGCACAAGAACTGGTAAACATAAACACGCCGACTGTGCCTATGCCGGGGTGTGCGCGTGTTTTAGCACTGAACGAGCGGCCACCTGTTCCTCAGTTTGATACGCTCGCGGAAAGCTCCGCGCCTGCCGCACCTGCCGCACCTGCCGCACCTGAGCCTGTCGTTGCGTCAGAGAGTGCGCCGGATGCGCCGTTCGAAACGTTAAAGCCGAGAGCACCCAAGAGAACGGCAACGACGCCTGAAGTACGTGCGGCGTCTTGTAAGTGGATGCAATCTGGCGAACAAGGTCGCATCAAGTACCTGACTACGTTGTTCACGATACTTGGAAATCGTAACGCCCGTAAGAAAACTTACTTCGCCGCGAATGACGCTACCATGTGGTCTTTGACCTTCCTCTGCTTTGCATGGTCAAAACTGGCTGCTAATCGGCAGCACAAGCTCATTCAAGCATTAAACGAATATACTGCTTGGATGGGTCGTCCGTACAAAGTTGCACCGCCCACCGGTCTTATCCGTTTACGCCACTTGGATCGTCTTGAACTCGGTATCAAACTGACTGAATCAGAGGGTTCTTACTTTATCACCGTTCAGCCTGAAGCGAAGAAATTCGGACTGTCTGCGTTTGTTCAGGCTGGGTTCGTACTCCACACTCCGTTAGCGAATACCGACAAGCTGCTAGGCGACAATTTTGTGCCGAAGCACTGCATCAACGCGTATGCCGCCAGTCGCGGGCTTCCTGAAGGTTGGCAACCGCGCATGGGTGAGTGTATCGCGGTGGTTGACTACTACTGGGAACTGCTCGACCTTATTCCGCCGAAGCACGCGCCGTTAGGCCAAAAAACCATGCTACCGGCAGCTAAGTAACGCGACCATCGTTCAAGTTCATATACGTCAAAAGCCGTGCGATCTCTGTGATCCACGGCTTCTTTTGTTGGACGTAACCCAAGAGCTTCTGCGCTTCGCGTTCATAGAGGTTACCATACCATTTGAAGTGATGCGTTTGCGCCGTCTTTTTGAACGGGATCGCGCTCCCGACAATCTTATGGTGACCCGAGGTGACAGCAATGTCTGATCGCGCCAGCGCTACCTTGACTGTCCACGATTGTTGAATCCGCTTGGTCACAGTACCGATGCGCGGGAACTGCTGCCAGATGGAAGGCTCCATAGTCAAAGCCGGTGGGATCGTACCGTTCATCGTTATCCGGTCGACCAGTTCCGAGGTGACCCATGACGCGCTCTCCTTGGCACAAGCCGCTACTACGTCGTTTAAGTTACGGTATCCCGGTACGACGACAAACTCATCCGTGTCGTGCGGAACGTACCAGTCATCCGGGCCAAGCTGCTGCCGGACATGGTTGAAGAAAGCCAAGTCCTTGTTGTTCTCGAACACACCGTCCATCCACGGGATCAGCACCGCGTCGTACGCTTTTGAGCAGTCAGCCAGCAAGTCCCAGTGAGGATTGTCACGACCGCTGTATACACCCCAGTAAAAGCGACTCACGCCCCACTCCGTGTAATGCTTGTAGAAGTGGTGCAGCAGGACGGGATCGACTCCCCGATTCATGTTTCCAACAGCGACGATCATGCGCTAAATACTGTTCTGTTAGTTAATAGAACATGGAATACGAACGCTCCTACAACCGGCCCTCCCGCCGCCAGAGCATCCTCATCGTTCTGCTTTGCGCGGGCATCGGCATGCTCTTGATCCTGCTGGCTTTTCTGCAATGCGTTATCTGATCCTCATCGCCTCCTGCGTCAAGAACGCCGACCGGCGGGCCGCGCAGCGGGAGACGTGGCTGACCAAGCTGCTGCCAGACATGACGCCGCTGTTCTACGTCGGGCACGGCGCTAAGGTCGACGAGCCGAATACAGTCCAGCTGTACGTGGAGGACAACTACGAAGCGCTTCCCCATAAAATGCACGCAGCAGTCAGCTATGCGGCAGCCAATTTCACGTTCGACTACATGTTCCGGGTTGACGACGACACCTATGCCGTACCGGCACGGTTCGATAGTCTGTTCTGGCAGCCGGGAATGGAGATGATCGGCGGTGACATCATGTCCGAGCATCAGTGGAGCACAGGCGGAGCCGGACTGATGTTCAGCCGACGGCTGGTCGATTGCATGGTAAAGACACCGCCGCGTACACCTTGCCCGGATTGCGACGATGGCTGGGCCTGCGAGGTGGGCCGGAAGAACAAGGCCAAGTTCTATTGGACGCCGCGCTTGCAGCATGAGAACAAGCCGTTGCCCCATCCCCGGAACGACATGGTGACCGGTCATCACCTCAGCCCCGACGAGATGCGTCGGCTGCACCGCACGTTCTACCCCACAGATTGAAATAATTTGTTGACGGATCAGAAGCCAAAGTGTATACACTTCAGTCTGATTACGTCATGAGCGATCTCACCAAAAAGCCTACGCAACGACCCAGCTGCAAGCATACCAACAAAGTTGATGTAGGCAGTTCTATGGAAGGCATGGGTACAGTTGTTGTGTATTGGTGTCCAGACTGTGGCGCGTTGAAGCGCACAATGACCAACTGGAGATACACCGACCACCCGTGGATTAAACCTAAGAACACGTGAACCAACTCATCGCCCACCTCGTCGGAGATTACATTCTTCAGTCCGATTGGATGGCAGCCAACAAGCGCAACAGCACGCTAGCCTGCGCTGTCCACTGTCTCTGTTACACGTTACCGTTCATCCTGCTTACCCACTCGGTGTGGGCTTTGCTCGCCATCTACGGCACGCATTTCCTGATCGACCGCTTCGGGCTGGCCCGCTGCGTCATCTGGGCCAAGAACCATATCGGGCCGAACGGTTACTATCCGTGGAACGAGTGCCGCATGACCGGCTATTACGACGAGGAAGTCTGTCCCGTATGGGAAGGTAAGCCTAAGCTGAAGTCCGACATCAAGCCGATCTGGATGCGCATCTGGTTGCTGATCATTACCGACAACACTCTCCACCTACTTTGCAACGCACTCGCGCTCGCCTACCTTGCATGAATAGCCTTGAACAACAAATCACGGACGCTGTAAACAAATACGCCAACACCGCGCCGATCGCGCCGGAACATAGAAGCGAGATCATCGCCGCTATGCTGAGCGGGATGAGTTTGCTCTGTTACTGTCAGGTCGCTAACGACGGCAACCCTAAGATCACACCGCACAAACTGAACGCCGCCGTACAGGCTGTGGCCGCTCAGATGAATCTGTCCAAGGATAAAATCCGTCCCAGCTGATACCTACGCCCTACGACGAAAAACAGAAGATGGAGCGTTTAGCTGCGCTGGACGGGTTCACGCAGGTAACCCAAGAGCCGACCGGGTGGTGGGTACAATGTAAACACTTACCTATATGAGTACTGAAATCAAAGAAGCCCAGATCGCCATCAGCGACGGCAAGATCGCCCTGTTCGGCAGCCGCATGGGCTACTGCGGGCCGGTGGTGCAGGACTACGTTCCGTTCGAGGATGAGGCCAGCGCCATCGCCGAAGCTCGCGCTCGCCTTGAAGCGGAAGGCTACACCGTTGACCCGGAGATCAGCCGTCCGTACATCACAAGCATGCGCGTCAGCTACAGTCGGCGTAAATGAGTTGAAGCGTAACTGTGGAAGCTCAGACAGGGTAGTAAGCTACGCCGCCACGACTGGAGCGACCTTGACGGGCTAAACCGGTATTGACGTAATCATCCATCGCCCGCTGAAGTGCTAGTTTGTACTGTTTACCGTAGCTCGCGATGGTGCTGAAGGATAGCTGCGTGCCCAGATAGGACGACAGCGTCAAACCTTTGCCTTCACCAAGTCTGCCGTTCAATTCAAGGTAAGGTTCTGCAAACCGGCTGACGTTGGATCGCGGCTTAGGTCTATAGTTCGGTGCGACCAATTCCGCTGGACTAACGTCCGGTGACGGTGCGTCGAGATCGCTTTCAAGTAGCCGGTTTACGATGATATTCGCGCTCACGCCTTAACTACATGTATGTAGTTCATGCCTTACGAATACAACGCGAAAGTAAACAAAGTGGTGGATGGCGATACGATTGAAGTCGACATCGACCTTGGATTCAACGTGCGCCTTGCCGACCAGAAGGTGCGCTTGCTAGGTATCGATACGCCGGAAAGTCGCACCGCTGATGCCGTTGAGAAGGTCTTCGGGCTGGCCAGCAAGGATTTCGTGAAACACTTCATCGAGAGCGCGGACAACTGGATCGTCCTGCGCACGCACAAGCTAAACGATGACAACGAAAAGTTTGGCCGCCTGCTGGGCGAGGTCATCCATCCCAAGACCGGCAAGGTGCTCAATGAGGAACTGGTCACGAATGGATTCGCCGTGAAGTACATGGGTGAAAACAAGCTGGATGTCCGCCCGCAGCACCTGATCAATCGTAAGCGTCTCATCGACGCCGGTCTGGTCAAACTGACCTACAAGCAGGCTGGGATCACGGGATAGTGTAGTCGATAGTGATGTACTCCGCCGTCTTGGGCGGTATGCTTTCTACATCCACTTGGATTTCGCCGTTCTGCCCGTCGATGCGCGTGACTCGTGCGTCTACACCCGGCATGGCTTGTCGCACTACCCGCTCAATCGGTTCCCGCGCCGTATGGACAAAGTCCATGTAGAATAACTGGCCGGAAGGTACGCTCATGGGTTGAACTGAGAGGATGTCGGTCAGATCAAACACCATCTTGCTGTACATCCTGCTCACATTCACCGTAAAAAGGCATTTAGCGCATACGCGCCAGTACTTGTAATGCTTGACCGTATCCTTCTTGGTCTTCCGGCAGAGCCACTCCTTCTTGATCGGCTTCTCCGCCACGTCACCGCACCAGTCGCAGGTGCAGGCTTCGATGAGGCGATCAACCTCGATCAGGTAGTCTTCGTATTCAGCTATGGCGTGCATGTATACAATAGAACTGGATTCTGGGGGTCAATTCAAGCAGTAGTTAGGACATGATTAACGACACGCCTATTGGTTTTGCTCAAGTAGATCACAGCGCCATGCTGACCACGCTGGATGTCAGCACCGTGGCCGATCTTGCTATTGCACTGGCTGAAACTGACCCGGTTCGCATCGTCATCCACGGCACGTTGACCGGCACTGACGTTCTACCGGTTGCCTCGAACAAAGTCATCGAAGGCGATGCGGCGGTGCTGGATGGCATCCAGCTGAAGCTTGATCAGGCGGATAACGTCACGCTCCACAACGTCACGCTCCTGAACGCTGCTGACAACGCCATCCTGCTTAGCGGCGCGACGAACGTTTGGATCAATCGCTGCACCCTTTCTGACTCCGCCGACTTGCTGATCGACATCACCAAAGGCTCGGACAATGTCACCATCTCCTACTGCAAGTTCTCCAGCAGCGGCACTGGCAGCGCAGGTCATTACGCTATCCTGATCGGCAACGAGGAGAACTCCACACTCGATGTCGATAAGCTGCATGTGACCATCCACCACTGCGTGTTCACCGGCAAGCTCATGGAACGCATGCCCTCTGTGCGCTACGGCAAAGTTCACATCTTCAACAACTACTACAACGTTGATCCGACTGGCTGTGCTAACTGTATACGTTGTCGCCTGTTCGCGGAACTGCTGATCGAGAGCAACTACTTCCATAATTCCGTCAATCCCTACGAGAAGTTTGTATACAATGATAACGTCATCTGGGGCAAGGCACGCGCCGTCAACAATGCGTTTGCCAAGGTGCGCTGGACGCACAGCACCAAGACGACGTCGGGTTGGCGCGTCCGTCCCAATGAACTGGACGATGTCTTCACGCCCTCCTACAACTACGAGCCAGATGACCACGGCACTCTCCCCGGCCTGCTGACAACGGCAGGAGCGCAGTAAGCAAAAAGGCCGCCGAGCGTATCGGCGGCCTTTGTGTTTGGTATTCGTTACACCGCGACAATGCTCAGTGGTTCGCTGAACAGAGCGTCAGCAGGAATCTCCCCGTTGGCAGGCATGTCCTTGAAGTAGGACTCGGCAGCCTTCTCGGGGGCGATGATGGTGAAGCCTTTCTTCGGCTCGCCGACGATGCGGACAAGGCCGGTGTGTTTATTCCAGCGCATGACGTACAAGCCGGGCTGGGTGATCTCGCGATTGCTGATTTCGATGTTTTGCATGAGGTTAGCGGGTGGCGGGTGGCGGGGTTCCGGCCTGTGTGCTGCGCATGATCGCGGCACGTTGAGCGGCCTGTTGAGCTTCAGCCTGCTGGCGCTGAGCTTGCTGCTGCATATCGATCCACTTGTCCATCGGGATGCTGAACTTGAGCAGTTCAGGCTTCACCGGGATCAGGTGGACGGTCGAGGCAGCCTTGTTTTCGACGACGGCGTTTTCGCCCACGAACACGTGGAGCACGCCTTCGCTCCATTCAGACTGTTCGTCGAGCCGGTACAATATGGTTCGGATCATATACCCCTAAGAACGGATTGTTTAGCTTTTGTGGCGGGTTTATCTGCACCTTTTTGCTTTTCTTCAGCCAGCGCAGGACATCATCGCGCACTAGCTCGTCGGTGTCAGGAAAATAGGTATAGTTTTCACCGTTGAACTTGATCGCGCCGGAGAAACGGGCGATCGAGAACTGGGTATGGCTCACCCCGGCGATCCCGTAAGGTGTCCGCTTGTGCAGCCCGCAGTCAGCTACGTCAGTGAGTCGGCTGGTCATACTTCAGTGCTCCCGGTTGTTGATGGGTTTTCGGCCACGCCCGATATACCGCCAAAACCACTGGTGTGCTTCTGCCAATGCAGTTCATCGCCGCACTTGATACAGATCGTGTTGAGCGCTTCATTGTAGGCCCAAACTGTACCGATTTCACGGGTAGCGATTCCATTCGGGAAATACGTAAAATGGCAATTCATACCGATCTTCCAGCCGCCGGGTATCACCGGATCGTCTTCGTCTACATCGCGGCCACAATCCGTGCAGCGGTTCTTCATGCCTTCTTCCGTACCATCAATACCAAGGTTTACGGTACGATCAAACCACATCTCATCACTGCCGCAAACAGGGCAGTGCCAGTGATTGTGCCCGGTGAACTCGGACAATTCGACTTCACCGCACGGCGAGTCACCGATTGCTGCGACTGTGACGGGGCTAAGCTCATGCTCCAGCCAGCCATCGGAGCGGAATCCTTCCTCATCCTTTACGGCATACTCAAGTCGGCTCAGGCGCTGGTTCCACCAGACGCCCTCAACAACACCTGTGAAGTGCTCGCTATCCGGTGAATCGACCGGTATGACGCGCACTCTATCGGTTACAGTGAACTGTGGTTTTTTCATATCAATATTCATCCCAGCGTACACAGGGTAAGAACTCACACTGTTTCAGCGGAATCGGTTCGCTCGGCGTTACGTTCGGTATTCATAAATCAGGGTTTCTCCAGCATCTGGAAGATCGCGTCGGCATCGCGCTCGACGGCTTCCTGTGCGTTGTTAAGAACCGTATGGGCGCGGGCTTTGAGCCGGTCACGGATCGGGCCTTTATACAGGCGCGAGAGAACGGCAAGGATCGCTGCTTCCGCCAGCATCGGATGCTTGCTCACGCTCTCCGCCCACTTCATGGCGTCATTGGAACGAGTGTCTACACTCCCACGCGCTCTGGTATCTGGCGTTGGATCATCCTCGTCCTCGGTGTCCTCCGCTTCCTCTTCAGCCAGCTGCCGACGGAACGTCTCCACAGCCTTGCTGATCTGGGCATCCGGCTTGAACGGTGTCACTGTCTCTTTGGCCTCCGATTCCACGTAGCCTTGCAGCTGATGAGGTGCAGGCTCCTTATACTTCATGCTGTTAACGGCGGTGCGGTTGGCGATCCACCATGACGCATCGGTGACCTTCGTCAGCTTGGCCTTCTCCGCTTCCGGCCAGCGCAGTGCCAGCATGTCATCGCGGATGGTCACCGCCCACCTGATCTGCTTGAACGTGCCGACAAGTACAGGCAGACCGCGTGTCACGAACGGACTCTGGTCGAACAACTCTTCCTGTACAGGGCGGTCATCAGCGTCGGGCACATTGGCCGTCGGCGGCCCGCTCTTCAGCTTGGCTAGGATTCTAGGATCGATACTCATGCGCGGTGTTATTCTCCTGCCTTGGAAGGCTCTTCAACTTCTTTTGGTACTTCGATCTTGGTTCCGCAAAACGGGCAGTGAGTTGCCAGCATGGCGGTTGGGCGGCGTTTCTGCCCCTTCGGCGCTTTGGTGTCATCGATCCACCCGGTTGCGATGATCGGCACAAGCGTGAAGCTCGGCACCAGAAAGGTTGCGCCGACGAGTCTCAAGTTCATCTCACGCAGCTTGGTGTTCGTCTCTTCCCAGCACTTGCAGTTCATGCTTTGCCCTCCGCGTCCTTGGCCTTCAGCCATTTGAACAGTTCATCGTTCTGCTGCAAATACGGGTAAAGGCGATCAGGCAGGCGCTCGCCGGTATCTGCCCAGAGATCAACGAAGCCCTGCCGCTTGGCGTGCGGTTCTTCGCCGGGCTGAAGGTCGCGGCGGATGACGGCGCGGCGCTGGCCCGTAGCAGGGTCATCGGCCCAGTCAACGCCGTGCTCATGGGTGGCGTGCGTTTCCGGCTTGATGTTCTCCGGGATCGGGCCGAGGTCTTCGCTGGGATAGGCGGTACCGTAGACACTGCTGACTTCTTGGTGAATCTCCTCATCCAGAAACTCGTTGCCGAATTTGGTGCGGATACCGATGAAGCTGTACTCGCCGTTAAACACGGCAAAGCCGAGATTGCGTGTGCCGACGCGGTAGATATGACCTTTCTTGCAGTCTGCTAGGGGAATAGTGTTGTTCGTCATGGTGATGTTGTATACAGCTTTTAGCTTGCCGTCAACACCAATAAATAAAAATGTGGGGCCGTGATCCACCGTTTTGGCGCAGGCAGCTTAACAGTCATGCTGCCACTCCCCAAGCCCGGCCCCACGGCTTAGCTTTGGTTATGAATGTCACCGGAAACTTTGCCGCCCAGTGAGCGTCGCACGGTGGTCGTCGACTCAAAATACACGGCAGACTGTACTAACAGCGCTCAGTCCCAGCGCCCACGCGCCTACTGGCGAGAAGATGTGTCCGCTGCCAATTCCTGACGCAGTCGCTGGCTGTACGCGTTGCACGCGTTAGCTTCCAGCAGCGTGACGTTGTCAGGATCAGCGTTGAAATCGTAGTTCTGTCCGTGAGCGCGGGTCGAGAGCGCGGTCAGCGCGGTGTACAGCTTGGTGGCCAGCGCAAAGTCCGTCTGCTCAATCGGTACATGGGTGTTCGTGAATGTGTCCGCCGGGCACGGATAAACCGTACCACGCACATCCCGGATGATGTAGTCGCCCGGACGCGCCGTCAAAAGCACTCCCACTGTTTTGATGTTCAGTCGGATGTCCAGCCGTCCCTCATGCAGCAAGTCCGGCTCTTTCGTCACCCACGCTGTGCCTTTTGCAAACATGTCCACAATCCAGTCCGGGTCTTCCTTTTGGTCAGGCCCACCCGTCCACTGGAACGCTTCAACCGCCGATTGTTTTTTCACGTAAGTCATACCCGGTACTAGAACAGATTAAATAGTTTTACAGTTTTTGTACTTTTTGGTGTTGACACGCTTATAGACAGTGTATACAGTCGCCAACGTCTGGCCGATTAAACCTGCAATTCCGCAGCTTAGTGTCAGGTCGGATTTTATACGCATGAACAAACTAAAAATAAAAGTAACCTACGTCGAGCCATTGCTCGGATCATCCAACAACAACCCCTACATTCTCGAAGAGCACCGCAAAGCCGGTATCAGCGAGATGAAGCTCGCCGAGGAACAGGTAGCCATCAAAGCGCCCGCAAAAAGCGCGGACGTGGCGGAGGCTGAGGCTGATGAAGCGCTCACCAAGCAGACCACCGTTTTTCCCCGCAACCCTGACGGCAGCATCTTCCGCTGGGACTACCAGATTCGCGGTTACTTCAAAGAAGCGATCAACGTCGGCATCGAGACGGGTGCCGAAGAGGTCGGTGAACTGTCCAAGTGGACGATCAAGAAGGCGGTCGACAGCTACCTCTTCATCACGGAACGCCGCGTCAATCTGCTCAACGCCGACGGTACGCCGTGCCAGAAGGTCGGCCTGCTCGAACGTCCGCTGCGGGCCGAGACGATGCAGGGCACGCGCATCTGCCTGTCTCGTTCCGAGGTGCTCCCTGAAGGTACGAACTACACCTGCACCATCAACTGGCTACCGTCAGTGAAGAACAAGAAGACCCTGATCGACGAAGGCGTCATCCGCTGGGCGCTTGATTACGGCATGCTCAAGGGTGAGGGTCAGTGGCGTAACGGCGGCTTCGGTCGCTTCACCTACGAAATCCTGAAGTAATTCCCACGAGCGGTCGGTTGACACTACCGACCGCTCGTATGCGGCAGGCCCGAGTGTCTACAGATAATTCCTAAGCACTGCATATCTAGGTTCTGTAAAGGCATAGCAACGCAACGGCATAGCAACGCAGCGCCTAGGCACCGGCAACGGCACAGCCCGGCTATGCTTCGGCACGGCTGCGCTGGGCAATGCGTCGGCTCAGCAAAGCGCAGCAATGCTTCGGCACGGCAGGGCAGCGCTCTGCACTGGCAAGGCGTGGCATTGGCATAGCTGCGCTTGGCATTGGCATAGCTGAGCACTGCGCGGCAGCGGCGCGGCTTAGCAGGGCAACGCTGGGGCAAAGCATCGGCAAGGTCTGGCGATTCTCGGCACCGGCGAAGCTTGGCGCGGCATCGGCGTGGCTGGGCGCGGCATAGGCACGGCATGGCAATGCGACGCGCGGCGTAGCATCGGCGAGGCTTGGCAACGGCAAGGCTTAGCATCGCACAGCAATGGCAGAGCAACGCGATGCTCCGGCGGTGGCTCGGCAAAGTCTGGCTCGGCGAGGCATGGCTCGGCGGCGGCGAGGCTTGGCGACGGCACAGCACGGCAACGCACTGCACTGGCAGGGCAGCGCAAAGCATCGGCTAGGCATAGCTTGGCTCGGCATTGGCATTGCAAGGCTTGGCCGCGCAAAGCATCGGCGCAGCACTGCGCGGCATCGGCGTCGCGTCGCCACGCTCAGCAAGGCTCGGCCCGGCAGTGCTAAGGCACAGCTAGGCAACGCCCCGGCGAAGCACGGTACAGCAGAGCCTTGGCAGCCCAAGATAAACGGCGTGGAGTAACATCCGCGCCGTTTTACTTTTTATCGCGCAACTTGGAATCCAGATAGGTGAGCACCGTGCGCGGATCACGGATTTCCGACTGCTCGCGCTCGAGGGCGAGTCGCCCGACCGCGACGCCGAGGTCAGCCACCGTCTGGGCCGGTAACTGCGCGTTCGCACAGATCATGCGGATCAACTGCTCGTGGTGATCGACGGCCAAGCGCAAGGTCGTCAGCTTGTTGACTGCATCCATGTAGTCCGTGTGCAGCAGTTGGTGCAGCAGTTGGTTGCGCTTCTCCGTCTGAAGTTGCCAGTCGCTGTCGGGCTGTTGATGAGTGTCGTTTTTAGCTGCCATATAGAAACCGGGTGATCGTGCGATAGGGCTGCGCTTTCGTTCTCCCGCTTCCGACCGCCCTACACGATTTTCGCGCTCGCTACAACATCACGTGACGAAGCGCAGCTTCGTCATATCCCCATAACTATTCAAGAACAATCTTTTTGCGCTCCGATCTACCCTTTGAAAGTTCTCTCCTGTATCTGTCATCTCTAATTGGCTAATTAGCGCTATAGTGTCTACAAAACATTTTACAAAATATATTGTTGACACACGCATCTAACTACCTCATACTGCGCACACAGTAATCAAACACTAGATTTATATGTTCAAAGTCAAATGCCGCAACAAGACCACGCAGGAATCGTGGTTCGCCTACAATGGTCAAGCTTTCACCGAGGATGCTGCGAAAGCGCTCGTTGAATCAATGGCCCGCGTCCACCCGGAAGTGGCTTGTGAAGTCGTCCCCGCAAACTCCAACAACTGAACTCCCTATATGCTCAAGCTCAAGATCGCAAAAGTCGTCGGTAGCATCGATGCCTGCTATCCGCTTCCCAAGAAAGGCACACGTATCTCCATATCCCACGATGCGGGTGGTGATGCCTATCTGAACTGGAAGGTCGGCTCTGGCCTTTCCACCTTTCACAAGACGCTTCACGTGCTTCACGCTCGGGTCAGCCTTTACGCTGTGTCCGGCAAGACACTCATGACCTTGGAAGGTGCCGTAGCCAGCACGCATGCTCCGGGAACCCACGTGTTCGTCAAGTTCACCCTCACCTCTGTCTGACCTATGGCCTACGCAAATCTCAATCAACTGCTCGACCGCTACATCGGTGTTCATAACAACTCTGAGCACAAGGGTAAGACCTTCAAGGTGCTTGGTGTCTGGCTGAATAACGGAGGCAATCCTTGTGTTGCTGCCGTACCTGCGGACGCTGCGATCGGATTACCTCGGGAGTTGTGCTATGAGGTCATTCCGAATAGCCGCATCGAAATCTTCTACGTCGGTGACCTCATCTTGCGCTGAACCATGAAAGCTACTCCCTCTAAAGACGGCGCTATGCGCTTCACTATCCGGGTTGAGCACCGTATGGGTGCGGAGGACATCGTTGATGCCTTCTGCTTTCGCTTCATGCGTGATCACTATGAGCACAATGTCCCGAATCCGGCGATGCAGATCGAGTCAGCGCTCAAGGCGTATCGTTCTCGTAAGGCGATCATGGATGTCGTTCTGCGTACCTTGCATGATGAAGGTTCTACCTACTGGACGTGGCATGAACAGCATCCTGAGAGCTACTGCGACATCCTGCGGGAGCAGGTGCGTGTTCTTGTGGCTAAGAAGTTCCCTGAATTGAAATCAAACCGTTAAATTTATGAATACCAATCCTTTATCGGGCTGGCTAGGTATGGCCAGCAAAACTGCTAAAACCGCTCCGCTCACACCGGATAGCTCCAAGATGCTGATCACTATGTTGATGGGTGACAGCACGCCTGAACGGCTGGAAAAGCTGCATCTGGACATGATGACGGTGTTCCCGTATGCGGTCATGTACAAGCGCTTGGAATCCTTCCGGCCTGTCGCCTGCAAGAACATCGACAAGCGTGTGTTGGTGCTCGTGTCTGCGCTCTGTACGTCGCCGGGGCAGGCGGTGCTCTGGGCCTACACCCTCGCTGCCTTGGCGGCCAGCAAGCTCTACACGCTGGAAGACTGGTGCGAAACCTTCCCAGTGGGCACGCCAACTGAGGAAGCCATTAGCAAGCTCTGGGATCACCAGAAGGGTTTCAAGCACGGCATCGAGGCTGATAACCTGCTCGACAACCCTGACTACTGGCCGGAGGTGGCCAATGGCTGAGCAATTCAAGGAGCACGCGTCCAAGTTCGTCATCGTCACCGGTGACGGCTTCTGGGGCACCGGAACTACACTGGCTCGCGCCGCCGCTTCCTGCATCAGTGCGGGCTGCCGTAAGTCCTGCAAGAGCATTGTGGTCTACGCCTACACCGGGCCGGAAGCGCTGCTGAAAGAGATTGGCGTGGACGGCATGGGTGGCATCAATTACCCCTCTGGCGTCACGAGCGTGCGCCTATTCGGGCCGAGCACCAAGATCACGCTCGGTCAACTCTACAACGACGTGGTATCATGAGTTGCGCCACTGGCTACATCCTGAAACCGGATCATTCGGTTGCGTTCTTCAAGTGGGACGGCACCATCGATATTCCTCAGTCTAAAATATTTAGCACCCTTGACGCATTGTGGGCTAGTCCGCGTCTCAATAGCGCAGAGTGTACCTGCGACCAGCTGCCGGTCAGCTGCGACGCGCACGCGGACTACGGCAACGGCTTGAACTTTACGGTCGAAGCCTGCTTCAACTGCAATGCGATCGTCAGCTGGTCGCCTCCCAATTACCACTTTTGCGGTAAACCTGAATGGATAAATAAGAAATAACCTATGCCTGTACCCTATCGCCATCTCTACTACAGTGAGTTCAAGGAAACCGCTCGCGCCGCTGGCCTTGACCTGACCGAACTTGAAGCTCTGCAAGCCAAGTCGAAGGAAGCCTATCTTGCCTATTGCGCGGCCAGCAATGCTCGCCGTGCGCTGGCAGAAAAACTCTTGGCGGAGAACTACGATGCCATCCGTCCCAAGCTGCGTCCCTGCCATCAGAAGCGCTTTGATGAAGCGCGTCAACGTGACCCGCAGAACTGGGCGGACGGCAAGGTCGCTGACATGGGCCTCGAATACTAAATCTCTATGCCTGAACAACAAGACATCGTAAACGATACACGCACGAAGTGGATCAATGACTTTACGGTCGCCTTCGATAAGCAAGGCTGGGACGTCCATTACCTCAAGCGCACCAGCAATCAAACGGAGGACAAGATCGGCTCTCTCGTCTGCATCGAACGCACCGGAGGTTTCCGCTACACAATCGAATTCGTCCGGCGTTTGCTCCTGACACCGCGCCGGATGGCCACGATCATCACCTGCCACAATCCGTACGCTGCGCGGTCAGTCACCCTGCACCTTCAGACCGAGGAGACAATCACGAAGGTGGTCGAATACGCGCTGAACACGCATCAGAAGGAGAAGGACAAGAATGACCGCTTCAAGGCCAATCAGCGCCGGAAAGAGGCCGCTGAGCAGGCGCTCGCCGCCGAACTCAATGGACTGGCTATCCCTAAATGGATCGGCCTACGCCCGAATGTGAGCGAGGACGGTGACCTGACCCACGCCGCTTACCCCCACACGTTCACCGACGGCCCGCTCGACAGCCTTGAACCGTTGCAGGTTCGGGCCTTGATCGAGTTCAGTAACCTGCTCCGGGACAACCTGCCACTGCCTGTCTGGCACGCCGTAGCAAAGCACCCTGTCCCGGCCAAGCTGCACAGCACAGCTATGGACTATAAACCGATCCTGCTCGCCATTCCGGGGCAGGAGACACCTGTCCGTGGCCGCTATGTCGGTACACTGGATGAATTCTTCATGGACGGCAGTCCGTCCGCCCAATCCGTCACGCACTGGATGCCGTTGCCGGAATTACCCTTCAAACCCTTTAGCCAAACGAACTACGCCCAAGAAAATTAGCATGACCTCTACCAAAGCGCTGGACGTCGCCAATACCGTCCTGAAACACATCAAAGAGTACAACGAACTTGCCGGAGTGACAGCGATTCATCTGCCGGTAGCTGAAGAAGTAGCCAAACGGATCGACGCCGCGTATCAGCGCCAAGGTGTGCTGCTCAAGGCGGCCTATGACTTACTCGCCAAGGCGAATGAGTCCAACTACGTCGAGCAGGCCACGGCAATCGTCGTTCACTATGACGGGGCCGACTGCGATGGCAACTGCCTCATGGAAGACATCGCCGCTGAACTTGAGATCGAGGACGATCCTGAAAAAGAAACAGACAACTAAATCGCACAGTATGAGTATTAAACGCAAACCAAACAAAGTCCCCAAACCCGGTGATCGTATTGCCCGCGTATTGCGGAATCGTCACGGAGTTACCAGTGTCCATTCCCGTATGGTGGTCGCCCTCGAGAAGCGCTATCCACGTGGGATTACTGTGGTGTACAAGCGCAAGAAGAATTCGACGAAGTTCTGCCGCTGCTCACTGACCGATTGGAAACGCTGGGCACGTTCAGCCAGTGTCCCGCTCTGGTGATGTGCTATGCTAAAAATAAATGTTGACTGTAACAATCAACTCCTTTTAGTATCAGCACATGATTCAACATGAAAGCAATCAAAACTGAGTTTATGCCTACCGTATCCATCGAATTCGGTTACATCGTCGAAGCGAGTAAACGCAGGGGCGGTGGTGATCCCAATAATCCACTCTATTTGAGTGATTTACCTCCCGTCGGTCTATCCCACGATCTCCAGCAAGCCCGCTGGTTCCCGACCGAGATCGAAGCACGTACCGCTGGCCACTGGCAGCATGGTACACCGAAGTCTGCAAAGAAACTCAACGGCACAATCCAAGTATCTCATTTTTAACATGAAAATCGAAATCAAACTCCCCGATTTAATTCAACTTTCCGTCACCATTGCCAGCGCCGCGCATCGTTCACAAAAGCGCAACAGAACTGAAGAGCCGTATATCATGCACCCAATGGCGGTTGCAATGATGGTACCCGACCGTCTCAAGCCGCTGGCTATCTTGCATGACGTGATGGAAGACAACGTTGCCTACGACGAAGAGCGCTTGCGCACACTCTTGCCTGACGAACTTGTTGATAAACTCTTGTTGCTGACCAAGAAGCCTGATGAACCTTACCTTGATTTTATCCTGCGGGCTGCCAGTGATCCTGATACGCTCGAAGTGAAGCTCAAGGACATTGAGCACAATTCCAGCGACTTGCCGCCCGGAAGCTTGCTCGACAAGTACACTCTGGCCAAGTACATCCTCGAAGGCATCAAAGCGAAAGGCGCACAATGAGCAAGCAAACACCCTATCGCGTTTACTCCGAGCAGCCTCGCTGGAACAAGGTACAGGAGCACTGGGTCATGGATTCCGACAACCTCATGGTTGAAGGAACGCGCCGGACTGATCTGACTGCCGTTCAAAGGCTCTGCGACGATCTGAACACGGCCATGCTCAAACAAACTTCGACGCACACCGGTTTTCGGCACACGGTTCGCGGCAAGTGTGAGAAATGCAATACGCCGACCAACTGGCGGATACAGGTAGTCGATCGTCATGCGTACTGGTGCGGTTGCGACTAACCTTATTTATCTATGATTATCAAGAGCTTAAAAGAACTAGAGGCTCCCAAGTGCGAGCACTGCGGCGACGTAAAACGGGAACTTGTTGCCTTCTCGTGGATGCTTTCTGCGCAGGTGAAGACCTATACCCTCACAAAAGATACCTGTGACGCTCTTACTAAGCGTCTGGAAAACAGAAACTTGTCAGACATAACCAGCGCAAACGTTGCCGGTCAACTGAAGATGTTGTCACAAGTAAAATCAAGTCAGGAATGGCTGCTGTCTCCTGCCCGGCCTTGGATCAGGCAGATCATTGATGTCCCTGTAGATCAGCCAGATAGCCAAACCATGACCGTCTTAGGCGCTACTAATTTCGGCTTCCGCTCGGCGGAAGCTGGCCCCTGTGTCCAGTGCGGCAAGGCAACCCACTGGGCCACGTATAACAACGCCGACGCCGTCTTCTGGTGCGGTTGCCAACGTTAACTCAAAACTCTAAACATTATGGATACAAGAAGCTACATAGTCTGGACTGATGACGAGTGGAAAGGCATCGCCAACCGGGCAAAGAAAATGAAACAGTCCAAGCCCGAAATGCCGTGGACGCAGGTTGTGATGGTTTGTCAGGATGACATCGCCCCCGAACGCCGTCGTTTTCACATTGGCCGGTTAACTCAGCTGAAGCCGCTGTTCGAGATTCTCAACCTCGACGCATCTGGAAACGAAAAACCGGTTAAGCCTGTAGTTGCAGCGCCCGAGGCTGAACTGCCTACGGTTTCTCCCCTGTCAGACATCCCGGCGCTCACACTATTGACTGAGCTTTTCGCACGGGGCAGCTTTTTGAAAGAAGAACTCTCTAAGCTGGAAGAATTTAAGGCTCAGCTTGCTGCCAGTCTTACGGAATTGACCGCTTTTGAAGCGCGTGTCGTTGAAAAACAAAATGCTGGAAATGAAAGCTTTAAGGCTATCGAACTCAGCGTCAAAAATACACTGTCCGACTTCGGTAAGCGTCTCAATGGTATCGAAGATTCCGTGCTCACGGCGCTCGAAGACGTGGATAAATTCCGCACTGGTTACGACCAGATGATCCAGAATGTCGAGCGCGTCAATGTGTTCCTTTCCAAGCAGGAAGTGAAAACTGCTGTCGAGCATGCCGCACCTGCTACACCTGCTACACCGGCTCCTACGGTCAGCATGCCTGCTGCACCGGCCCCGGCGACTGTAGTTGCTACACCCGCCGCCACCCCGAAGAACTTGAAGCGCTTTCTGGTGTTCGGGCCGTCGGACAAAGAAATTCCACGCATCACCCAACGTCTTGGTCGCGGCTATAACGTCGAACTCATTCTTGGTGAAAATCAACCGCATGCGAAACTGCCGCAAGTCGATTACGTCCTTGTATCCGGTCACAACGACTATACACGCCGCTGGCAGACAGTGCGTGATCATTACGGCGATAAGAAAGCGTTCCGCCTCAACAATGGTGCTCTCATGAGCTTTGTCACCGCCATTGAGCGCCTGCACGCCTTTGGCACGGTGTAAACAGCCTTTGCCGCTTTACGTGGGCGCACACCTCGACATCCTTGTTCGTTTGATGAATGGGACGCCCGCGTAAAGCGCTGCATGGTCTGCTAAATAATATTAAAAATTAAAGTTGACGTAGAAACTAAAGTCTTTATACTGATTGCCATGATTACATTTGAACAAGCCGTAAACGATCCCCAATACCGGGCAATTCCCAGTTACATCCTCACCAGCCTTTATGACTATGTCGAGCACCACTCTGCTCCCGGACATTTTCTGACGGCAATCTTATCCAACGATCTGTTTGCTGCTTTTGGCCGCGCCGATCGCGACGCCCAGAACGCGATTGGCTTGTTGATCACTTTCATCCATAACAACGTCCGTACGGACTGCTACGGATCACCTGAAAAGGTTTCCGCGTGGCTCAACAAGAAATAGAATCGTATGCTAAGTCTACTCGAACATGTGAATTCGGAACCGAAACCAGCGCAGGAGTCGCAGGAGTCCATCAATTTTACGCCGGACATGCTTGCCCGGCTCAAGCGTACATACAAAGCCGCCGAAGCAGTGCAGGCCGACACATTCATCTTTGAAGGGCGCACCTTTGTTCTAGGGTATGCGAAATACCTCATCGAATATCTTGAAGAGGTATTTCGCAAGCAATAGAGATAATACGTATTGACAGGGCACCTCAAAATATTGATATGCAAGACGAACAACTTGAAACTCTTAGCGCTCCGTCCGTTGAGCTTTTAGGCGAGCGCCGTTTCTCAGCCTACACGCTGCGCAAACAAGGGCTGACCTATAGGGAAATAGGCAAAAGAATGGGTGTATGTGAAGGCAGGGCAAACTACCTATACAAAGACGCCATACAGTGCCTAAATCGCGGCCCGCACTGGACAGACGGTTTTAGCGTAAGGCTTGCAAACCTGCTGAACAACTGCAATATCAATAGCCGCGAAGAAGCTCTGGAAGCGTACCAATCTGGACGTTTGCGTGTTACTAAAGCTGATCAGAAAGACTGGAGCAGTAAGACGCGGGGGTATGGCTGGAAATCTCATAAGGAGCTTGCCAAGTGGCTCGGATTACCTGAACCGCAAAAATCAGCGAACAAAAGACATAACCTCTGTGTTTGCCCGCACTGTGGCGGCAAGCTATCCTGACTGTATTTAGGCTATGCCTGACAAGGTACCATTACGTGTTGATTTCGCCGGGCCGTCCAGTTTCCCGGTGAACGTCTACCCATCGACATCCGTGGTCGTTGTTAACTGCGCGATCAGTCCAACAGTGACGCTGGATGACTGGCCGTACCTTGACCGTTCTGGTTTAGCTGATACCTACGCCCGGAGCTTGCTTTTGGACGCTGATCCCTCTGCGTGGTCTGATTGCTTCCTGCCTGATTTTGGCATATTGGAAGAGACTGGCCTGTGTGTCTGGTCACTTGATCCGCTAAAGCCCCAACCGTTGATTGAAAAGCGAGAGGCTGCGTTTCTGGCCGGTAAAATGGCTCTCTGGCACACCGGTAAAAACTGCTTGGAAGTAGTTGCTCGCGCCCCTATCAGCGCCCATGCTGAATCTAGCGCTCTAGCTGTCGCCGCTGTCGCTGCCGGTAACCTGACCAAACTGGCCGAGGCGATAAACCTTACCCACAACATCCAGCTGTCCGATGGCATGGAGCCACTGCCAAGCGCTTTCCGCAGCCTAGCCTACAAGTACGTGGGCGACGGATTTGGAGGCTATGCGCTTTATCTGTTCCCGGACAAGTCTCTGCGTGACGCCTTCTGCGAACGTCCGGGGGCTATGGCTATCGAACCTTACGTCGCTGATTAAAGCAGCTACGTCCACGTTGGCCAGACAAGCTCGGCTTCCGCAACCGCGATGTCCTTCCAAGGCTCCATGTAGTTGCGCTCACGACTTATCTGTAGACGGTTGAATATGAAACCGTAATCAAGTGATAGCTCTTTCAGGTAGTGGTAAACAGCTTCGTCGGTGAAGCTTCTAAACTGAAACATTGCGCTAATCGTGGTTGATGGCTTTAGCTGCGCATCATAAACCCATTTGCGATCAAAACGACGTACTTCGACTCCGTCCGACTGACACTGCGAAGTAAAGTCTTCCAGCTTTATATCGAAAACCATCCTTGAGCAGGCCCGTAGGACACACTGCTCGAAATCCTCGTAGTCACCTTCCTCAATTATGGGGTAGCTGTGGGGCAGTTTGTACCCTCTGGCCAGCAATAGCGCGGTAACGCCCGGCCCAGCCTGTCCGACAGGGACACCCGAGGGCAGCATGAACTGGTTCAGCGTTTCCGGTAGCTTAGCCATTGGAAGGCTAGTGTGGTTGGGTCGTAGGTGTAAAAAGCAGTACCGCCTGAATGTTTTACGGTCAGGCGGCCTGTTCTACTCCCCGCTATCCGGTAGCGTGACGTGACCGACTTTTTTCGGAATACGTCCACCAGTCCACGAAAAATTCTTATACTGCTTGCCAGTAGGTTCTTCACGTAAGGTTCCTTCGTCTTTTCTGGCCTCAAGCACAGTAAACTTACGATTACGCCATAGGATGACATCACCGCGTTCAAACGGAGGAGAAGCTGTTTCTCCCCAGTGCTTCCAGCGCGTGACAATACGGTGGATCGACTGCTTCTTCATGCCAAATCGTTTACCAACCTGCTCATAGCTGAAGTTGGCGGAAAGCTTGACGATTGCAAGCTGACGAGGCGTCGGCTCCGTCTGGGTCTTTCGACCACGGTTACGCAGCGCGATATTGGCTTTCTTGGCCCATACGGTCAGCGTCGCACTGGAAATGCCATGCTTAGTGGCGATTTCCTCCGTGGTTAGATCGGAGCCTCGATAGTCGCTAAGCGCAGCGGCTTGCACTTCGGCACACTTTTTAATGATACGTTTCGGCATAATGTTTATGTTGTATACGCTATGGACATATTTGTCGAGCACATAGTCAACATAAAAGAACAGGGCGGCACACGTTAGCGCCGCCCTGTTCCAGTGATATTTAGTCTGCCTCCGGGCGAATAGGTTTAAGGCTGCACTGTGTCGGAAGCAGCTGCTGCAACCAGAGGTTGTCCTCGACGTTGAAAGCCTGCCAGCGTTTATCGTGGAAGTCGGCCTTCGGAACGAGCACTTTTCCGCAGGTAAGCGGATTATCGACGCCCAGATCAGCAGCTACCTGCTGGATGGCTGTCATGAACTGATCATAGCGGTTGCGGTTGAACTTGCCGTCAACCATGAACACTTTGGTATCGAAACTGGCTGCAATCTCATAGCCGACGTAGTCGTTCACGTTGGCCTTTTTACCATCCACAGTGCGCAAGGTATTGAACTCGGCTTCGACCTGTTTCGGGTCGCATTTGAGGTTCTTCTTCGTCCATGAGAATTGAACGATCTCGCCGGTGGCGTCGTCCTTGAGATTGACGCTGCTGATGCGGGCTTTTGGGTCTTCAGGATGTTGCGCGTTGTGATTGAACACGCCCTGCAAACCTTCTTCGGTAAGCGTTGGCTTCAGTTCGTTGAGAATTTCTTCGGCCCGGTCAGCGGCATCGCGTGCCTCGTTGTAGCGGGTGACAATATCGCCGGTGACGACGACGGTGGGGATTTCGGTTTTGGCCTTTTTAGAGGCCGCATCTGGAATATCAAGAGAGTTTAGTTTTGCCATACGCCTGTACTGTATACAGTGTCGTAAGCTGCGTCAACACTAAAAAACAATATTTATTCCAGCGTGGTAGAAGGCAGCGCTACGATAAGTTTGCCGCCCAACACATCCGTAACCGTAAGCAGACCTTCAAGCGTCGTATCGACCACCGCGCCGGTCGTATCGAATACGACTTTCGGCCCCCAGCAGTAAAACGGGCTGGGCAGATGCGGCACGGTATGCGAGAACGCCCATTCGTAGGTCATCCAGTCGTTATTGTAGTCTGTGCCGGTCGCGGTGAACAAAATCTTCGTGCCGGTTCCGGTCGATGTATCAATCGGCAGGTTGTTTTCATCGTAGCGCCCCACCGTGACTGCGCTAGGAGCACTATTCTCGATGAGCAATACCGAATAGCTTATGTCGGTATAACTGACGCGACTGTCGTAGATATTTTCGGCGTATACACGTACATCCACACGGGCCAGCTTGGCTGTGCCACTGGTGACTACTTCCGCACTGATGTCGCGTTCCACGGTGTTCTGGATCGCACCGTTGGCCAGATAAGTCGTGGTGCCGTTTACGCTGTGCGGAGCCATCGTCCAGTGGTTACTTCCCGAAAAACTCCAATCAAAATAAACAACGTGTGTCGGCATCGGGCCGACAAACACGCTGAAAGTCAGCTGCTGGCTTTCACCGATCCTAGCTTGGACTGGCGTACTTGCGTCAAAGGCGACGCCGTTTACACCTGCGGTAAGACTTGCATCCGGTGGTCTATTCGCGTCACCGCGCAGCAAAAAGTCGACGGAACTCGTACCACCGCGCACATCATAAACCTTACATGTGACGGTGCGCGGGCTAGTTACGAGCAGATCGTAGTAACACTCGGTAGCCGGGCGCGATACGACAATCGTCGTCCCGTTGTACCACTCCGGGCCGTGCCATGTTCCATTCGCGCTACCGGCAGATGCCGTGGTACCGGAACCGATGTAATTTGTTCCCTGATACCAGCTGAATCCAATGGCGTCGCCATCAATGTCGATAGCCGTCAACGATAGCCGTGTCGGATACGTAAAGTATTCGTCATTTCGGCTGATGCTGACCCCCGGCAATATGGTCGGCGGCTGATTTGCCGTGATGTAACCAAGCACCGTATCACTTTGACCGTCGACAGCTACCGGGCGGCAACGGTAAGACAGCACATCGTTGAACGGATTGCCGCCCATGTTTACAACTTTAGTGATAAACGGTTGGCTGGTCGCTGCCGAAGAATTATCCCAAAAGTCCCAGACATAGCTGTAAACATCGCTACCGGTAGGTATCGGTGTCGCCAGCAAGATAACTTGATCGCCTACTTGATTCATGGTCTGGGTGATTCTGCTGAGTTAAGTGTTGCCGTAACGTAGATACCGCCCACGTTCACGATTGCTCCGCTGGCTCCGCTGCGGGCGGTGAAAGTGATGAGCATGTAACTTCCGTAGTCGTCCACCTGAACCATGCCAAAGATAGAACGCGTGCCTGAGCCTGTATAGAACGGGCCGATTTGGTATGGCGTTCCCTTTTGGCTATTCGAGTTGTATAGCTGACCGCACTGAAATACCGGTAGTCCGTGTCCATTAGGGGCTACGGAATTCGTACCGTTTGCGTGAAAATCGTAGGTTCGACCATCGTCAAAAGCCGTGGCGTGCATGTCGCCCGAGAGAATGAACACTTTGCGGATGGCCTTGCTGTAAATGTAATCTGCGATCTCTTTACGTTCAGTCGGATAGGCTGCCCAGTTCTCCACGCTCGGATTCGCTTCGGGATGGGCAACGCCTGTCCACGGGAAGGAATTGACCCAGAAGATCGCTGCAATGTCTCCACTTGAACTAGCCGCCAGCAGTTCCTGCTTGAACCAAGCTTTTTGCGCCGCGCCTAGTACGGTCTTGTTGTTGTTATCAGCCACCGTTACTGGCGTACGTTCCGATCGGCAATCAGTGACGATGAAGCGACAGCGCCCTACAGTAAACGCGTAATAAATCGGCTGGTTACCATCGCCCGCTGCCAAAGGCAGATGCGGTACCACTTGCCGGTAGGCCGAACGGGCTGCCGGGCGTGATACGTTTGCGCTACTGCCGTCATTCGGGCCGTAATCGTGATCATCCCACATGTACATGACGCCATGTTGCCGGTAGAACGCTTTGTGTTTGCTTTCCGATAGCACGTTGTTGAACGCTGTCCGGTAAAAAGATGGATCGTTTACGTTGATGTTGTAGTAATGGAAATCCCCAACGTGCATTACAAACATCGGATTCTGCGTGTGAATAAATCCCCAAGCCGCGTTGGATACCGTGCTTAAACTGGTATTGTTCTCGCAAGCGACCACCGCAAACTTAAAGCTCTGGGCACCTGTACCGGATGTTGCAACGGTACCTGCCATCTCATAATGGATGCTTCCGCCTGTCTCGACAGCGTAATAGTAGGTTGTCCACGGCTTCAACCCATCAACTTTGATCTTGGTGTAATTGTCGGCACCCGAGGCCACCATGTCGGTCATCGAACTATCGCTAAAAGTGCTCGACTCGCTTACCGCTAAGCGAAGTGTCGTTTGACCGGTCGTTTTGACTGTCACTGTGAACGATGGATTACTGGTCAAGGCACCTGCCCAAACCCAAGCCGGAGCGTCCTGCGGAGCCGTGCCTGCCGCCGTAAAGTTCGGCATCGTGATTGTACCGGTATCGGCAACGACGACATTCGTTCCGGTATAAATGATGTCGTCGCGACGTTCGTTTGTCAGCGGAGAGAGCGTATCTCCAACGGGATATATTGCCGCTGTATTTTCGTTCGACGTATAGATTGTCGATTCGTGCTGGTAGCCTACCGCAGTACCATAGCTATTGATTGCTGCAAACCAGCCGCCGGGTGTCGTACCAATAGAACTGATGTCGGTAGAAAGCTGCGTAAATGTGGGTGACCCAACGCTCAGCGCCTCAACCTTAAAAATCTCAGTATTGATGTGGCGGAGTGTGTAACCAAGGATCGCCAGCTGGCGCTTGGTTCCTTTTGCCGTATCTGTCAATGGGTTCGTCCAATCGAAACTGATCAGATAATTCCCGCTCACTTCGTCGTCCAGATAAAACTGAAACGTATCCGTGCCGCTAAAATTGTAGCCGCTCTTACCGCGCAGCAGGCGGCGCTGGATAACCGTGTCGTTCACATTGATGCCGACAGCGAATCCGTCAAAGTCTTCATCCGCTTGACCTACTTGCGCACTAACAATCGTTAGCTCGTAGTTGCCTGTAGCGAGGTAGTTGCTACCTGTAAACTCAAGCACGCCCGCTTTGCCGAGTGCAGGCGTATACAAAGATGTTCCGTACGAGTCGATACGCACGATGCTTGGCATGGGCTGCCAATCGACGGCATTATCCTCGGGCGTCACTACGGGCGGACTGCCTGTAGGTGTCTTGTCGACCCATGTGTCGTGAGCATCTCCCACTGTCTGCTTGCTGCGGCTGGTCAGATACATGTACAGCGGCGGCGTTGTGAACATACCAAGCGTCGGCCACGGATTCGCGGCTGAGATAACGCCGCGCATTGTGGTCGGGTCGGCGAAAAGCATGCCTACGCCGTTCTTGCTGAGCCGTGTATAAGCCCCGGTGGCTTCTTCATTTCCTACTGTACCCACGAAAACCGCCTCCAACCATGTTGATGCGGCATCACCATTCAAAGCCATCTGGTATACATGCTGCCCGTTCGTGGTAAGCACGTACACGTACTCACGGAACGGATTAGTCTGCGTCATCGTGTTCGGCCACGGCGTTGCGGTACCGCTTGAAACAGTGACCGCTGGAATACCGTTAGCCGTGCTGCCGCTGAAGTTTAATTTCAGGTAGTTGCCTGAATTGTTCTGGGACTGCCACTTAGCAGACCAACCGGGCAACTGTCCGCTGTCAGTGCTGTACGGCGTCGTGCCTTCACCAGTCATACACGTGAACTGAGCACCCAGCGTATAAGTGTCCGGCAACGGACGACAGTCGCCGATACCGACTTCCTTGAAACGGCTGTCGCCGTGGTAGGAACCCATGCTATCGTAGCGCAACACCAGACCTTGGCGCGTGCGACGATACCACGCAGGCAATACATTCGGGTAAGCCCAACCGGACGGTAGAATCTTGATACCGTATTTGTCCTTTCGATCCAGCGTATAGATGAACCCAAGGCGGTAAGTGCAGAGCGTCGGTGTCGGATTATGGTAACGGATCAAGTCCATTTCCGCTGCTGTCTTGGTCACGTTCCAGATGCGCAGATCGTGGATCGTAAATGCAGCGCCATTGGCAGCTTGCACATTTACCAGCGTATCAATATCGGGATCACCGGCAAGGTATGAACCAGCTACGTTGATTTCCACAGCACTGGTAGACAACGTTGCATCACCGAACACTGCATTGTGTTCGCTGCGCCGGATGTAAATGAAGTGCCATTCGCCGTCTGCAATCACTACGCTGCCAAGGGCAGTGCCTACACCGTTGTCCTTTTTGGCGTAGCCAGTCACGGCACCGCCGGGGCTTAGCGTGAAATAGACCAGTGAACAGTCGACAATCGTAGTTTCCGTTGACGGGTAGAGTGCAGTCGCCGTGCGCTTGATCCAGAACGCCGCCGTCACTTCGTCTACCAAATCACGGTATTCATCGGCAATCACCTGACTGTCATTCAACGTCAGGCACCATCCACGAACAGAGTCAAAATGGCGGTCTGCGCTATTAACACCGATCAAGTCTGTCGGCGTAGCCCGGAAGCTGTGGTCGACTACAGAAAGCGCTGCGTCTACGTGCTCATTAAATGCGAACCAACCGACCAAGCCCACGCTGTGCTGAGGGCCGAAAAATTTAACCAAGTCCGCAACCAAAACGCCTTGAGCGAGGCCAACGTGGTACAGACTGTATCCGGGCTGAAAGAGCACGTCATAGTCCGTCTCTGTATCGCCAAAGCTGGAACCGATCGGAGGACGTATGAAGTCTGTTTCCGCTGATGTTAGCGTAGACAAGTCCTTGAGTGTGCCTTGATAGCCGATGGCGGTGTAGGCCGGACTGTATACGCCTTTAGCGATTGAACGCGGTTCGTAGGTCAGACGAGGTACCGATGTGTTGGGACTGGTCAGCGCGTAGACATTTATGTCGACACCGGTCTGGTCGTTGAAAGCTGTTGCCTCCTCTAGCTCTTGAACAGCGATGTCCGTGCCTGTGCGGTAGATGTCCAACTCAACCAGTTCACCGCCGACCGTGACTTCACGGTTCCACGGAAAATCATCAGCAACCTCGTAAATCAGCCCGTCATCTTCGTCTTCGGGACGACACAAGCACGCTTCCGCCGCCCGTTGTTCTTCTTCGGAACAGACGGTAATGTACGATGTAAACGAGCCTTCGTTGTTGGCGCGTGATACGTCATTCGTGACTAGGTAAAGGCTTCCGGTGTCTGTCGCCGCGCCGGAATAGAGCGAGCCGACCAAAAAGATGCTGCCCGATAGCCCGACGCGACCAAGCAAAGCTTCGTGCTTGAACCGATTGTCCAGCCGGTCAGGTGCCCAGTTGTAGCCTTCCGGCCCGATCCAATAACCGGGCGTTGGTGAAACAGAACCGACCGTCGTTATCGAGATCAGTTCGCCTTGTTGAAAAAATATGCCTGTATCCGGCCACGGCGCAGTCGGATTTGTGTTCGTCGGGCCTAACGTGCTATCGGTGTAAAACGTGCCTGTTTCACAAACCAGAACACTTTCATAAGGCTCAGGCCGAATCGTACCTGTGCTCACCAGCGTCCATGCCGTCAACACCGTAAAATCTGCAATGTTGCTGTGGCTGAAGCCGTACTGCCCAGTCGCGAAATTAAACGAACCGGTGCAGGTTATGTTCGTATCCGACTTTATCGCGTAGATGTATTCGTCGTAGTTTGCCGGATTAACCTCAGCGGTCAAAGGCAGCGTTGCCGTGTTCGATTGCACCGGGAACGCATAGACCGGAGACGGTTCGATGGAGAAAGCGGCGGATGGGCTGGTATCGGTGTAAAAAGCGTACGTTCCTGCGTTCTGCGCTGTGACTGTTCCAAGCACGACGTTTGGTGCGGGCGGCGATATGAAATAAGCGGTCAGGACGTACTGAACGTTTGCTTCAGCGACCCACTTGATCTCCGTTACATTGGGAATGACTGCCGTCAGAGCAGCCACATACGAACCCAACGGCGCATCAGCGCAGGTTCCGCTTGAGGCGGCGACTGCTGTCGGTTCTGTAAACAACGTGCCGTTTACAGCGTACGGCGCATAGCAAGCGCTGTCATTCACCAAGAAACCGGTCTGGCTACGCCGGGGTAGGCGGGTAGCTGCACGTACCTCTTCCAAGGCTTGCGTGACCTGCACACCGGCAACGACCAGTGAATCCGTGTTCAGCTGGCGGTCACCGACCGCTGGATCAGCTTGCTGACGAGCAACAACCGTGTAGGTGATGTCGCCGTTTGAAGTCACCCAGTCTGTCGTCGTCTCGGCAACAGCGATGCTGCCGGATACCCAAGGCCGGTATGGACTCTCCGCCGTTCCATCCGGGGTCAGGTTCGGATTGGCTTTGAGGTCTTTATTGGTCGTCGCCGCCCGGCTTCCAAAGATTTCCTCCACCTTGTCCATGTCAGCGGTGAGGCCGAGATCGAAGTAACTGCTGCGGTACTTGATTGCCGACAGTCGGTCTTCGATGGCAATCGTCGCCAGCGTACCCACGGTAGTAACGTGGACATAGATGCCGTTGAAGGAAGCACCGTCGGCGACCGCCTGAAAACGAACGCTGCTGCCGAGCGGATCAACGTATGCGCGGGCCAGTGAATTACCGTTGGCCAGTGCGTATGAGCCAGTCGCTGGATGAGTAACTGTCCCGTTCTGAATCGATGGTACGTTCGTGCCTGCCAGTGAACCGAGCAGTGCAACGCGAATCCAAGGATTCTTACCGTTGACGCTTTCCGTGTAAAATTCGGTGCTGTTCGTGCCGTTGTTAACCGTAGTGCTCCAGCTGTAAAAAGGGCCGTCACGATAAACGAACGGATCGTAGTAAGGGCCGATAACTTGCTGCGGCGCGTATTCCGGCTCGGCGGCGTAATCGGTTGCATTGGCGCTGTTGCCGACATCGTCCGGGACGTGCGGATTAAGGCGTGACCACAGCGGGGTCATGCGGATGTCGTCAAAGCCGAGAATCTTACCGAGCACTTCAAAGCTTTGATTGGTGCCTTTGATCTTGAGGCGCGGGAACCACGTAGACACCAGTTGGACTTGAGCGGCGTTTACCGCATTGCCCTCAAGCATGTCGGTATCATACAGGATCGCTCCCAGTGTCTGGGCCAGCCACGCCAAAGTGTTAACGTCTACAGCACGCAACGCATCGTATCCGTAACGCACCGCGCCTAATGCTTCGACCGGGATGTTCAGTTGAAAAGCTGCCCACAGTGGAAGCTGGCTGCTGCCCGGAGCAGGTGTATCCGTCTGGATGTCCAGACTGCGCGTATACGCTTTACCCTGTTCGCTGACGAGATCGACCAGAATGACATTGTAACTCCCGGTTGGAAGCGCACCGGGCTGCCAGAACAAGTCCAGCTTCTTGGCATAAGAGCGCACGTCTTCCAAGCGGTCTTGCACGCCGGAAACGACTGCTTCGATGTACCCGCGATCATCCTGACTGACGACAGCGTCAGGCAGGAGATCGTACAGAAACTGCTCTTTGAGATTGCCGATGCTCATTTAACGCAATAACTACAGGATCATGCGCCCAACGCGCTTCCTCCAGTTACTGTTTAAGAACTGAGCAACCCGCGCCGGGTCAACCGGGAACTTCAGGTTGGCAAATGGATCAGTATTAACGGATTCAATGCGGGCTTCTTCGCTTTCACTTAGGTTGATGTATTCAGTCGCCTGCTTGACGAAACGGTTGAACGTCTGCGGGTAGCGCTGACGATTATGCCAGTACTTCATTCCGTAGCCCCAGTTACCCGAGCGAAGGCGCTGCACCATCTGTTCCTTGGAAAGCCCTTGCCGACGCCAAGAGTCAACCATGCTAGCCGCCCACGCCATGACTTCCTGCTTTTGGTTCAGATAGCGATCAGTATCCATCTTACCGCCGGGAGCGACGTACTCGGTAGCCTTATCGGCTACGGCCTTCGGGTCTTGCATGCGATCCATCTGCCCAAGATGAACGCCTTCATGGTATAAAATGGAAGCCAAGCTCTTCGGCCAGTATGGGCTGCGCAGCTGCTGGGGATAAGGGATCGGTATGGTAACACCTGTCTCATCCGCTTCTGGCACGTTGAACTGGGTTTCGCCGAACAGGACGCCTTTGTCTTGCAACGCATCATTAGCCAAGGCCACAAAAATGCGCGGGTCGCTGTTGGATTCTTCCGCACACTGTGTAATGATGTCTACAATGCTGTCGATTTCGGTGCGTTCAACGTCTATGACCGCCTCGGTTACCTCTTTGGCTTTTGGCGCACGGCTAAACAGCAAATGCTCACGTAAACGGTCAGGGTCACTGTCGTCACCGGCACCGCTGAAGCGCATACCGGCAGCAATGAATTCGCGTGTCGACTCTGGTGATTCAAACGGGTCTTCCCCGACAAGATGTGTACAGGAACCTTTCTTAACGTAGGCGAGCGTCAGATGTGGATTGTAGGTCGGATACGAGTCTTCGTGTGGGATTGCATCGCTGACGCGCTTGTTGAGCAAGCGAAGTTCGGGCGACTCCACATCGATTTTCACCACATCGAATTGCGGGTTCGTTGTGAACAACGATACAGTACCCAAGAAGATTGGGAACGGTCTGGTGTCCTTGGCGATCTGCCTCAGTTCACCCGGTACTTCGCTTGCAAGCAGCCCGTACTTGACGGTGATATGCGGATCGCGTTCACGACCTTTGCCGCCATCTGGATCGATGACCAGAGCATCTTCAGGAACCTGTAACCGGTTCCATTCAAGGATGAAGTCGATCATCTCCGGCGGCGGCGCGATGTCCGTCGACGAATACGAGTATTCGGCTTCAAGCAGGCTTCTGGCTAATCCAAACGGTGTCATAATCAAAATGGAATTTCCTCTCCAGCGCCCAGCTGATCAAGCACTTCTTGATCCGACTGCTTTCGAGCAGCGTCGTGGAGAGCATACAGAAACACGAGTGTACTTTCTGGATGTTCGATGTCTTCCAAGCCTAACACGTCAGCATCCAGCATACTCGCCGAATAGCGCACGGACGTATATTCCGGGAACTCGTTTACAACGATGTCCGTGACAGCGTCAAACAGCCTCTGCATCGATCGCCACTTAAAGTTCTCGTCATATTCAAACCAAAGCGCCAATTTCCGTCCAGCGTCTGGTTGCGTCAAACGACCGTCCGATGAATCAAGCTCTTCTTCGGAGTACTGCTCGATCGGTATAAGCTTAAAATGTGCAGGTGACAGCACTGCACCTTCCGCATTGGCTGCGTCTTTGATAGCGGCGTTGACCCGCTTCTCAAGTGTCACTGGTATGCCGCTCCACATGGCAGGCATTTCGTCAGGACTGTCTAAGTCAACCTGCGATTCAAGCGCCAACTGTGTTTGGTTTGGGTCTACATAAGGCTTAGGCGCTTCAAGCTCGTATATCTCGTAAAAGAGGCCATCGAGATGCTGGCACTTGGCAAAATCGTAGGTGCTGGCGTGATACTGCGAATCGTCCACTGAGGCTGACTTTTTGTTGGCTTGCACCATCAGGTCTTCCAAAGCGCCGCTAAAATTTTCGTTTTCGTTGCTGTAATACGTAGTAGCTGCTTCAGCGATGTCATTCCAGCGAACCAACACAAGCAGCGCTTCTTTCGGTCTACCAGACTTGTCTACGCCGGACGTGCCCCACTTGTACTCAATGCCGCCGATCTGTTCGATGGCTTTATCTGTATACGCAGTGTAAACATTGTCCTGACTTAACGACTCGATAGCGCGACGGCCATCGGATTTAATCGCGTCGATTATATCGTCGAACACACCATCTTCGGTATCTTCGTCGCTCGGATCACTCAGCCAGTCTTTTAGTGTCTGATCATCATACTGATCAAGGACAGCCTTGGTCAGCACGACGTAGTCTCCACGCTGATTTTCACCGGCATCGGGCATCCAGACGCGGCGATTCAAAAGCGCCTCCCGGATACTTTTCATCGCTTTACCTGTGAGATAAGGGATTACATCTTTTGCTTCCGGCTCGTCGGTGTAATCGAACCAGTGGTAATTTTCTTGGCTGAAAACTTCCTCTGCCGCTTTCTCGTTCTCAAAAACCGGCGCGAGATCATCAAAGCCTGTGTAGCTCAACCAAATTCCGCGAGGCTCCGCTGCCTCTACCGGCTTGCCGTATAGCGCTGGAATCTTCTTGTACTGTTTACGATTAACGTAGTATAGCGCGAGCGGCAGGCTGTAGTCATCAAGCCGCAAGTTACCTTTACGATCCTGTCGCCGAAGCTCTGCGGGGCCTCCAAGCTTGAGCAGGTAGTTGCCTAGCGCGTACGATTCACTGTCCTCTTCAATCAGACGCCGGAAGTACTGAAGCAGGGCTTTCCGCACAGCCACGTTTTCCAACAACACGTCGATGCCTTTTCCACCGTAAGTCGGAGGCGGCCATGAGCGCATGTTTCCATCTTCCAGCAGCAAGATACCGAGCGGCTTTACCGATTGGCTGCCTTGCTCGTCGGATTCACCGACTTTATCCAAGATGACAATCTTGTCCGGCCAACGGAAATAACGTTCGTAGTCTTGACCGTTGATTGGCTGATAGCCGCCTGTTTCAAGGTAATGATTTATCGCCGCTGTATCTTTAGGCTCAATGAGAACAATACGATCATCGGCATAGAGCGTGGTCTGGTTCAGGCCACCACCGTAGTCCATGAAGATACTTGGATCATCCGGGTCGATCGACTCAAATTTCAGTTCCGGGTGGTCTTTGGGCGGACGTTCAAAGAAAGTTGCCACGAGCTTGCGGAACTTATCCGAATCGTACATCTCTTCAAGCGCGAGTTGATACTGCCCAATCCAGTCATTGTTGCCCCAGCCTTCCGGCTCCCAGCCGTAAGCCCACACGATCTCTGTAGCGTTGTATGGCTTCCAGAAATACCAGTAAGGCTCATCGCCGCCAGCCCAGTGGTCAGGGTGTGCCAAGTCCCACAGACGGCGGAAAGAGTCGGCATCGAGCTTGTTGTAGACAGTCGCGATAACCTCATCCTCAATGGCGAGCTTTTTAAGCAGCGCGTCAAACTTGTTACCTTGCGACTCAAAGAACGTCGTCCGCACAGCCTCCCAGCCTGCGTGATCGTCGTCGATGTGCTCAACGAACCAGTTCTGTGTCTCTTCCTGCTGCGCGTAGCTTTTGACGTCCAGCCACACCGCGCCCTCGCCCTGACTTTCCGGGTAATGACCCGTTTCGCGGCACCATTCGTACATCAAGTCCGGCGTGATCTTTGAGACAAGAAATACCTCGTAAGCGTCGTCGATGTAAGACATCAACTCCTTGATCATATCTGGGGTACCGTCCTCGGTGATCCACCGATCAGTCTCCTTCATCTCAAGGTCAGACATGCCCTGCTCATCCAACACAGGGTAGTTCTCCAAATTTTCAAGTTCCTCAAAGAAGGCTGTCCAGCTATCTTCAGTTATCGACGCAAGGTACGCCTCAAAGCTGTCGAATTCTTCGGGCCACGTGTCTACGTCAAAACCAAGCCCATCACCGACATCCGTCAGCCACGGATACGTTTCTTTCAAGTAACTGTGGTTTGAACGGTCTACAAAGTCTGCATACTGGCCCACGTGTGCGTGCTTGATATGGAATGTTCCGTCGCGATAGACTTCAAGCGACTGACTAGCCGCCGCATAGTCTTCCAACTGCTTATGGCGCACGTAACCGATGTTGAGGATCGCGTCCACCATCTCTGCCGCCGCGTCCAGAGACAAGTTCGGATCATCCGCACCGGCTGTGTGCGGAGTCATCTCCGGTCTGTCATAACGACTATGGTAGGCTTCGTTCATTCAATCGAAATCTGCGGGCTGCTCCCGCCATATTCAGTGTCTATCGCCACCGGCATTGCCACGTTTGATCCTGAAGCGTATACGTTCGGTTTATTGACGTCACCGTAGTACGCTTCGTAAAACGCTTTGATCGCCACGACATCGTCGATGTCAAACGGTTTCCAGTCGGAATACTGGGTACCCACGTCACAGAAAAACTTCTGGTTACGAAAGAAATTCGTCGTGCCGTTGAACTGCAACCGACTGATCAACTGATCAAGGTCTTCAACGCCGTCTCCGGTAAACACCACACTCTCACCGGGTGGGCCGAAGTAGCAGTCAAAGTACCACTGAGCACGACGGGCAATGTCGCGCTGTTGTTCAGGCGTTAACTTCACGCCTTAACTACGAAAGACTGGCAAAGTACGCTGCCCGTTGTTCCGGTGTCAGTCCGTCCACGTAGTCATCGAAATCAGGATGATCCGGGATGATCTTCTTATGATATGGCCGGGTACCTGTCTTCTTCTTCCGTGGAGCTTTCGGGTAGTACGGTCTGTTGAGCTTACGCTGAAGCGCACTGAGTCCCTTATCACTGAGGTAAAGACGGTCTTCCTCTCCTTCGATCACATGTAGCTCAGAAACGACACCGCGAGGTATTTTCTGAGCTAACGTCTTGTCAGGGTCTTCTCCACCGTTCGCTTCGATCTCCTGCATCTTACGGATTTCTACCGGAGAGCGTAAATCCTCCGCCTCCACGTGCGAAGCACGTTCACCGGACGACGTCGCCGAGCGAAGCGAAGGCGGCTCGTCAATGTCTTCGTCAATATCTTCTCCAAAAGCGTCAGCGCTTCTTCCTACAACTAAATCTTCTACAACAGGCTTGCAAGTGGCTGATGCTGTTGCAGTTAACACCAGTTTTGATATATCTTTGACGCCTTCGATATACATTTGACGTCCATCATATACATTTGACGGCAACTGTATATCTTTGGGGAGATAATTTTTTATCCCACACAAATTCAAAGACGTAGCGAGATACTTTTCCAGTTCCTTCTTGCTCCAGCAATACTTGAAAGAATGACGATCACCGCGCTGTTTATGCAGCAGGCCTTCATCAATCAAAGCAGCAAAAGCCCGTTCAGAGGTACGCTGTGAAACGTACGGACGGTGCTTTAGCCAGTTGCTGATGGAACCGGTGTAGGCAGCGGCACGTAGGGTTGCTAAATAAGCGGCGTGGGTGCGCTCCTGATTGTCCGTAAACTTGAGGGGATCAAGGCGCAAGACGTAGTCAGTCATCGCCTTTGACCAGTTCTTACCAATGAAGTAGGAGATGTTGTAGTAAGCGACTGCCGCGATGACACCCAACTTGGCTGCAAGCTGTGTGTCAAACTTATGCGGTGATTGGATCAGCTTGAACGCGCCGGTAAGGCCGATCTCCAGTATGTTGCCCTTTTTCCGGCGCTTCAACAGGGCTGGATGCTTATCAGTGCCTTTGCACAGCAGTTCCAGCGCGTTCTGGATCGTTTTTCGTGCCATGTAGGGGTACATGGCTTGAAGATTGTCGAACTTGATTGGGCAGTAGCGGTCTTCAAATTCAAGCTGAAGGTAAGACCTGTTGTTCAGCCGAAAGTTGAAGTAGCCGAACACGATGGCTGCGTTGATACTGTAGTGTGTTGCGATTTCTGCGTCGAACTCGTGTACTATTTGTTTTTTCATAATTCCTTGTCTTTTGTAAACACTGTCTCCGGCCCCGCACAGGGATGGTAAAACTCGAAGCCTTCGACGCGTTCTAGTTGGTTGAAAATCTCATTACATCCACGGTTGAGCACCGTGTGTTGCCGATCCCAAAACCACACGATGTGTGCTTGGTTGTCGGTCTTCTTTGGACGCATGCCGCGTCCGATAATCTGACGGGCTACGTCGTAGTCGCTGACGTAGTCGGCGACCACCATAGCCCGTATCTCGTTGATGCTGACCCCTTCTTTGACGAGCGGTGTGACAAGCACACTGCCCGGTGTATTTCTGAACCATTCAAAAGTAGCGTCACGTTCTTCGGGCGAAGCTTCACCGATAAGCACGCGCACAGACTCTTCGCCGATAGCGCCTTTTAGAAGTGCCTCCAAGATGCAGACATGTGTCGTGCGTGTAGCGACAACCACCGTCGGCCAGCCCTTTTTGTTGAAGAAGCGAACCCAGTCTACAATCATCTGGTTACGTGACTTGAACTGGATGATGGCGCGATCGTACATCCGCTCCAGCAGGCACCAACGCGATTCAATCTCAAAGTCTTCTCCGTCGACGTTTATCTTGTGGACGCCGGTTACGGTTACAGGCTCATGTACCACGATCCACTCACCGTTAGCATCACGTTCGGCGGTTTTGACGGCTTTGGTTTTTATTTTTTGTTGACCATCCTTAGTCTCAACCATCTCGTAGACCGGGCCTGCATACGTACCGGTTATCCACGCACCATCCAGTAGCAAGTGCGCTTTACTGCCGATGGTCGGGCGATAAGGCACGTCAGAAAAGCGACTCTTCCAGTCAGGAATGTCTACAATGTAGATGTTTGGGCGGGCTAAGCGCCCTTTGTCTATCAAAGGCGCAGAATGGACTTCGTTAAGCATCGGGCCGAAAAGACCCCGGACATTGTTGAAACGCACCAGATCGTTTTCTTTGCCGGAATCGCTCGCGCCGAGCCGGAAATAAGCCGGGATCGAGAGGAGAATCTTCATCGATGACGGGCTGCCTGCGTGGTGAACTTCGTCATACAGGATGGCCATGAAGGTATCAAACCACTGCTCGTTACGCAGACTGATGTAGTTCTTGTTGAGCATCGCCACGGTGCAGACCACCATGTCTTTCGCAGCAAATTCCTTGCGTCCACCGCCGCACTGTCCGATGTCAAAGTCGGGCAGGAACTTCTTCATCTCTTTGGTCACCTGCCGCACAAGGCGCTCGGATGGCGTAATGAACAAAAAGCGAGCTTCGGGATACTTCTGCTTGATTGTATACGCGGCTCCTGCAAAAGTCATGGTCTTGCCGCCACCCACAGTGACTTTGTTGAAGCCGATACCGGCCTTGAGCCAATCACAGATGCAGCGCCGCTGATCGTCATCCAGCCGGTGCTCGCCTTTGACACAGTCGGGCTGGATGTCGTCCGGTAAAAGGTGTGCGAACGGATAAGGAAGCAGGTGACCCAAGTCAACTTTATATCCCAACATCTTGGCTGCCCGGATGATTTCGTCTTTACGTCCGCGCAGAGCGCGGGCCGCTGTCCTGCCGGTGCGCTGTAAAGGGTAGGTGTAGCCATCCCAGCCTTCTTCGCCTTGGCTTTTTACATTACGCTGGTAGCTGAGAGCAAAGAAGTACCCATCCGGGCGGAAGCGGAAAGTGGTTACAAGCTCGTCAATCTCTTGCGCGTTACCGGTGACGGTGACATGCGTAGCGTTTTCGTAAAGTGTGATCATAGCGGGCCGACGTTAAGAACCAGAAAAACGTCGCACCTCGACGGTATAGTAACCGTCAACAATAATCAACAATTACTTCGCACTACGTGCTTTTGCAGCTGCTTTGGCCGCTTTCTCTGCTTCAATCTCAACGGGAAGCTTTTTGGTGTTCCGCATCCAATGAACCGGGGTGATGTGCTCAAACCAATCTTGCATGGAAGGGATAAACCCAAGGTCTTCAAGCACATGCTGCTCTCCGATCCAACGCACAGGTATCTCCCGACCCAAGGAATTGATGATGACTGTACCGAACAAGCGTTCAGCCATGAAGATACCTTCAGCATGGTGACGCAATGCGCGGTGCCGGAAATCGGCCATGAACATCTTCGATTCATCAAACCACGTGTGAACCTTGATGTAATCATCCGGTTTACCGCCCCACTTACGGGCGCTGCTCACTGCGTGGTGGTAAGATGTGGCCATGTTTAAGGTAACTCCTCCGGTTAGGTACCTAGCTGCTCATTCGCTAAAATTTCATCGAACGTATACGTGTTTACAGAGGCATTATCCTCGTCAGTCGCTGTCCATGATTTCGTGCCTCTGATAGAGCAGGTGTCTGAGCCATTTTGCCAGCGCACTGCTCCAGAGTAGGAATCATTTTCCCCTAAGTCTGCGTTATCAAAAACAAGCGTTGAAATAGCCCCAACATTGTTTGCATCTTCATCGATGCCTTCAGTTTTATCATTGAAGTAGACATCACCATCGCTGCCCATGTAGAAGCTAATGTAGCACGATCCGTCATCCCCAGTGTATTCCCGAAATTCTTCCGGCAAAGGTAAATTCGGCATGTTCAGTTCCTCGTCGAACTCAACATTGTCTGTGTGATATACCGTGACCGTTCTATCGTTAAAATCAAAAGTTACATGACCTTGACCACCTTCGTTATTCTCAAATCCGGAGTGTAGATTGTAGGCTGTTTTCCACGCAACGTCTTTAACCACTTCATCGAACTTATCCGGCAAAACGATGTCAGACGGCTCTATGCTGATGTAGTCGATGTCTCCACTGTCACCATAGCCGGAATATTGCACCTTAAGCTCTGTAATGCCCAACGGTTGCAGCGCGGAAACGACACCTTGAAGCGTATCGTCTGGCGGCGCGGGCGGAAGCTGGCTGAGATAGCGTTCAGCTTCGGGATCAAGATGCTCAGGATTTAACGGTTCATCGTTCATGAACTATCTACAGATGTGACCGATAGCGTTCAGCCTCGGGATCAATATACTCAGTATTTATCGGTTCATCGTTCATGAACTATCTACAGATGTGACCGATAGCGCTAATCACTTCCGAAGGCGAAATACCGGCCATAACGTCGCAGACATTGCGATTTGCGCGAGGCGGACAATATTTCGGGAATGTGTTACTGTATACAAAGCAGGGGCTGTGCGGGCAGAACTCGCGATGGTAGATCGGGTGGTGGTTCTTGTAGTATTTCATCCGACTTTCCGGTGACATCGGCCCCCAAAGACCTACGCAGGGAGTACCGAAAGCTCCGGCGATGTGGGCCATCATGCTGTCAGGGCTGATAACCACATTCACGTGCTCTGTCAGCGCCCACAGTTCGCGCAGATTAGGAGCCGTAAAACCTTCCACATTCGTAAAACCGCGCTTGGTAATTTCAACAGCCAGTGTCTCTTTGTACTCCTTGGGCACAAACTCGTCATGCAGGCAGAGCCAGTGAATGTCAGGATAGGCTTCAGCAATCTTCATGATCAAGAACACGCTGTCCGCCGCAGGCAGGCAGCGCACTGGATTGGCACTGGATAGCTGGTAAAGACCGACGCGCTTGCCGGAAGTCACGTATTTGTTCAAGGTGCCTAGTTCACTTGGCGTAAACACAGGGCGCACGCACTTGTCCTCAGCCGAAATATCCGCCGGATCGTAGCCTATCTTGCGGAACATCATGTCAATCGGATGCTCCTGATCCTGATGCTCGTCCATGTTAACCACCGCCTCCCAGTGGATGAAGTGGTCATATAGCTGAACAGTCTCCCAAAGCAACGGAATCGTGTTCACCGTCTTGACGAAGTCAAATCCCCACCAGCATACGTTGTTGCCGGGGTCAGTTAAGACGTGGACTTTCAAACCCTGATTGGCAAGATAACGCGCCACCGGCCAAGTCAAAATCTGGTCGCCGTAGCCGCCGCTGCCGTTGTAGATCAGAACGCTGTCATTACGGTTGAAAGCGGCTTTATGCGCGTTCGGAATACGTGTGTCGGCGCGGCTGATTTTGTAAGCGCGTCCGCTGACTTGTTGATCGCGCATGATGCGCTCAATCTGCGCATTGGCGATCAGGTATGGACGGTTGGCTTCAAAGGTTTGAGTGACGCCACCGGCGCTTTTCTTGAAGGCGATTGTGATCGGGTCATTGAATGTGATCAGATTCATGGTGTTAAGAACAGCAAGCCGCCGATTCTGTTCTTATACACGGCTACGGAATAAACGGCGGCTTTAACTATAGCGATCTTGATCGTGTAGATAATGATATGGCGTACGTTCCTGAAAACGCAGTTCCCTGCTGTAAAGTATGCAACTATGCTAAAAGCGATAACAGCTTGGCCGAGTTTTACGACTGGTGCGTCCGCGTTTACACAAAAATAAAGCAAAACCATGAAACTCGAAAAGATTAAAAAAACTTATAACGATTATAAGTTAGAACTTAGCTGGGGTCAAATCGAGGCGATCGCAGCAGCGCTGGCCAATAACCACAGTGATCCTGTTGCCGACGAACTCAACGCGGAATGGCAGTGGTACATGGAACGCGTGCCCGGCCCCGGCGAAGAGGAGGATGAAGGCAAGGGTGAAGGTGAGGGCGAAGGTGATGCGGAAAGCGATATGGCTATCCCGCTCCCGCCTAATGCGCCGCCAGATGCCGGTGCGCCAGAAGACGCGCAAGAGGTGCCGACACAAGAGCCTGAGAGCATGGAAGCTCCGGTCGAAGGCGGCCCAGAAGCTGGTCTGCCTGAACCCGGCGAAGAACCCAGCGAGGCAGAAACAGCCGAACAACTGGCTTCACCTGAAGGTGCTGGCGAAGAAGAGATTGCTTTGCCTGAGCCGCCACGCGAATAATTAAAACATGCGGCAGAACGTAAACATACTGACGTCTGCCAGCGAAGCTGCCGTTTATCAAGCCGTTACCGGTTACGAGAACTCCGCCGCCGCCCACGCATCTGGGGACTGGGGCGCTCATAATCAAGTGCGCTTTTACGGCACAACTTTCGCTGAGCACGACACGGGTCATACCATAAACGGCGCTTTTCTGCTGCGGGTGCAGCTGACAGGTACCAACGTAGACGGTACCGGCGATGCTGCCTTTACACTGCCTGCAATCATATCCGGTTCGACAGCCTACGAGGTTGGAAGCACGCCGTACATTGTGCGCCAACCGGAGCCGCTATCTGTGTATACAACTGATCCGGCAGAGTTTGTGGTTAAAGCTATCAGCCCGGTGGAAATGAGCTATCAGTGGCGTTTCAACGGCACAAACGTAGCTAACGGAAATACAGCCGCTTACCTCATACCGTATTGCACTACAGCGAACAGTGGAAATTACGATGTAGTCGTATCGAACAGCTACGGAACAACGGTCAGCAGTTCCGCGCATTTGACGGTATCGCCGATCAGTTCAGGTTTCAGATACCACAAAGACGGCTGCTTTTTGCCAGACACGCCGGTTACAATGGCTGATGGCACGCAAAAGCTCATCTGCGATGTCAAAGTCGGCGACAAGGTCATGTCATACAAGATCAACGGCCTAAATCCAGATAACGAGGACGCGTGGAAAACGTGGTCGGCTAAGGAACTGGTGATGCGTGCGTCACCATCAACGGTCAAGCGCGTCCTGCATCAGCAGTTCACCGGTTACTTTCAGTTGCTCGACCTTCGTGTTACTTACGAACATCCGCTGCTTACCTGTCGCTCTGGCATCTGGGCTTTTCGTCAGGTTCAGGACTTGGTTGTTGGCGACCTTCTCTGGAAAGATGGGATGTCGGTAACGATCGATCGCATGTCATACGTGCGCGGACATGTTGAAACCTACAATCTGGATGTTGAACCTACCGACGTGTACGTGGTCAATGGCTACGTGGCACATAACAGTTTCTGGAAAGGATTCTTCAATTTCGCGATGTACGGGCTGGCCCACATATCCGGGCCTGCCAGTATAAGCAGCGCCGGAACTAACGTGATTCTGCCGCCCCTTGGATAACCTATGGCTTCACAACAAAATCTCGTTACCCGTGCGCGACTTGAGCAGATAAAAGCGGCACAGACTGAGCTTGTAAACAACTTGTTCAAGCACGCTAACGCTTCGCTGTCTAAAGCGCACGGCATCAACTTGCGCTACCTGCCGGTGCCCTACTACGATGCCGCCGGTAACGACGTAAGCATGTATCTGGACAGCCACGGTGATCGCGTTGGTCGCTACTACATGGTGCTGAACTACAACCGCATCAACTACTTTGTTCCGATTGAAGCCACGTCACTTCCGGGTAAAGACCCCGAGACAGGCATAAGCCGCACGCTCAACACGCCGACGATTACCACCGCGCCCGGAGGTACTGCGTGGGTCACCGACTTCACACCACAAGACGAGCAAGACTTGATCAATACGAATACGCAGGTGCTGCTGCCGCACACGCAGGAAGCACACTGGGAAACACACAGCGGCGGCTTGTACCAAGTGATCCCACAGGTCACGGTCGATAGCGCAGGCCATCGGGTTGCGGATTACCTTGCGCGTATCATCGTAGACGGCGTTGAGCTTTTGCTTCCATGCAGTCGCAGACTGGGCGGCCCGCTACAGCCGGTACGTCCGGCTTTTCCGGGGATAACGACTTTGATCGGAACTAACTGCAACTACTGCTCGATGGGGCGTGATGATACCCAGTTTGGTTACTTCTACGTTAATTTGCCTGCTGGCGGTACCCTTCCGTACATTTTTGAATGGCAACTCAACAGCTACGTGCCTACCGGCCCAACTGATCCGCTTTTAGGCTCAGGCGAATGGGTATCTCTTGTATACAGCACAGGATTTACCGCTGTACCGGCTCAAGTAAGCTGGGTTAATACACACTCGAAGATGGTCGGAACTGCGGAATACCCGTACGAACTTGTTATCAGGACAGCTTCAGGCAATAACAGTGGTCAACCCGGAGCTTTGGTGCGGGGTAAGTTTACGAACGCGGCTGGATCAACGTATACAAATTGGTGCTATTTCCGTTGTAACGACGAGGATGGCAGCTGGATATTTTCCGGCCCTGATACGAATCAATCGGCTTCGCGTATCACACTGGCGAATGATCCGGTCTACTCTGACAACTATTACTATCCGCCGGGGCCTCCGATATGAACACAATCTGTGCGCATGTTAAAAACGTTCACGCGTGGACGCAGGACGAAAAAGACGATATGCGCCGGGTTTTTGCTTATGTGCTTCGGGAATGGCCGATATTGGTTGCAGCTTATCACCACACCCAAGGAACATTGGTCATGAGGGCTGAGGAGCGCAGCAGCTACGATTGGCAGGCGCTGGCAGCTTTTGATCTGGAACTTGTTCGCTTACACCGTGAAGGTAAAGACGATGAAGCGATGAACCGCATAGCGGAACAGCTTAAAATTTCAGTGGATGACCTTTTTCCTGACTGTACTTTTCCCAGCTACCTTCAGTTCATCAAGGAACGGACTGAACGCCAGAAATCAGGAATGACATTGGAAGCGCGTCCGGTGACAGCACCTTGATACCCCAACCGTAACTGTACGTTGTCTGCTCAAACAGCTTGGAATAAACCCCGCCGGAAACTGAAGAGTTCGTGGCTGTACCTGCGGACACGAATGTACCTGCCGCTGCTACTTGAAGGCTGATGCTGGACGTGTTGTAGTTCGCAGCCGCGCCGTTGAACGCCTTGTTCGGTAGTATGATAGACAGACTTCCGCTGAAGCATGTCTTGTAGGAAGCTTCCAGAAAAGCAAAGCCGATCGTACCTGAAGCGTTAGTGATGACCGATTCACGCACAGCAATCGGATATTTAGTGCTCGCAGCTGATACGACACCTGCCGTGTAATCGGCACTGTACGGACGCGACACGTAGGTATTCGACGTAAAGATCGTACCGCTGATGTCTTGCTGGCTGAACACAGGCTCACCACCGGTAGGGCCTGTAGGGCCTGCGGGGCCTTGGGCATAGATACCGTAGCTAACAAAATTCCAAGTGGCCGGATCAACAGCCGGATCGTTAACACCCAGCGATGACACATGAGCATTACGGCAAATCCAAGACCCGTACGTTCCGCTGTAGTCATAGCTGACCACGTCGTTTGTCAGGTAGCCTGTAGCGTTCAACCAAGCGCCGCGCCAGATCATGCCGGGAGAACCAACACCGCCGGTACCGGGAGGCCCCTGCGGGCCGGGCGCACCTTTCGGGCCGGGAGGCCCTTGTTCGCCTTGGATGACCGTGCCGACAAGAAGCGTACCTTCAGCACCCAACGGACGCATCGTCAGCATCAAGCTGGCGGCCAGTTCGAGCGTGGCGGCTCCAGTGTTTTTCAGTGAAACGATGAATTCGCCGGTCTGATAAAAATTGACGTCACCGTTGAATTCGCTGCTAGGTGTGGTTGTAACCACAGCTGTACCCGTCGAACCGCCATACGTATCCGAGTAATAGACGTTCAGCTGCGCCAGATTGCTGGTTGGCGTGGCGCTGATGACTGCGTTAAGCACCCGCGATTCATAGCCTGCCGGAATACGGTAATTTGTGACGATGATCTCTTCGCCGGGAGGTACGGTGGTGCGGATTACCGGCAGGGGAACAAACTGTTCGCGGTTGTTCACCGTGCTGATGATCTCGTTGACTTTTTCCCCGATAAGATTGTCGCGCTCAGCTAGATTGCGTGTCGGGGCGCTCAAGCCGGGCACGTTAACAGCGTCACCTTGCGAGAAGTGCCGCACATCGCCGCCGCTATAATCAACACCAGCTGCTGCCGGTAAATCGAGTGGTTTTATTGCCATACGCTTTTAACTACTGACCGGCATATCTACCATCCACTTTAGGTTCCGAGATTCCAAGAATCGCCGGTAGAGGCGGAACTTGAACTCGTAGCGTCCGTCCATGAAAAAAGTGCGGTGAACACCTTTTTCGACCTTCTGGCCCGTCCGCCGAAAGTGCATCTGGATTTCTCGCGGTGAACGCCAGCAGGGAACGATGGCTCCAACACGCCCGATGGTAACTTTACTGCCGGTGATGATAGCCTCTTCAAATACGTTACAGGTTACGGTGTGCAGGCGGCAGGCTTGACTGTACGTCAATCCACCTTCTTTCATGTACCGATCGATAAAAGTCCGCCGGTCAAACGTTTTCGCGTCAATTTCGTTCACGTGTTGAATGTCATTGGGATCGTAAAATCCCGTTGGTTCAGTTTACTGACGAAATCGGCAGTCACTGTTACGTCACGTTCTGCCGTTCGTTCCACAAGTATAGAACGTAAACTCACACGAGGCTCCCAAAGCACCAGCGCGTCTACAATCTCTTGCTGAACCAATGTTTCAATACCGGTGGTCTGAAGCTCGAACAAGATGGCGTGCAGATTGGTACCGTAACCCGGCTGCATGATCCGCTCGCCTTTGCGCGTGGTGAGCAGCATCTTTACAGAAGAAGCAAGAATCTCAATGTCTTCACCGCGATTCCAGTTCCATTGGTCTTGGTTCGGATAACCGGTGTCCTTTGGCAGAATCGGGCCGTAGATCAACGGCGTCTTGACCGGTTGCTTATCAATCGGTTGGACATAGAATCCAAAGTTTACGCTGACAGTGTTCCAGTGCGGTCGTCCGCAGTCCTCCGGTATCACCGCATAATTGTGCGCCTCCACCCGCGCCACGTATTGTCCGGGCTGTAGGTTACGGGTCGCATCAATGACAATCGTGCCTGCGCTGGTACCGTTGTATACAACCGGTAATGAGCCATCATCCCAGTAAAGCGTACCGGTGATGTAGTCAACCGGCAGGGCTGAGTCCTCAATCAACAAACACTGGATGTTTGCGGCACCGCCGGTTACCGGATAAGCAGCAACTGCTACCGTCTCTGGTGGTTGCTCGATGAGGTTTACCCCGTTTAAGTTGGTTATGCGCAGTGACATTAGCCGATCCATTTACGGTACACGGACGGGCCGCCCATGCCCTCGCCGGAACCTGATTGTGACTCGTTGACAGGCTTCGTAGCGCCGTCATCGTCCCAGCCCGCAGACTTAGCATCGACTTTGGCTTGGATGACCCCGGCAGCACCATTTTCGCCGACTTTGCTCTCGGAGAGTTTTCCGTCAGAATTTGTGCGGCGTTTAAGCTCAAACGGATGGCGACCAAAGCTTGATACAACAACGTCGTTCTCTTTCATCGGCGCACGCTCAAGGACACGTTCCTTTGTCCACTTGGTCTTCGGTTCCTGCGGCAACTTCTCTTTGTAGTAGACCTCCCGCAGCATGTTCATGGCTGCCTGACCTTCACGGCTATTGCCGATCTTGGCGTTGATCTCTTCGATCAGTTTATCCATCTTGGGCGCACCCTTGCGACCAAGACTCTCTTCCTGCTGCTCGATTTCAGAGGGCAGCGCCGTCATGAAAACAGAAACAACTTCGTCTGGAAGGTGCATGTAGCGCTTGAAAACGACGTCAATCCACGCTTCCTTGGGCAACTTGTACTGCTCCATGACGTCACCTAGCTTCTGCAAGATGTCGGCTTGGATACCGAGCATTTCCATCTTCATCTGCTCTTCCAGACTGCCGATCTGAGGCATCATGGCCTTGATGTCGAGCTTGCTGACATCCTTGCCTTTCAGTACGGCGTGGAAGTAAGCCAGCCACTGGTAACAGTTGGTAATCGGCTTGCGGATGGACTTGATCTTGCGCAGGAAACGGATGTCTTGAGCGAGCAACGCACGACCGGACGGTGTTTCACCGCCGCCACCGCCGCCACCACCTTGGTTACTGAACCATGACTTTGGCATGCCGATGATGCTGTAGAAAAGGTCGGTTAAAAGCTCGATGTCGTATACATCAGGCACGTCTGCTGTACCGGGCAGCTTGGTGATGACGTTGTTGAAACCTTTGGGCTGTGCAATGTACAGCATGGTGTCCAAAGCCAGCGCGTTGTAATAAGCCGTAAAGTCACTGGCACTATTCATCTCGTTCGGCGATCCAACCTGCCCGAACGCCAGCTTGCTGCGTAGCGTCTGACGCCAGCGCTGCACCGTTTTCATTTGCTCAATCGGCGGTTGCTCTTGTGTGTCGATGCTGACCGCGTAACGATCAGGTTGAACTTGCGCACGGCAGACGACCATCTGGTCAACAGCTAAGCGCAGCTTCTTATAGATGCCGTCAGCTTCAGAAAAAATTGGTTCACCGTGCTCACTCATGCGCATGCGGAACATGCGGCGAAAGTGCATAAAATCCCACGGATACCACAAATCTTCGACGTTCTGGCCGCTGGCCATTGAAACACGTTCAACCGGCGTCGAGTTGTCGGGCTGTACAAAAACGTCTTCTTTGTTCGGTTTATGGTTTAGCCAGCGGAATCCGATACATTTGCGGTTGCGCTCCAGCCAGTAGCGACGCATCTCCATTGGGTGAACAAAAGACATCCCGATGATGCCGTCGTGCGGTGCGTACTCCAATTTCTCGAAGTGATTACCCATCGCGGCGATATACCAGACCTGAGATTGAATCAAGGACTCGACATCGAGGCGAACAAGCATGTCGTTCAGTTCTTCCTCAAAAGCCGTATCGTTGCACTGGTACCATAACGTGCCGGGGCTGTTGGCATCGGCCTGCGTTGCTTCATCGACAATTTCGACGAGCGCTGCCGCCAGCAAGTCCCACTGACTCATCTCATCCCACATCTGAAGCATCGCGTCGAACGTCGTCGGACGCTTCATCATGGAATTGAACTTCGTCCAGATTTCAGGATCGCTTACACGACCGGCATCTTGAAATTCCTGCCATAGCCGTTGATCGGCGTCGGGCGTTTGGGCACGAGGCACTAGAGAACCGGTGTGCGCCCCACTCGAACCCGTAAGTCCCATGTAGCGCAACAAACTGCTGGTTTTGGTATCAGCCATAATATCTTTAACTACGAGAACAGAAAATTCTCAAAATGCTGTTCTTAGAGGTATGGCTAAAAACACTAAAGCACCAAAAACAAAGAAAAGCGCCGCCGTTCAACGCGAGGCGATCACACATCCACACGTTGTCAGCTTCCGCCTCAGCGGCGACAAGCACGGCAAGCTTTCCGAAATCTTCGAGCGCGGCGAAGCTACCGGCGTGAATTCACTGAATCAACAGGCCCGTAAGGTGGTCAATGACTTCATTGATGGCCGCCTTGTATACAAAAATCCGGCAGATCGTCTGGTTGACCACGAAAAGATCGGTTAAATCCGAGCACACGCCCCCGTCTTCGGATTAAGCGTGAAGCGGACATCGACCGGAAAAGTGCCTGCATCTTCGTGGTCGTAGCAGCGGCAGGGAATTCTACAGTGTATACAGTCGCTGGTGACGTTTTCAACGATCACCAGCGATTTGTCTATAAACTCACGCTGCTCGTTGCAGAATTGAGCTACGTGCTCAGAAAGAGAGCCAGAACGACATTCCTTGGTAAGCCAAGCCATCGTTTCTGACAGCTTGTTCACTTCATCGGGAACGTAGGTGCCTGCCACTTTCTTGGCTTCATCAGAAGGCATAGTCGTAAGGCGTACCCGGCAGGTCTTTCGGGCTGATCTCAATCTCCAGCCCTGTACGCGCTTGACCGTTCTTGATGTATTTTAGCAGCCGGTGGTTCTTGAACTGGTCAACGCACAGTAATTTCTCAAGCTCGGGGATGATTTCCTGCGGCAAACGCAAAAAGTCCAGCTGAACTTTCACGGCACCGTCAGAACAGCCTTTATCGGTGACGCTCCAGTCAGAAAGAAAAGCCTGCAACGAAGGGACACTAAAGACCTGCAAAGCCATCCGGTTGGCTACGGCTGAGACTTTCTCGTCTGCCCCTGCTTTCTTGAGCTTAAAGGGCAGGTCTTCAATTAAAAATTGTGCTGCGCGTGCTTCGGTCATGACAATCTAAATACAGGGACGACTCAGAAAAATAGCGGTGAAGCGCCTTGGTGACGACTCCGCGCAGCCATTCTTTCGGTACACGCGGCGTTACCGGCAGCCATGCCGGGGCTTCAATTTCGACCCGACAGACTTCCTGTCTGTTTACAGCCAGTGAATATAGCTTTGTCATCAATGTAAGTTCCACTTTCAATAAGAACCAATAACAGCAAACCCCTTAACGCATCTTTCCTGATTGAACTTCAAGCAGACGCTGTTCTTAAAAAGCATGAAACTGCTATGCTACGCTGATCTACAGGCCACTGACGGCGACGAACTCTGCTTCACGAAGCCCAACACAACACTCCAGCACTATCGAACGCAAAAGTTCTTTAAGGACATCGCCGAGATATACACGGCGGAAGGTTGCGATGGAATAGTCGATCTAGGGGACACAACAGATGATCGGTCATCGATACCGATGACGACTGTTGAGGTACTTGGCTCGGGCATCGCTGGTCTGCCAGACTGCCCGCGCTGGAAACTGACCGGAAACCATGAGCAATACCTACGCGATGCTTCGGTCAACAATCGCCGTTTGTTCGACCACAGCTTTACCGTAGTTGACCGCTATCGGCACGAAATAGTAGACGACGTGAACCTGCTTTTTGCATCCTATCCCGGCGACTATAAGAAGCTCTGTGAGTGGATCGATAAAAAACTCGGTGCTTGTGCAGGCCCGGTTATATTATTCGGGCACTTTGAGATTGAAGGCTCCTTTTTCAATAATGCCAAAGCGCTGACAGGCGTGCCGCAAAAGTTGCTTTCTGCGTGCAACCTAGTGCTGATGGGACACATTCACATGCCCCAGTCACTCACGAGTAAAATCCACTATATCGGCTCACCTTTTCAGCAGGACTGGGGTGAAGCCGGTCAAGATAAGCGCGTCGCTATTGTAGACACTGATACCTGTTCCGTGAAGTGGGTTCCTCTTACCGGATACCCGCAATACCGCACGCTGTCGCTGACAGAGTTCATGACTTCTGTAGGCACAGCCAGCGAGGATCGCTACCGCGTCGTGCTGACCAGCCACGACGAATCCGAGCAGTTTTTCCGGCATCCGCTGTTCAACCGCGCAGTCGCCGAATACAAATACGAAGAACAGGCACCAGAGGAGCAGACGGAACAAACGGATTTCTCGTTTGAAGGCACGCTTCGCCGCTATTTGAAGTCAGTACCGCCATCAAAAGTTGGAATCAGCCTGAATGAAGATGAGATGATCGAGATGAGCGGGCACGTATTGAATGGCTGATACGTCTAAGCGCATTGAATTTCAACAGTGTTCGATGCAGTAGGCAGTGAACACGTTGTTATGGTGCAACAAATGCCGGTCATGTGGCTGGCTGATAAACAACAACAACAACAAACCAAAACATCACTATGAACCAAGTATCCTCTGTACCGTTCGGCGTTGACGCCAACGTGTTCCAAGGTTATGCCGAATCCGCCAATGACCGGCTGGGCGCAATCGACTTCGTGTTTGAAAACACGGGGCCTAACACCGCTTACATCCGTCTCGGTCAATATGACGGTACAACGTCGCCCTCCGGCTTCGCCACAATCGACACGACCTACACCGCGTCTCCGTTCACTGCTGGATTCCGTGGCTTCGCAGTGGCTCCCGGTGGTACTGTCACCCGTCACTACACGCTTGTTAGCAAGCGCGTGGCGTTCTTCGGCTCTGGCAACACCTCCGTCAACATCTCGGCTGTTCTTCGCAACAAGTCCGACCTGCGCGGTGCGCAGATCGACATCGTTGCCACGGGCCGCCGCGCTTGGGGCTACGACGAAGGTTGGTGCCGCAACGAACTCATCAAGCAGTGGGGTTCTGTTACTGGCCCAGCCTCTACCGTTGCCAACATCAACGCAGGCCCCGGTAACATCAATCCCAACGGCACGACCATCTAATCGAGCCGTCTGCGTAGATCACGAGCCGCCCTTCGGGGCGGCTTTTTTGTTCTTAGCCTGTATGGACATAGTACCGGCAAGCAGTTCCCTAGCGGCCTCAGACAGCAAGGCCAGACTCTTGTCTGGTCAGCGCCATCAGCAGTATCGATTTGCCTTGCTGGCACTCGATGTGTTTATGAAACAGCGCGAATTCACGTCACTCGTGGAAGGAAGCACAACCACGTATGCCTACGAAAAGTCCGGTATCCTTATCGATCTAAAAATAGCTGAACCACAGCGTGTTGCTTTTGTTACATCCTTCCCCGGTTACACTTATACGAATGAAGTCGTAGGCAAAGCGCCTGACGGTACACCGATCCACAAGGTCAACGCGAAAGTCGTAAAAGCCAGTGATGTACTTGGTGCAGAACTTACGGTGCAGCTGATCGTGGAAAATCATCAAGTGATCTACGTGCCGGTACCCAAAACGGAACAGGACATCGCCCGCTATATCGTAGAAAACGTACTGGGAGCGCTGTCTATTATCTGTGAAAAGGACGAAAAAGTCCGCAGCGCCTTCACGAAGAAAGCCGCTCCACCTACCGTGCAGGATGCCGCTGAGATTCTAAATCATGCCAGCCGGATGATCGAGTAAGATAAACCGGGATCAGGTGCAACAGCATTGAAGGTTTTACCTCCGTATACGAAATAACCGGTCGGATTGTAGGCTGAAATGACTTCACCATCGGCAGCAACCGCCAGCTGCGGCCATACGGCATCTACGACCGTTTCCGAAGCAGCCACGGCAAAGCTATTACGGTGCGTGTCTGTTGGAGCCACGTCACGCCGATATGTTCCAACGGACAAGGCGCTGAACTGTCCTGCACGGAAGTAATTTGGAAATTCGCCGTCAGTATCGAGCCATACATCCATCTCGCCATGCGCACCAAAGGCTTCACGCCCGGCGTAAAACTTGAATAGGAACGGGCCGTTGAGCAGCTGGCCTGCGTAATCCGGCAGGTGCGTAAGCTCGTAAGAGTTAACGTCGCCTACCGCAGAAGCGCTGATAAGATTGTACTCCGTACCTTCAGCTGTGACTGTAACAATACTGTCTGGATTGACCGGGCCAGACATCGAGCCTTTATACGGCAGCGTTCCATAAAAAACGTATTCACCTTGGTTGGTGTACGCACAAAAACCGACCGCGTTTATGGCGCTGCTGCCTTCGTATTCAAGCAGCGCAGCATGGTATAGCCGAGGCAGTGCAGGTATAGCCTGCCAGCTGACTGCTACCGTTTTACCGGTCAACTGATGCGGCAGACGGCCATAGGCATCAGAAACGCGCAGATAGACCTTGTCTCCGGGGATCACTTGAACCAGCTGGCGATAAGTGGCAGACGGCATCGTGTAGGCGGTCAGGACTCCGGCACGCTCGCGCACGAGGCTCTTGGGGTAAGCCAGCCCGACGTCAAAGATAAGCTTACCTGTGCCGGTGCTGCTGTAGATGAGCGTGTCAGCGCGATTCAACCCGACCGAACGACGACCATCGGTTACACCGTCGTTCCAGTCGTCAATGATCTCGCTGGCTACTCCGTAATGCGCGATACCTTCAGCTAGGTGGTCAAAACGAACCGGAACTTCAATGCCTGTCTGGGTATCAATGTATACAACTGAGTCGCCGTTGACGGATGCGTTTAGTTCACAATCCAGCGCAGGCATGACGTCAGCAGCGGAAACGAGCATCCGCGAACCGTAGTCATCCACGGTACCGGCGAACGTGTATAGGCGGTCGCCATAGCTCAAGTAAGCATGCGGTGTTGACGCAGTAGGATAAACAACTACCAGTGAAGCTGCGTACGCTGCGGATGCTACGCAGGCGTTATAGAGATAGGATTCTCCGCAAAAGTCTGTGGTTTGATATGCCCAAAGGTCAATCGCTTGCGTTCCAGTGAACGCCGCTGTAGACACGTTTGTGCCGTTATAGTACGCCTGCGCTTTAGGATCACCATAACAACGTGCAGGGGCTGCGCCATAGGCGACAAACGGGGCAGGAAATCCAAAAGGCTGTGCCACGTTGATCTTGGTGACTGGTGATTCCAGCGAGGTGTAACAGTAAAGCGCTGCCGGGCCACAGATTGGCGTCTGACAGCCGCCGATTGGCGTTACAAGCACACCCTCGCCGTCAAATACCGGAACGTACACTGGGTTTGTGTAGCAAGCCCCTTCGTAAACTACAGTGCGTCCCCAAACCGGCGAGTAGATGTTATCCGGGCTGCTTATCGGCGTAGGCAGCGGATTTGGCGTCGAATCCGTGACACCGGACTCGTCAACAGAAAAAGACATAACCAGCCCAGTCTCGCTGAACTGAAAGTCACTGATATTGATCTCAGCCTGACCCACACGAAGTAGGGTGTTGGAGTCGTCCGCGTAAGCAGTTTCCGTTACATTTACAGGAATTATTGTTGACGCTAATCCTTCCTGCCGAAGCAAGGTTACATTGATCACAGAACCAGCCATTACCGATCCATCCGTAAGATAAACACTCAACTTTCCAGTTAAACGCTTGATCCGGTTGTTGATCAGCGGACGTGTGTTGCCGAACGTCAATAAGGACATGCAGCAAGGACGTACACCTTCAATCGCAGCGATGGCGTGAGCGCTTAGCTCGTACTTCCCGTCGGACTCGTAAAATGCGTACAAGTTACTGTCAGTGTAAAAGAGTCCGGTATTTGCTTGGATCGGATTCGGTGCGCCGTTCGTGGCAAGATTCATCAACGGAACACTGGTAGCATCTACCGTAGTGTAGTGTGTAAGGCTTTCACCGACACCCATGCGGTCAAGGCGCGTGTTGGCGTCAGTTTGCACATCCATCTCAGTGATGATAGCGGCCCAGCGCCGATTACGCCGACCTTCGCCACCCGGCAGGTCAGAATTAGTGCAGCGCTCGTAACGGTAGATGCCTTGAGGCACGGTGCGGTAGCAGTTTAAGCGCAACCGTGATGTGTAACCGCTATAGGTCAAACTGCTTACGCTGAAAGTGTCCGTTGTGATACGCAGGTGTTGGTCTGCCGGTGCGGGGATGTATGTCGGCATGTAACCGTAGTCATAACCGACCGTTTCACCAGCCAATCCGCCAGACAAACCGTTCAAGCACCAGTTACCTTTTTGCGTGCGCAACACGACTTCATCCGCAAGAGGCCCGGCACCGGGATCAATATCAAAAGTCCAGTGCGTAGTGCCCGGAAGCAGGAAAATTTCTTCGGTGACGCTAGCAATCTGTTGCGGCAAGCTGGTAGCTGTACCGCCGTTAGCAGCTAGTGTTTGTGTATACACCGATCCTAGATAAACCAAACTACCTCCAAACTCCGGCACAGGAAGATTGTGACGTACATTAACCGAACCTGAGCACTGCACCGTACTGTCGAAACTAAGCTGTGATCCATCGTTGCAGTAAGCCGTTCCACGTAACCGATAAAGACCGCTCGCTGAACCACTGTAATTCACGGATGAACCGCTGCTCTTGAACACTTCGACACCGTTCCGGTAAAGTGTCCAGAGGATGCTTTGGGGAGGCGCACCTACACTGTCGCGGGCTTGAATGACGGCTGTGATGTTTTCGCCGGGCGTAAAGATCAGGTTGCTCCAGTTCACACCGGCTTGCGCACTGCTTCCCCGTGCAACAATATTTACCGTCTGGGCATAGGTTTGCGGCAAATCGAATTCACCCATCACCCGGACAACGATCGTGTGCGGTACCGGACTTACAGGTTGAAACTTTACCGGGCTGGACGCACCCTCGGCGACTGTAGAGGTGCCATCGGTGACCGACCAATTTAACGGCAACACCACAGCACCGTTCAAACGAACGGTTAGCGTGTAATTGGCATTAGCAGCTAGAGACGCCGGTAAAGGGGCATCATTGACGAATAGCTCGATCACGCATTAACTACGGTCGCCTGTTATCCAAGACATCAAATGCGAAGCAAGCCATTCTGGGCTTCGCTGTTCGAGATTGTGAAGATCAACAACTGACCAGTAACCTTTCGCGGCTCCCCGCGCCGGTACCCAAATTTCGCGCCGACCGCACTCAGGGCACTGCCTACGAAACTGCGCTTTCGACATCCGCAAGGACGTCTTTCCCCAAACCATCTCCCCGGCGCAGAGATCGGTCGTACCGCGCTTAACGTGTGGTGTCGACATTGAAAACGACGGCGTCGATCCATTCCTTGCTTGTGTAGCAGTATTCCTCGTTACGGGTACCTTCAAGACCGCTGGTGACGATAAACATCGGCGTAAGGCGGCCAAAATTGACGATAAGTTCATCATTGACGTTAATCGGCAGATCGACAGTTGAGCCTTTCTTCAAAAGCTTGAAATAGATGAATTCATTGGCGTTCTGGCGGGCAACGCTATCAGGCAGGATGATGGTATCCGACGCTTCACGCACAAAGTGCTTGAGGATGGTGTAGTCACCAAGCGCTTCAAGGTTGTCGATGGACATATCTTCACCATTGATCCGGCACACCAACTCCGTTTGAAGCAAGTTCATGTAGTGCTTGCCATCAGCGACATACTTCTGCGTGTTCTCCATGACTTGATTCATCTGGAACATGACCATGTCACCGGGCTTTACCAACGAGGGCACTGGTTCATCTTTGCCTTTCACTTTACCGTCGCCGATAAAGCGAACAATACCGATGCGGTGGGTATCGTGCGTTTGGGCTGCGTCAGGGATAACGATTTTGCTCGTCGTTTTCAGACGTGTGAATTCAACGAGACAACGGTGGCCGAATAGATTTACGTTCATGGTGCTAAGAACAGATATTTCGTGATGTGATACTAAAAATTCTCGGATCATCTGCCTCCAGCATTTTACGGCTGAAGCTCGAAGCTGTATACAGCTGACGATTTTCGATTGCGTTTATCGCGGCGTCCACATCGTCGTTTGGATCGCATTTCTTATTGCCGTCTAATAACGGCATCTCAGCGATCGTCACGACCTTCTTGTTCGCAATCGCGCTGACACTCTGCCACGTTTTATCGATCGCATCGTGGTCAAACAGCATGCAGAACTCTTGAACACCTTGGCAACGCAGTAGTTTAAGTGCTTGTACTTGGCTTAGGTGGTGCTTAAAAACACAGACAGGAACGATATTTTTCCAGCCAAGCTGCCGAAGCTTTTTGCGCAACGACAGCACGTTCAATATGGATTCCACGATGACAACAATTTCCGGCTGTTGCTCACGAACGGTATCGATGTTGTACACCCAGTTACCAGCACCAAAAGTTACCTCGTTCCGACTTGGAAATTTCTTGGTTGTCTCCCCCGGCACGTCTACATAAGTGCGCCCTTGGTAGTAGACCGTCAAACCGTACTCTTGCACCGGAAAAATGCAGAAAGGCTCCCATTTTGGGTGGGCTGGGGTATAACCGGCTCCTGCTTCAGCAAATGCAGCGTAGTCTAGGTTTTTACGTGCAGCCATCTTGGTTATCAACTTAGTGTATACGCTCTTGGGTGTCCGGGCGATTGGTGTAAAACCTTCAGGCAGCTTCACCTCTTGGATAACGGGAACAACCGATTCCTGCTGATCTTCAGCATAAAGCAGTTGTTCAACCGGAACGTTATTCGCCCCTGTATCTGCCGTAAAATGGAAACCGAGCGCCCGCGCCCACGCAACAAAGTTCCCTTTGTTATTCTTGCCCTTGTTGCATTTCCAGCAGAAAGTCTTGCCGGACTTGAGGTTTACGCTGCGATGGCCTGTCTTATCGCCGCACTCGGGGCAGCAGAATACCAATTCGAGGGTGGTACACTTTTCGCGCACCACGATGAACGTATTCTCAATTTCCTGCTTTAGTACCGGCCCGATCATGCTATCTTGTTCTTAGAACTGTGAACGATATTAACAAATTCATTGATACGGCACAAAAGTACACCGCACCTGCTTCGGACAGCCAGCTGCCTACGATTGACCGTAGCCATCAGGTCGGTTTCGGTGTCGAACTAGCCCAACGCATGGCTGCGCAAAACCAGACGCAAGGCATGCCGCAGCAGATGCCACCGATCACGCCAGTATCCAACTGACAAAAACCGTTCTTTGTCGTGTGCCTGAGAACGACACCAGTTGGATTGAATACCCGATCGCATCGGGACTCATGGCGTTTACCCGTCCCCAGCAGCTAACCGCCGCGAGAGCAAGCATCGCTTCATTTTACAACCAAGACTGGCCGAATAAGCAGATGGTTGTATACAATACGACCAATAGCAAGCTCAAGCCTTGGTTTAAGCGGTGGCCTAACTTTCTGGAGATTCAACTCAGCCGCCAATCCGTACCGGCAATGCTTCAGCTTTGCCGCGATAATGCCATCGGTGAATGGTGCTTCAACTGGCTACCTGATGCTGTTTACGATCCAGCCTATATCCGGGCACACATGGACAAACGGGCCAAGAACTCGATCACTTTACTGCGCCAACAGCGGGTCTATGCGTTAAAAGACAGAAAGCTTGTGATCGTAGAAGGTCATCGTGATTGCTGGGGATTTTACCGGTTCTTTCCAGCGAGCTTTACAGAAAACCCTGTGGAGTTCAGGAAACAGTTCGAGATCGTGACAGAAATCGACAGTGCGGCTCATTACGTAACCCGTTTTGCTAGTGAAATCGTTTGAATACATCGCTAAAAAGCTAAAAGCAGAACACTTTGATCCCGTGTCTGCCGAAAGAAGCGTCGTCATTCCACTGAAGCACCGTCTTTCGTTTTTCCATAGCGGTGACTTTGGCGACATCATTTACGCGCTGCCGACCATAAAAGCGATGGGCGGCGGCAGCTTGTTTATCGGCCCAAGTGTTCAACACAAGACACGTTTGTCGATGACAGCAGAGCATGTAGAAGTAATGCGACCTCTGCTGGAAATGCAACCGTATATCCACGAACTGAGCTTTGTAGAAAAAGCCCCTGAAATCGACATCGACTTGAACCAGTTCCGTGAATACCTGCTGACGGAGCACACCAAAATGGCGGAAGGCGCACGGCGACTCAACCTAGCGGAAGCTCATCTATACACGTTCAAAGTGCCGCTAGATGCCTGTCAATCCGCGTGGCTTACGATCGACACTCCCACTGAGCTAAATGACTATCCAGTTCTTATCCACCGCAGCCCGCGTTGGCGTAATTCTGATTTTCCGTGGGCGAAGATCATGGAGCGTCACGGCAAAAGAGCGGCCTTTGTCGGATTGCCTAGCGAGTACAACGCGTTCGTTGCTGACTGGGGTTATTTGACGTATTTGCCGACAAAAGACTTCCTTGAACTTGCGCGTCTCATAGCGGGTTGCCGCTTGTACATTGGAAACCAGTCGCTGCCTTACGCCATCTGTGAAGGCTTGAAGCACGACAGCATGCTCGAAGTGTGGCTCGAAGGCCCGAACTGCATTTTCAACCGGCGCAACGCGATTTACGGCGAAAGCGCTATTGTTCATATACCAAAACTATACAAAAAATCTATGAATACCGTGTTAACAAAATGTCCCATCTGCGACGCAGATGCCGCCAACGCTCCGCAGCATCGAGCGCAGACTGACATCGTAAAGTGCCCAAGCTGCAATCTCGTGTATCTGCGCACGCACCCGGATCATGAGCAGACGATGCTCTATTATCAGCAGTACGCCGATGACCACTCACACATGCGCCTGCCGAAGAATTTTGACGACATCCGTACGAGCGGACTGCGTCGTGACTACTTCATGCAGCAGCTTATGGAATTCGCCAAACCGCCCGGTAAGATGCTGGACATTGGCTGCGGCTGGGGTGCCTTCATGGTAAATGCTCGCGAGAAGGGATTCACGCCGCAGGGTATCGACGTTTGCTACAAGGCGGCCAATTTTAGCAACTCTGTGCTCGGCATACCTACCACCTGCGACGAACTGCTGGATTGTGCGATTGATGCCGACAGCCTTGACGTGATTGTCGCTATCCACACGTTCGAGCACCTTTCCAAGCCAGCTGAGGTTTTAAGCCGTGTGTGCAAACTCTTAAAAGTAGGAGGCATTTTCGCCGGTATCGTTCCTAACATCGAATCGTATTGTAGCGAACAGCGCAAAGAAAAATGGCAATGGCTGGACGTCAACACGCACTATGTCCACTACAGTCCGGCAACTTTGAAAGCGACGCTTGAGAAGTTCGGTTTTGACGTACTCCGTGTGTACACGCATACAGGCGATTACGACTTAAACGAACTGCGCCGTTTAATCCAAGAGCGCGAAAACCGCGTCATGAAGACCGAAGAGATTGATGCAGAGATCGAAAAAGTATGGGCATCCGGTAACGGCGAGGAAATTCGGTTCTTTGCGGTGAAACGTTCTACCGTTGTCGCGTGAAGACCGCTATTTTAATACCGTGCTATAACCGACCCGGCATGCTTGCTCAAGTGCTGCAAGACGTGCTGGCATTTCCGCAGGTACGCATGGGCATGCCGGTCGTTCTGGCGTGCGACGGAGGCCCTGACGCTGCCCAGTATGAAAACGCAGCCATCGCTATACGGGCAAAGATTCCGGGGTTGCACCTGCTGATGCGCCCAGAGCACTACGGTATCGGTCGAAACGTGTACGAGGCTAAACGCTATCTGTTTGAAGAGTGCAAGTTTGACCGGGTATTTTACGTCGAGGACGACATCCGCATGTCTCCGCACTTGATGACTTTGTTGCAGAACATGATGGCTTGGATAAAAGCCAACTACAGCAACGAGTGTGTTGTCAGCACAGCCGTATTCTGCAACATGCCGCTGGAAGAAAAGCAAGCCAGTCTCGGACTGGTATCGGACTGCGGCTATAGCTTGTGTAATCACATGATGAGCCGCGAGTGCTGGATTTTAACCCGTCCGTGGATGCAAGAATATGTCCAGCGCTTCCTCCAGTGCCCCTACAAAGATCGCGACATCGCCCGCATCGGCGACTGGATGCGTGGTATTGCTGAGCGCCTGCCTGTCCATTGCGGCAATCGACCGTTTCCGGTTCATTGGCCAGCCAAGGAGTACTTCACGTCACGCCCTGTATCAAGTCAAGACGGGGCTATGGCGCTGGCCTTGCGTCTAGCTGGATTTTCTCATGCGGTAGCTCTTGTTAACCGTGCGTGGCACGTTGGACAGACGGGCGAGAACACAACTGAAGAATCGTGGCAGCGCTCCTATAGCCAGACCAAGCTCGACATCTTTGAGGAAGACAATACGCGGACACATTTCCGCATCATGGCATGAAAGACATCCTCATCATCGTGTCTACGTGGAATCGCCGCGATCTGACAGGAATTACGTTGGACAGCTTAAAGCGCAACAAAAGCGCTGCCAGCGACGTCTTGATCATCGACGACAAGAGCGAAAAGTACGGCGTAGATTTTCTGTCCCGCTGGGACTGGCCAGTGCAGCAGCATGTCGAACATGTGGGTGTCGGTATGGCAGCGTACAACCGCTACAAAGCTTTTTTGAGTTCGCCTGAGCAGTATCGTTACCTGTTAGCGATGGACAACGATCTGCTCCTTGGCGCTCAGTTCGATTATCGCCTACGCCAGCTGTGGGAGGTCACAAAAGACCCGCACCGCCGAACGGTGCTCACCGGATACCGCTCTGTTACGCAGAAGGTCTACGAAGAGCACGAAGATTGGGTGGTGGTGGATGGCGTAGGCGGTGCAATTCAATTCGTCGATCGTGCTACAGCCCAGTGCGTGTTTGATGAGATGCCCGTCAGCTGGTGGGTTCATAACTGGGATCATTGCATCAGTAAGGTGTTTGAGCGCAAGATTGCCACCAAGCACTCACTAGCACAGCACATCGGAATATACGGCAGCGGTGTAAACGGAATATCGGAAGATGTCGCCTATAACTTTGTTGGAGAAGGCCAATGGTGAAAGTCTACTCCACAACATGCGGCAACGTCGAAGTCGATGGCTTCGTGCTTGATCGTGTAAAAGGTTTACGCGACTCAGAGTTTGTCACCTCTTTGAACGAGGCCGACGTCGTTTTTTACCTTTGGACATGGCACCCTGAATACGTGTGTGACCCGGAAACTGTAAAAGCTGTGCTGCTGTCAGGTAAACCCGTTGTCGTGTTTGACTACCTTGAGTGCGAAAACGATTATCAAATAATTCTGACCAACAGCTTTAACTGGCCCGGCAAGTTGAGCGCCTACAAGCCTTGTGCTGATCTTGCCCCAGCAGTGAAGCTTTACTTTAAGCGCGAATTCTCCAAGCGCACTGTTCCAACAACAGCGTTCCCGCTCAAGGTTATCGACTTTACGAGTACTTTTTCTCCACACGAGCCGGATACTGAAGAGGCATTTAACGCACGTCCGATTGACATATTCTACTCATACGGCTTTAGCTCGTGTGATCGTCCGCTTTTACACGCTGAACTTGTTAAAAGAAAGCTGTGCAATGGTCTGTGTACGTCGCTTGAGGACTTGGACTACGCTTTTGCAAAAGGGCATAAGCGCCAAACAGCGATTCTGTATACACCGCATTACCGCCGTATACCTTTGGACACTTTGATGGCGTATCAAAGCAAGGCCAAGTTGTCGCTATGCCTACGGGGTGCGTCTTGGAAATGTTTTCGCCATGCTGAAGCCAGTTTTAATAGCGTCATGGCTATGCAAGAGTCTCCCGTGGATTTTACGTACCCTTGGACAGATGGCGTTAACTGCGTGGTTTTACCCAACCTTACGCGGCCCAATCGCAATCCTCCGCACTGGATAGATGTCAAAGCTGCTGTAGACAAAATTGAGCAGGCGCTCCACGCAAACCTGTATCGAATCTATGTTGCAGGCTGTGTGCAAGCAAGGCGCTACATTAACAGTGTATACATGGAAGAGCACGTTGTGCCAGCACTCCGTGAAGCAGGTATCTGGTCATGAACATAATCGTTGTCGCAAACACAAAGCGCAAAGCGCTTATTTTGCCGCACCTGCGCGGCTTGAACTACAACCAGCATTTCTGCGCTGACTACGAACTGCCGGATGGGTGGGTCGACCAGCACAATATCGTGCCAAACAAGGTAGGTCACCTGCGGGCTTTTCGCGGGCACCAAGACGCTCTAGCGGAAGCCGTTGGCCCGGCCTTGGTTTTTGAAGACGATGCCGTGCCTATCAGTAACCACTGGCAAAGGATAGCGCTTGAGGCTTTTTCCCACCTCTACCGATTCGATTTTATCAGCCTCCACGGGCGCGAATTCGATGTAAATGCGTACAGTAAGGTTGCTGATCTTGGATTCGGTTACGGCCTTTACACGAATGATAAATCGTCCGGCATAAACGGCTGCTGCATGGCATACTGGATAACACCAGAAGCGGCGCTGCGCTTTCGCTCGGTAGAATTCGACGGGTTCCCTGATGATCTTTATTTTTGGCGCAAGTTCAATAGTGCGGTGATTTTTCCGTCACCGTTTTTCCATGATCGTAGCCAAGGCAGCCTGATTGACATCGGCGCTACGGTCTAAATCCGCTGAAGCTGCAATCCTGACAGATAACCGATTGTCTTGATTGTGAGGGCGTCGTTGCGTGCAAGCGTAACATCAATTTTTACGTAGTTGTAGTGTTCGATGAAAGCGGGTGTCAGCACAGGATTGTTGGTCAATACTGTCGGCGTACCGCTGTTGATTGACACGTAAAACGTGCTGGCGCTGCCAAGCGTTCCTGCATTAGCGTACAGGTAAAGTGTATACGTTCCCGGTGGAACGTTACGCAGGCGAAAGATATTTTCGTAGGGTACTGGCCCGAGATAACCACCAATCCAGCGGGCAAGCATAGCATCCCAACTCAAACCGCTATTTGCTGCCGAAAGCATCGGAGCAACGCGCTCAAGCAGTACCTGATTGCGATTACCTGCGTAATCGCTCAGGTGGAGCACCGGCTGTGCAGTGAAGTCGTATGCTTGTATCCCAAATGAACCTAGGTAAGGGTAATAGCATGCAGAGTCTACAAGTGCTTGAAAGTCTTCAGGCAGATAATCGTTCCAGTAGTCATCAGCGGTGATGCCAGTAGCTGCGCTCCCGGTCTTTGTACCGTCGCCATTAAACGCAATATTGACCAGAAAAGGTGTAGGCGCGACTGCTTGCTTGAAATATTTTATACCGTTATGCAGGAACACCACGATGCCATTACTCAAATCGCGCAGCAGTTGATCAGGAGCGAATCGAATCTTATTTCCCTGACCGACGACAAACGCCGAGTTCTGGATTGCCCAGTGCTTATTTAATGTCAGCGGATTTATCGCCTTGTTGTCGATTTGAGCCGCTACAAACAGATTGTCACTAGACATCGTGCCGATGCGCTGGCCGCGCTGAACAGTCGAACCTTTAACGACGTTCACGCCAGAAAGACCTGCGACGGTAGTGAACACCAGTCCGCCGTGGGCAATGACCACGTAGTAAACCACCGCTTTTAGCAGCGTATTGTCGGAAACTTGGTAGATCGGAAGCTGCCTGTATACATCAACGACCGTTCCAGCACCTGCGGCAACGACCGGCTCACCGGCAGGCATCTGCACAGTGATTCCGGGGTTTACCAAGCCTTCGTTTGTGAACGGGTATAAGAAAGTAGCCGACCGTGCGAACGGCGGTCTTAACTTGGCAAGCGCGTTAAGCGTCGGCGTGGATAGATTCATAGTTGATTGCTCAGAGCATCGTTGCGCTCAAACGCTTCTGTATAGAACGTGGCCTCAACCGTGACCAGCCCGGTTTCTGCGGTGTTCAGGTCAGAAAGCTTGTAGCCGCCGATCCATGCGTTGTACATGATCCACGTAGCATCGATAGTCATGCCGGTTTCGACAATGTTGTTAACTGCGCCGGGTGATGACGCAAGCTGCTTCTGTATCGATTTTGGTATGGGTTTACCCATTTGCGCCAAGCCTTTTGCTTTTCGACGGTGCCGCTGAATCTCGTTGTTTACAGCCATGACTCTTGCATTTGAGGTGTTAGCTGCTGTATTGGAAGCATTGAGCAGTGTACCGCGCAGTAGGTGAATACTCACGTCGAACGTATAGTCGATTGAGTAGTTGCTGTTCAACAGTACGTATCCAGAATTACCGTATCCATCCTGACGAGAACCACGACCGGCACGTGTCAGTTTCAACCACGTATCCAGTACGGATATAAGGTCGTTTTTACTGACATCGTCAGAATTACTCATTAAAAACACCACTTTTACCGGATCGAGCGGATCGTCCCACGAGGGCATGTTGTATGGCACACTATCCCGGCGTACAGTTTCTGGTTTTAGTCTGTTCTCTGGTAAGGTGGTGGATCGTACAAATTGCGGCAGGATGCTGGCCGGGTCGATAGGGCGCGGTGAAGCGCCTGTGGCGTTTATACCCCGCACAGCGTTTCTGAAGTCAACGTAAAACAAGTCGCTTCGCTGAGGTACAAGTCCAACCGTTTGGTCGGTCGCCTTGCCCCAGAGATTTACTTGTGTGCTTATGTCGATCTGACGCGCCATGCTGTAACTACAATAGAGAATGAATTACGGGTTCACATACGCTGGAATCGTTGAGTCGACGGCTGATCCGCGCCAAGTCGGTCGGTTAAAAGTGCGCGTTCCGCACGTATACGGCTCTTTGTCTACGGGTAGCGGTTACGTGCCTACCAACGATTTGCCGTGGGCACTGCCTGCTGGTATGCCTGCCGGTGGCTCCAGCAAATCAGGCGGATTCAGTCATTTACCAGAGAAAGGCGACAAGGTCTGGGTACGTTTTCTGGATGGTGAACCGGAAAAACCAATCTGGGAATGGGCCGTTCAATCAGACAACGACCACAGCAACTTAAAGCTCAACGAGTACACGAACAATGCCCCGGATCGGGCCATTTGGACACGCTACGGGCACAGTATTGAGCTAAAAACCGATTCCTTGGTTATGACCACCAAGGAAGGCTATCAACTGCTGCTACAGGAAAGTACCAGTGAAAGCGGCGGACAGGCCTCCATACAAACGCCAAAGGGTCAACGGATGACCCTGAACGACTTGAATGGAACCGCCGTCATCCAATCTCTTGAAACAGGCGTGATGTCGGCCAAAACCGTCATCTTGAACGCGGCCACGAGTGTGCTTATGCGGGCGTCGGAGCGCTTAACGATGATGGTCGGCTCCACGATGATCAGCGTCGAAGCTTCTTCCACAGTTATCAGTACCGCCTCCGGCGCGACGTTTATTATCGACGAAAGTGGCAATGTTTCACTGAATTCAGCTGGCGGATCAAGTTTGGCGCTGGAAGCTACGAAAGCGCATATAGGCTCGGCTGGTGGAACAGGCGTTGTGTGTGAAGCCACAAAACTGTCCATGAACGCCCCGCAGTTCGTCATGAATAGCGCAGCCATCGCGCTAGGCACGCAAGCTCAGTATCAGGTTATGATGCTAACCCCGGCAATGCTGGAATGGATCACAGCCCACACGCACTATAACGGAAAGGACGGTGAGCCTACCGGAACACCGATTGGAGCACCGCCGCTGGATACTGGATCACTGACAACCCGTACTATTTAACATGCCTACTGTATACGATTCAGGAACCAACAGTGCCAGCTATACCGGCCCGACACTGGACAATCCAACTTTTACGCTGAACGGCAACTACGGAACAAGCACGCTGACCAGTAGTGCCGGATTGACGTCCTACGGTGTAACGACGGACAGCACTGTAATCCGTACAGACAGTGGCGCTACCGCCGCATACAACTACACGATCGTCGTTCAGATTCCTGTTCCATTCCTTAACCTGAGCCTTAACCTCAACCTTTTGGGCGATTTCGTCCTCCCTGCACTGACGGCTCTCGGTATTCCAGAGGCAACTCTCTGGCTTACGTCAAATATCGTAAAACGAGTGCAGAACATCGTAAATGACGCGATAAAACTGGTGCAGGCTATCCCAGAGCTTACCGTCAGCATCGTGATCAAGATTGGGTTTGTCATCGTGCTGAACATCCAGCTGGTGGCTAAAAAGACACCAGTTGTTGTCGATGTGCCGACCTTTCAACTGGAACTTCCAAACATCGCTGTGGGTGCCGACTATACCGTCACAATACCGTTTCCTGCACCGCCGCCAATCATGGTTAAAGTGCCGATACCAGTACCGGTTATCAACTTCCCGCAAACCCAGCTTAGCGACTTCGTTACAGGCGGGAATATCACGGCTAACGTGCAAGGAACAGTTCAGGCTGAACCACAGCCTATCACCGATCCGATTTATCTGCCTAAAACCTGACTTTTGCCGTTCTACCTTGTATGGCTATTAAAACCAATCTGAAGTCGCTGACGCCGCGCCGCCAGCAGTATAAGAAAGAAATCACGCTTCTCTCCAAGGGATTCAACGATCCTGCGTGGGCGGGTGGAAAGCTGACGATTTACCCTTGGGATAATACGATTGACCAGTGGATCGTTGACAACCTGCGCAAGCTCTCCCGCCAAGACTTGATCTTCGGCCTGCTCGGACAGGTAGCTGATTTGAACGGCGGCAAGCTGGACAACTTCGTGGCCGATGAAATCAATGTGGTGCTTCTTGTCAGTCGTGCCTTGACTACGGACGGGGCAGTTGTATACACTGCTCAGTGTCCGTACTGCGGTAGCAAGACTGAAGAGACGATAAAAGTTCCAGACGAGCTTGGAAAAATTGGCGAAAAAGCTGTCGGCTATCCCGGCTACGACACGGTTACACTGCCGGATGTGAAGGACGTTGTTAAACTGCGTCCGCTATTGATCGCCGACGAGAAGGTCATTATCGGCCAGCGTGCGAATCGCGATGCGGTGCCTGATGGTGAACTGCGTACGATTCTACGTATCGTTGAGATCAACGACAGTAAGCCGGATAATTTGGATGAAATGATTCAGTGGTTCCGTGCGTTGAGTCCGCGTGATTGTAAGTTCCTTGACGATGAGGGACGTAAGATCACGCCACACCTTGATACGAACATTCCGCACAAGTGCGATGAAGCAGCGTGCGGTCGCTCGTTCACGTTTCCGTTGAGCTTCGATAGCGAGTTTTTTCGTTGAAGCGGCTCGGACGAGCCGCATCGCCAGATACCGCCTGATGTTCGACTTAGCGTGGGACGGTAAAGGTCTATCGCTAATCATGAACGATTTGCCGGACGACATCCTTAAACAGTTTGCCGTTTGGCGCAACGAACGCGTAGAAGAAGAAAATCGACAAGCCTCAAAACGATGACTGACTTAGTATTTGACGCCAACAGTCTCTACGCGAGGTCGTGGTTTGCTGCCCAGCGCAACAACCCTGATCCTCGCGAAGCCTTGCGGCTGGCGATCAATTCCGTGCTACTGCTCCTGAATCCGGGCACGAACAAGATCGGGCTTACGTTTGATCGCATCTTGTTCGCATGGGACGGCCAGCAAAATAAAGCGAAAAATCGCGACCCAAAGCCTCCAGCTTACCACGCGACAAAAGACCGCCTAAAGGAGATTCTGCGTGAAATACTCGGGGCAGCTAACGTGGAGAATGACTCTGCTGAAGGCGACGACATCGTAGCCACGGTATGCGCCCAAAAAGCACCGGAAGACATCGTATACATCGTATCAGGCGACAAAGACCTGATGCAGCTGATGTCTGAACGCTGCCAGTATTATTCGCTGCACGATAAGGCTGTTCTGTCACGAGCCACGATCCTGAAGAAATTCCCAAACATCAAGCGTCCCAGTCAGATTGCGCTTTCGCTGGCGGTTACGGGTGACTCTGTCGACAACATCAAGGGTGTACACGGTTACGGCGAAAAGAAGTGCCGGAAACTGTTTGAGGCTGTTACACCGGAAATGAAGTTTCAAGAAGCGATGGATACAATCGTCAGTCAGCTTCCGCCTACGCAAGCCGATGAATTCTACGTCGCCCTTGAGCGCACATTGCTTAGAAACGATGTGCCGGGCGTTCCAAGCCCGGCACATTTGAAACTACGCAAACCTGCTGAAGTCGATAAACTCGATGTCCCGCAGATTGACCTGTATTATCGTCAGGTCTACCCCTACTACTCAGATTAGAGGTTCAGAATCGGCAGCGCCCCGCCCGAAGGACGGTTGAAGTAGCGGTCGATTGAGAACTCCAAGAACGCGCCGCCGGAAGCGTTGCCGACCATCTGTACCTGCGGGTACGATGAAACGACCTTAACCAACTTCACTTCGTTTGGTGACAAAGTGTTGTAGTAGTCGCTGCCGGAGTTACCGAGGTCAACCCAAGCGGTTCCGTTGAACTCCTGCAAGCGGTAGTTCATCGTGTTTACACCTGAATTTTTGATGAAAAGGGCCATGTTGATCGGCCCCGACTGAAGCACACTGAAAAGCGTGCTCTGGGTTTCGCCGACCACCTGTGAATCTGTAACGTGAATCATCATACTGATCTAAATACACTCGGTCTGCGCAGGTTTCTGTCCTTCAATGTATAGGCTCTCAGATTGAAACCGGTCATGGCACCAGCCGGGTATGGCGCTTTGATTTGCGGTACAACGGCGGACGTTTTCAAAGCCTGCTTCACGCATAAGTGTAGACAAAAGGACGAAATCGGGGATAAACGTGTGTTCCCACGCACGCATGAAAAACAAGAACCGCTCCGCCGGACAGTCGATATGCGCGTAGCCCTTGAAGTCTTCGCCGTAGATGAACTTCAAGCTGCTGCCGTCACAGTAAGCCTGCGCTACTGTTTCAAGGTCAGGTGTGGCGATACGCGCAATTCCTCCGGGTTTAAGCACCGCTAGGAACTGGCGCAATGTCTCTTGGACACCGTCCGGGTAAGGCAGATGCTCCAGATGATGGCACGACCACAAGTAGTCACCGACGTTATTCCCAATCAGAACGCTAAGCTGTCTACAATCACCTGTAATATCCGCCTTAAAAGCTGGATTGATGTCCATGTTTATCCAGCGGTAGTTCCTATCAGACTCCATGTAGATCGGGCCGCAGCCGACGTGAATAATCGTTTTCATTTCAGGTAAAGCTCACCAGCACCGCCGGTACCGCATTTGCTTTCAATGAAAGCACAGACCTCTGGGTAGCTCAATCGGTTCATATCAGCGAGCACACCCTGACGATAGTTGTACCATGAGTAGATGTGAGCCTTACCATCTTGAACCGGATAGAGCACTTTACCTGCGTTCATTGCTCCAAGCAGGTGCTCTAAGCACGGGAAAGAAGATATTCCGGGCCAACGGTATTTTTCAACGAGAGCCTGCGGATCAGTGATGTAGTGACGAATTTCGTCCAGCGGTAAAAATTCCCGCTTGGTGATGAAAAACCGTGTGCTGGCCCACCAATAGGTATCTGTCCGCTCAGATGGCAAAGGGAGGCTGACAAAGTTAGCGACGCCGGAGTCAAGCAACTTGAGGTATTGCTCGATAACAGCACCATCAACACAAAACGCCACCGTATCCTGATCAAAGTGACAGACGTAGTCGCCTTGTGCGTGTGCCAGCGCATCCAGATAAACATGGTCGTTCCAGCGGTAGCGTTCCTTGCTGTGTGGTACAACCACCAGCTTATCCGCGCCGCTTACGGCAACATCCAGAGGCTCGTGCTCGTCTACGTAAGCAATCAGTTCGATTTCATGTCCTGCAAAGAATTTTCGCTTATTGATCAAGCCCTCAGTGAAAAAATCGACTGAGCGTGTTCCGTTGAGCGTACTTGTTGCCAGAGTCGCTTCTAGTTTCCATCCGGGACGCGTATCGAGGTTTACGACAACAGAGATCATACCTTACGGCACAGAAAAAGCGCCAAACCGTTATGGAACGTTGGATCGTCATTTCCGGGTGTTTCCCACACCCATGAGCGCTCTGTTACAATTTTGTCGGCAAGGTTGCTGAAAGCTTCTTCTGTGCCTTTGCGGACAGCAGGCCAGTTATAGTCGTCGACACCGTACAAAAACACGTTCGACATGCAGGGCAAGAAATGAGGCAGCGCTTTAAGCTGCCACTGTGTGTCGTGATGACCGTCGTAGAAAAAGTAGTCGACAGGTTGCTTGATCTGTTCCGGGCCGCACTGCCAGCAGTCTGTAAACAGTGTTGTTATATCACCCGCCTTGGCCTTTAAGTTGTTGAGGTTGACAGTCAACTCGTAGCGAACACTGTCGAGGCCGAAACTCTGATCAAAGTTTTCGATTCCGTAAGCGGTAAGTTGCTTGTTATTACAGCACGCCGCTGTGAAAGACGCGCCACACCAAAGCCCTATTTCAAGGTAAGTCATGCCCGGATATGCGCACAGGTTGTTGTATAACTTCCGCATGTGCGCGGTGCTGAATCCTTTTACGGCCAGCGTTTCATCGTCGAGCCGATGCTCATTTTTAGAGGCTTTGTCTATAGCGTCCTGCACATGCTGTGCAAACTGAGGTACCGTTAATAGCGAGTGTTCCATGCCGGTAAGAACCGAATTAGAACCGGATGCGCCACGTCAATGTCGGAGAGTAGTCGGAAGTTTTGTTGATGCTTACGCTGCGGACTTTACGCGCAATCAGCGCACTGCCGCCGCTGAACAGGCCCATCTCGCTGATGATGTAACCGTTGGCGTCGTCGTTTCCTAGCGTGAAAGACACCCGCACAACAAATGGTGCTAGGAAATCGACGGAATCGATGTTTTTGAGCGTAGAGCTATTGCTTAGCGTGATCGGCGCTTGAAGGGCAACATCGGTAACTTTGGCCGGTGTAGTTCCAGTGCCAACTCCAAACTTCTGAACCGTGTAGTCAGAGATAGGGCTGCGGAAACCAAAAGCGTAGGCGACGAGTTGACGCCCTTGATCCACAAAGAGGTTTTTACCCAAAGGCACTTCGTGGCGTGCAAGACCCCAGCCAGCAAAGTTTCCGGCAGAAGGCGTGATCCAACCATAGTCAACCGCTTGCTGTGTAGACAGCGGTTTACCTTCGGCATCCTTGATGCCGCTGATGGTTAGTAATCCTTCAGGACGCTTCATGTTCAAGAAATCATCTTCCGCACGATAGAACTGGATTTTGACTCGCCGCGACGTAGCGAAGGCTCATCGCGCATGCCGCGCTCGTACGGGCTGAGTTTACGTCCAAGTTTCAAGCTTTTCGCCGCTTTTGGCGATGGATTCATAAGCGCTTTTTTGAAAACATTCTCTGCTTTAGCCCAACGAGCTTCCGCCTCTTCACGCGAAACCGGCGGATGTTTGACACCGTCAGGCGTCATAAAACCAGATACGCGCTCATCTACAAAGCGGCTGCGGATACTGTGCAGTGCCTGATCAAAAAAATGTTTATCTATTTCCCACTCGGGCGTAGGCATATCGATCGCTTCGGTTACAAGCGTACGCACGACAGCGCTCACGTTACTTTCCTGCTTATGCCACGATTTTTCGTAGCTTTCCCAGTCAGTTTCTGGTTCCGTGTCTGGAACGGTTGGATCATCGCGGTAAATCGCGCCTGTTAACTTAGGCCGGGTAAGTCCCAGCTTATGCTGCAAACTTTTACTGTTTTCACGGTGCTCAGGTGCAACGTTTCCTGAAAGCGCGTTCATAAAGGCCTGCTCCGCTTTAGCCCAACGAGCTTCAGCCTCTTCACGTGAACAGGGTGGGTGAGTGACACCTTCAGGAGTCGTAAAGCCAGCTACGCGCTCATCTACAAAGCGGCGATGTATAGCATCTAGCTTGCTCATGAGATGACGAGGATCAAATTCACGCTCTGTTTTGCTGTACTGCGGTTCAACAACAGCAGCTTCGATAAGTTTATTCATTTTCAAGTTCGGATTCAGGGTTTTCAACAGCCAAAGGCTCAGTATCGACGATTTTACGGAAAAGTGAGTAATCTTTTGGATTTACACCCGGCGGTGGATTCAACGGCAATGACTCAAGGAAGCGGCTCATGCGCCGGGCACGGTGCTCACCAATACGGCGAATGACTTGCGCCGATACAGCTTCCAAGCGTGGCGAGAATTCACACTGGCACTGTGGGCATTTAGCAACTTCCGCATCCTCCACTTTCTTCACAGCGGCGTCTTGGCCGCCGCAGGCCGGACAGATGCAGACATCGACAAGATCGAAGCCCTCCGCAGGCGGTGCCTCCAGAGGGAGATCAGGTACTTCGGGGAGCACCCGAAGTACCGCTTCGCTGTATACGTCAATTTTCACCGCGCAACAACAGGATTGACGATTGTGTCATCCAGAGCGCCGTTGCGAGACTTGCCAGCCGGATAGTAGCGATCGATCTGGAGATTGAACATGATGTTCACATAACCGCTCTGCGTCATGTCAGCATCTGAGTATTTGAGTCCTTTGATGATGCAGCCCTCAAGGTTGTAAACCAAGCCGTCGTCCATCGTGTTCTCCCCGGCAGCAACGTTGTTGCTCAGGGCGTTCACTTGGTTCTGCATGTTCGGTACAACCCAGCGCATGCTGCCTTTGGCTTTGCATTGCGAGGTCAGACCGATACCACCTGTGATCGGGTTGGCAACGAGCCAATTCCATTTTTCGAGCGCTTCGACGACTTTGACACCGAAAGCGTAGCGGACGGGAATTTCGATGGCGTTTGTCGGAGTGTCCTTCCCGATAATGAAGTTGGTCTGCTGCATGTACTTGACCTCGATCATTTCGCGTTCGCGGGTCGGGAACGGAAACTTTTCGAGCAAGAACTGCACGTTGTCGTTCCAGTTCGCGTTCAGCACCTGTGGCAAGACAATGTCCACTTTCCACAGGTCGCTGCGTTGCAGGTCAATAGCGTTGGCGTCTGAAATAGCGCCGAACGTATTGTTGAAGTTCATCTTTGACATAAGATTAGACTAAACGGTTCAGGACTGCGCCGCTTTCGCGAACAGTCGCGTTGATGTAGATACGTTCCGCCACGTCGGTCGGAATAATCTCCAAGTCGACTAAAACTTCGCGGTTATTGCGAGTCTCAGCCGTGTTATTCCGATCATCCATGACCAGATTGTACTGTTCGATGCCGCGATCGTTAGCGATGCGGTCAAGGAACTCGGTGAACGCCAGCTTCAGCTGGATCAGCAATTCAGCGTCGTTCGGATCAAACACGAAGCGGCGGGCGACGTTCGCCATACCGGTTACAACCCAGTTCACGAGAACAACGTTATGAACTGCCGTAAGCTTGCTTTCGGCACGTTGCATTGTGCGTTCACCGTACAGGTAGTGGTTGCCCTTGATCTTGAGGATCGGGTTAATGCTGTTGCCGTTACCGTACATCGCCTGCTTGGTGTCATCAGACACGCGGTCAAACGCGACCTTTTCAGCCATCTGGAGATAGCCGCGAGTTTCGCCAGCGACAGCATACCACGGCTTGTCCGCGTTGAAGGTGTAGCCGGTACGTGCCAGCAATCCAACCGTCGGAGGCACAAACTTTGTTTCAGCCCAGCTATTGGTGCGCATGAACCAATTCCAATAGACCGCAACGTTGCGGTTGTCGATCCGGGTACCGTCCTGAGTCGGCAGCTTGCCATTGTGCCAGTCAATCGCTTCGCGAGCGTTGTACTGAGCAGGCACGTCGCAAACGGCCATCGCATTGACCTTGGCGCAGGTACGGCCCATCTGTTCCATCACCGCAAAGCTGATGTTGTCCATCGGCGCGGCGAGATAGTTGATTTCAACCGTGTCGGTGTCTTCAAAAGCACGGATACCGGTCATGGTGTCTGTCGTCGGGTCGAGCGTACCAATCCAGTCGGAATCGTTCGGATTTTCGCCGTTGTAACCATTGATAAACTGACCGCCAGTGTCTTCGATGGTATTCACTGCGACGTTCAAGATACCGGCGTTGGTTGCACCGAGCGGC